TGGCTCAGCAGGTACATATGGAGATACAACACATATCCCAGTATTTGTATCTGATAGTAATGGGCGTGTAGTTTCTGTAACAAATACTTTAGTAACATTTGGTACAGCAGGTGGAGATTTAACAGGAAATTATCCAAGTCCTTCAGTAGCTACGGTTGGTGGTCAAACTGCGGTTAATATTGCTTCTGCAACTTCAGCCGGAAATCAAGCAACAAATATTAATACTCCATCTACTTTAGTTCGGAGAGATACTAATGGAGATTTTGCGGCTAGAAATATAACAGCAAGAATTGTGGCTGGTGGAACCTCTGGAACTTATTCACTTGGAGTAGGAGCAGGAACAAGTGGATCAGCAACTATAACTGGTAAAGATGCTGCGGGATTAATTTCTATTACAACAGGATCTTCACCAAATACAGCTTCTCCAATTATTACAGTAATTTTTGGTATTAATTTACCAGCCGCTCCTTCTGCAATCATTTTAGAACCTGGAAATGCTGCGGCGGCCGCTTTAACAACTGCTACTCCATTTGTAACTTCTTTAAGTTCTTCTGGATGGGTATTAGAATCAAATTCTGTGGCTCTGGCTGCATTAACTACCTACAATTGGTATTATGTAGTTATAGGATAATGAGTACATATTTAGGTAATCCATCTCTTAAAGATACGAATGTTCATGTTAAATGGACACCTCAATTATTTGAAAAATTACAAAAGTGTGCCGAAGATCCTGTTTTTTTTATTACAAATTATATTCAAGTTGTTACAATTGATGAAGGTGTTACAGATTTTAAATTATGGGATTTCCAGGCCCAATTAGTTAAAACAGTCCATGAAGAACGGTTTGTAATTACCGTTATGCCTCGGCAATCAGGCAAATCAACTACATTGGTTGCATATTTTTTACATTACGTATTATTTAATAAATATAAAAAAATTGGAATTCTTGCAAATAAGCGAGAAACGGCCATTGAATTATTAGGAAAAATTCAATTAGCATTTGAATTATTACCTATGTGGCTTCAACAAGGTGTTAAAGTTTGGAATAAAACTCGTATTGAATTAGAAAATGGATGTATTATTGCAGCTTATGCCACTACGGGCGCATCTGTACGTGGACAAACTTTTAATGTTATCTTTTTGGATGAGTTTGCTCATATTGATAATAAATTAGCTGATAAATTCTGGACTTCAACTTATCCTGTAATTTCTCAAGGAACAACTTCTAAAATTATTATTGTTTCAACACCTAATGGAGTAAATCTTTTTCATGATTTATGGGTTAAAGCAAACTTTCCTCATGACCATCCTTTGTGGAATCATTTTCATGCTCTTGAAGTTCATTATACTGAAGTTCCAGGACATGAAAATCCAGAATGGGCAGAACAAACAATATCAATTATTGGTCAAGAAAGATTTGACCAAGAATTTGGATGCGAATTTATTGGATCTGGTGCTACTTTAATTTCAGGACGTTTCTTAAAATTAATAGAAACTTTTCCTCCAAAACATTCACAACATTTCTTTGATGTTTGGAAAGACCCTTCATCAACTATAGATGAACCTCATATTTATGTAATTTGTGTAGATACAGCCCGTGGAAAACAATTAGATAATTCAGCATTTACAGTCATTGATGTAACAGATTCTCCATATGAAGTAGTAGCTAAATATTGGTCTAATACAATTCCACCAGTATTATTAGCTGATGAAATTGTTCCTGTAGCTAAAAGATATAATAATGCTTATATTCTTTTAGAAATGGATGGACCAGGATATCAAGTAGCAGATGATTTACATCATATTCATGAGTATGAAAATATTTTAATGGTAGCTACAAAAGGAAGATCTGGCCAAATTTTAGCAACAGGATTTGGAAATGTAGGTAAAAATATTCAACGCGGTGTTAAAATGAGTACACCAGTACGTAGAACTGGATGCGCCAATTTAAAAACTCTTATTGAAAATAAAAAATTAATTTTTTATGATGCAGATATTAAAGATGAATTGATTTCATTTGTTTTAAAAAATGACAAATACCAAGCTGATGAAGGTAAAAAAGATGATTTGGTAATGACACTTGTAGTATTTTCTTGGTTAACAACTCAAAAACATTTTAGAGATTTGGTAGAAGCTAAACTTCGTGAGAGTTTACAAGAAGATTATGCACCAAATTTTGAACACGATTTAACACCTTATGGGTGGGTTGATACTGGAATTGAAGAAGAAGAAGAAATTTTAACTAAAGAATGTGTTTGGAAAAGTGCTCAAAGTGAAATTTGGGATGAATTTTGTAAAAGAGAACAAAGGAAAGCATCTATTGATATGGATAGACTTAAAAGATTACAGGAAGTTGGATGGGCTTAAAGTCTTGGAAATAATAAATATTTAATGAATTAGAATTAAAACATAATTGGCAAAAGATTATAAGAATTAAGGAGATACAAGATGGCATTTAATTTATTAAGTCCAGGTGTTCAATTTAGTGAAATTGATGATGATACAACGGTTGTAGGAACCGCTGAAACTGGTGGTGTTTTGGCTGGTCCTTTTACATGGGGTCCTGCAAATTTAAAAACGCTTGTAGATAGTGAAATTACTTTAAAAAACACTTTTGGTGAACCTGATAACGATACTTCTGCTACATGGTTTACAGCATCAAGTTTCTTACAATATGGAAATAATTTAAGTGTTGTAAGAGTAATTTCCGCAGATGCAAGAAATGCTGCGGTTATTAATGATGGTGTAACATATGTAGAACCTACTGTCCCAGGTGCAGGATATGTTCATGTGCCTACATTACAATTTTCTGGTTCTTCAGGAGCAGCAGCTACAGTAGTTGTTGCTAATGGAGAAATCGTAGATGTAATAGTTACAAGTTCTGGAGAAGGATTAAGTATTGATTCGCCTCCATCGATTACAGTTATTCCAACAGGTGGAGATATTATTACTGAAGAAGCAGTTTTAACTCCAGTTGTTGGTTTAAGAATTCAAAATTCAAACGACTATACAACCAATTTTGCTGCTGGTCAACAAACAGATAGTGGTGAATTTGCTGCCCGATATCCGGGTGATTTAGGAAATGGTATACAATGTTGGATTTGTGATAGTGCAGAACAATTTGCATTATGGCAATATAAAGGCTTATTCTCTAATCCTCCAGGGACTTCTGCATATACTGCGGCCTTAGGTGGATCAAATGATGAACTTCATTTAGTATTTGTTGATACTTTAGGAACAATTACAGGAACCCCTGGTGATGTAATTGAATCTTATGCATTTGTTTCTAAAGCTTCAGATGCTCAAGATTCTCAAGGGAATAGTATCTATTATCCAAATGTTCTTTTCAGTAAATCAAGTTGGGTTTATTGGTTAGATTTTCCGACAACAATTCCATTAAATAATTGGGGATCTAAAGCTAAGAATACGGTTTTTGATACTCTTTATGTAGCTGGAACGGCTGCTACTTCAACATTAGAAGCTGGTGTTACTGGAATTTTATATACAGCTAGAAATGTTGGAAGTGCTGGAAATAATATTACAATTCAATATACAAATCTTGGTACAAATGGAACAAGTGCTAGTGTATCTGTAGTTGGTACAGCTATTAATGTTACATTAGGTAATTCAACTTCAGGAACTGCTGGTATTACTACTGCAAACCAAGTTGTAAGTGCAATTAATAATGTTCCTGCCGCGGCAGCATTAGTTATCCCAATTGTCACAAGTAGTGGAACTGGTGCAGTTTATGCAATAGGTCATACACCATTAACTAGTGGATCAAATGCAATTCAATATGTTACTCTTCTTGAAGGTGGAAATGATGGAAATAATACTGTAACTGATGGAGAATTAATGTTAGGTTATGATTTATTTAATGTGGATGATTTTTCATTTGGTTTAATTTTGACTGCAAATTATGATGCAACTGTAGTTGGATATTTGATTACAGAAATTGCAGAAGAAAGACAAGATTGTGTAGTTTGTTTTTCACCTCCTCAAGATGCAGTTGTTTATAATGCAGGAAATGAAGCAACAGATATTGTTGCTTATGCAAATACTGTACCATATTCATCTTATGCATTTATGGATGGTAATTGGTCACAGAAATATGATAAATATAATGATGTTTATCGGTGGGTTCCAGGAAATGGAGATACAGCCGGATTATGTGTTTATACTGACCAAGTACGTGATCCATGGTTTTCTCCTGCTGGATTAAATCGTGGTAATTTAAAGGGTGTGGTTTCTCTTGCATGGAATCCAAAACAAGCATATCGTGATGTTTTATATCAAGCAAGTATAAATCCCATAGTTTCATTTGCAGGTCAAGGACCGGTTCTTTTTGGTGATAAAACATTTGTTTCTAAACCGGGAGCTTTTGATCGTATTAATGTTCGGCGTTTATTCATTTATATTGAACAAGCAATATCACAAGCGGCAAAATATACATTATTCGAATTGAATGATGATACTACTCGGACACAATTCCGTGGATTAATTGATCCATTTTTACGTGATATTGAAGGTAGACGTGGTTTATATAATTATCTAATTGTTTGTGATGCAACAAATAATACACCACAAATGATTGATGCACACCAATTCGAAGCTGATATTTATTTACAACCAGCTAAATCTATTAATTATATTCAATTAAATTTCATTGCTACTCCTACTGGAGTAGATTTCACTGAGATTGTTGGTCAATTCTAAGAAAGGTTTTAAGGAGATACTATTATGGCAAGAAGTATTACAGGGTTTCGAGCAGCCTTAACCGGATCTGGTACCAGACCCAATCTATTCCAAATCGTTTTACAATTTCCTAGTTTAGTTACTGGAGTGGGGGCTGCAAGTGGATTAGTTACACTTTTAGCCCAAACAAGTTCGTTACCAGCGGATAAATTAGGTGAAATTGAAGTACCATATATGGGTCGTAAAACTTACTATCCTGGTGATCGTGAATTTGATCCTTGGACAGTAACAATTATGAATGATGAAAACTTCTTAATCAGAGATGCATTTGAACTTTGGTTAAGTGCATTAAATGCCCATGTTGCTAACATTCGTAGTAATGCAGCGGCTACTCCTGCGGCTTATTGTGTGGATGCTTATGTTCAACAATATTCAAAGTTAGATGTTCCTACTATTAAACAATATAAAATGAATGGAGCATTTCCAACTGAAGTAGGTGCAATGGAACTTGATTGGGGAACAAACAACACAATTGAAAAGTTCCAATGTACATTTCGGTACCAATGGTGGGATGCTGTATCTGTTAATGGTCCTACAACTGATGGAGATGCTGGTCCTTTGAACGGATAATTAATCCGAATAAATAGATAAAGAGGGGAGATTAATCTCCCCTCAAAATAGGATATCATGGCTAAACATCAACACCATTCTGAAGAAACAAAATTAAAAATGAAAGCCCCTCATAAAAAATATTTAGAAAGTGTGAATCATAATGGCTAAAAATTATTTAATGGAGGCATTTCGGTTATTGGGATTTCAGATAGGAACTCAAAATCCTATCCAAAAATACAAATCATTTGCTATCCCAGCTAATGTAGATGGTGCCTCACAAATTGCCTCTGGTGGAATTTATGGAACTTATGTAGATTTAGAAGGTACAGCTAAAAACGAAGCTGAATTAATTACTCGGTATAGAGACATGGCCATGCAACCAGAGTGTGACCAAGCAATAGAAGATATTATTACTGATGCAGTTGTCCAAGAAGATAATCGTCCTGCATTATCAATTAATTTAGAACAATTAGAACAACCTGAAAGTGTCAAAAAGCAAATACATGATGCTTTTGATGAAATTCTTAAACTTTTGAATTTCAATGAAGATGGTATGGAAATTTTTAGACGGTGGTATGTTGATGGACGTTTATTTTATCATATATTAGTTGATCCAGATACACCACAAGAAGGTATTAAGGAACTAAGATATTTAGATCCTAGAAGAGTTCGTAAAATCCGTGAAATTAAAAAGAAATTAGGTGAAGGTGGAGTTGAAATTGTAGATTCTATTTTAGAATATTACCTTTATAATGAACGTGGAATTGTTAATGTTGAAGCAACAACGGCAATTGGAGTTAAAATTGCTCCTGATGCCATTTGTTATGTTCATTCTGGTTTAATTGATAGTACACGGAATATGGTTGTAAGTTATTTGCATAAAGCAATTAAACCACTCAATCAATTACGTGCAATGGAAGATGCTCATGTTATTTATCGGTTAAGTCGTGCGGCTGAACGTAGAGTATTTTATATTGATGTTGGTAATATGCCAACTAACCGAGCAGAAGCTTATATTAAAGTTATTATGAATGACTTCCGTAATAAATTAGTATATGATTCTGATACAGGAAATGTTAGAGATGACCATAAATTCTTATCGATGCAAGAGGATTTTTTCTTACCAAGACGTGAAGGTGGACGAGGAACTGAAGTAACAACTTTACCTGCTGGAACTAATCTTGGACAAATTGAAGATATTATGTATTTCCAGGAACGGTTATATCAAGCTTTACATGTTCCTAAATCACGTTTAAAATCTGATGGTGGTTTTGGTGTTGGTCGTGAAGCTGAAATTTCAAGAGATGAAGTTAAATTTTCAAGATTTATTGTAAAACTTCGTAAAAGATTCGATCATTTAATTAAAGAACTTTTGAAAATTCAATTAGAATTATGTGGAGTTATTACTAAAGATGAATGGGGAGATTTTAGAGATAATATAACTATTGCTTATCAAAAAGATTCGGTCTTTACTGAAGCTAAAGAACAAGAAATTTGGACAAAAAGACTTCAATTATTAACTATGATTGACCCAGAATCTCCTGTTGATAGATATTTTTCAAGAGAATGGATATTCAAGAATGTATTAATGTTAGATGAAGATCAAATTGAAATTATGAAAGACCAAATTAAAAATGAAAAACCTGAAGTTGATGACGAAAAAGAAAGAATCGCTTCTTTAGAATCTGGTGTATTTGAACAGGAACCTCCACCAGCACCTAAAAAATCAAAATCGGAGAAAAATAAATAATGAAAACAAAAATTTATGGGGCATTTGGGCAATTACATGCCAAAAGAAATTATACACAAGAAGAATTGGATAAAACAATTCATGGGTTAGAAGCTGAAGTTGATATAATGGAAATTATACCCGAAATTTTAAAAGAAGTGAAAATACTAAAGATTAATTGGAATTTAGAATAGGAGAATATATGACACCAAAATCCGTTAAAAATATAGTTCTCTCTTGCGAGAATCAGGCACCGTATTCTCTAATCAGTAATGTAGATGAAATTCTTACTGAAAAAGTAACGAAAGCCTACAATAAGAAAAAGAGAGAATTAAATTCGAAAGTTTTAACAGAAGGAAAGAAATTATTATTGGAACCTGAAAAAGATAAAGATCCATATGAATCTTATGAACCTAAGGTCCGTGAAGCTATTGATTATACTGTGGAAAGTGTATTAGAAAATAATCTCGAATTAGAAAATACTATCCAAATGGCTGCTAAACAATATGGAATTAAAGAAGAATCTTTAAGAGAATATTTTAACACCTTTCTTGGAGAAACAACAAGAACTGAAATTAGGGTAGATAGTACTAAATCAAATGACCAAGATTCACAAAGTGGAAAAGGTTTACGGGATGATGAAGATACTAATAAACGCGTTCGTTATGAATCAGTTTTAGTACTTAAAGATGGACATAGAATGGTTTTAAATGAATCTATAATTAAAAAAATAGATACAGTAATGGAAAATTTAACAGAAGATAATTTAAAATATTTTGTAGACCTTTTAACAGGTGATAAAACACATTTCCTTAAAGCTGTAGACTTTTGCCAAAGAATGGTAAATGACTAAATATTAATTGGAGATCTATATGGTTAAAACAGATATAATTACAGCTATTGAAAATAAAGATTATTTAAGATCTACTGAATTATTAGAACGGTCATTGTATCAAAAGGCTGGAGTTATTTTAGAAGAGAAAAAGAAACAAGTAGTTGCTAAAACTTGGAAAGCAATTGATACTCTTCCAGGTTCAGATGAAAAAGCAAAATTAAATGCATCTCGGCGCAAGGCTTTTAAAGATAAAATGAAGCACCTAAAACATGGTGAAAATAAAGAGCAACACGAGGATGCGAAGGCGGGTAAGTAATGTATCCTTATACTCACGTGGTAAATTTAACGGTTACTACTGCCGGTACTTCCGGATTAGCTAGTGGTGGATCAGCCGGTGCATATAGTGCATTTATGGCTGGTACAAGTGGAGTTATAGTTATTCAAACCATTTATGGGGAAACTGCGGGACTTACTGTTGAACCTGGATTCATTTATCCTATTGAGATCCTGTATCTATTATCTTCCAGTGCCGGTACGATTGTAGGATTAAAATAATATGTCTAAAATCATTTTAAATGGTGTTGAAATGGACATGCTAATTGAGGCATGTGATGAATTTCAATTCATAAAAGAAGATCTTAATGGTAAGACCTACCGTATGATTGAAGGTGTATTTTTACAACAAGAAATAGTTAATAAAAATAAACGTAAATATCCAAAATCGATTATGGAACCAGAAGTAATCCGTTATGTAAATGAAATGGTTCTTAAAAATAGAGCAGTTGGAGAATTAGGACATCCTGATGGTCCTACAGTAAATCCTGAAAGAGTTTCACATAAAATTATTTCACTTATAAAAGATGGTGATAATTATATTGGAAAAGCAAGAATTTCTAATTCACCATTTGGAAAAATTGTTCAAAATTTTTTGGAAGAAGAAATCCTTTTTGGAGTATCTTCAAGAGCAGTTGGAACACTTCGGCGTACAAATGGTATTGATATGGTTCAAGGTGATTTCCATTTAGCAACTGCGGCAGATATTGTTATGGATCCATCTGCACCTGATGCATTTGTTAGAGGTGTAATGGAAAATAAAGAATACATTTTTGCTGATGGATTAATTCAAGAAGCAAATTTAGATAAATGGAAAAAAGCTATTAAATTAGCTTCAGAAAATTCTTTACATGAAGTTAGTTTACAAGTTTATAAAGAATTCTTAACGGAAATAGATGACCGTTTTAAGATATAGATTTTTATAAATATGGATAAGAGATATTTATCCATTAATTTTGATTAATAGTCGAGGAGACATAGAATGAAATCCTTTAACGAAAAATTGGACGCGATCCTCAGCAAAAAAAAGACCGTATTGACAGAATCAGAAGAACGTTATGGTACCAATAGTCCTACACAAGTAAAACCTGAAAAAGGTGAAGATGTAACTAAAGGTGTTATTGATGGTCACGGTAAAATTGATGCTACAGGACCAATTCCTACAGGTGCCGTTGATACATTAAAAACTACTCCAGGTGTTTCACCTACTGAAGGTCCTACAGGACATCTTCCTACAAATGCAGATTTGCCCCGTAAACAATTGGGTGGAGTAGATAAAGATAATAAAGATCCTGGTTCTCGGGAACTTCCTCCTACTCCAAAAGTTTATGGTCTTCATGAGGAAGAAGATGATGAAAAAGAGAAGGAAAAGAAAGATCTTCCTCCATTTTTGAAGAAAAAGAAAGAAAAAGAAGTTAAAGAAGAAAAAGAAGAAGAAAAAGAAACTTCTAATGCCAATAAACGTGCTGGTTATACCGATAAAGCTAAAGGATCTGGAGAAAAAGCTGATCGGTTAAAGGAAGAAAATGATAATGAAGAAGGTGAAAAAACTCACGAAAAAGATCCTGGTATTAAAGAAGAAGAAGACGAAAAAGAAAGTAAAGCAGAAAAAGAAAAAGAAGAAAAGAAAAAGAAATTAAAAGAAGAGAAAAAAGAAGAAGAGGAAGATGAAAAAGCTGATAAGAAAGCTGTAAAAGAAGCAACTTCTGCTCTTTTTGCTGGAGATCCTATTTCTGAAGTATTAAAAGAAAAAACATCTACTATTTTTGAAGCTACTCTTTCTAATAGAATTAAGGAATATCGTAAAACATTAAAAGAACGTAATACGAGAAAACTTAATGAACGTGTTGAAGAAATCCGCCAAGAATTGGCAGAAGTAGTAAATGGTTCTCTTGACTTAGTAGTAGAAAGTTGGGTCAAAGAAAATGAAGTACCTTTGGAAAGTGCAATTAAATCTGAATTAGTAGAATCTTTTATTGGTGAATTAAAACAACTTTTCGAAGAACATTATATTGAATTACCAGAAGAAAAAGTTGATGTTGTTTCTGAAATGGCAAATCGTATAAGTAAATTAGAACAAAAATTAAATGAACAAATCGAAACTAATATTTCTTTACAAAAAGAAGTTAAAAAACATGAACGTTCTGAAATTTTTGATCGGGTAGCAAAAGGTTTGGCAACTACACAAGTGGAAAAATTGAGAACTTTGGCTGAAAGTGTTGAATTCACTACACCGAAGAAATTTGAAACTGCGTTAGCAACTTTAAGAGACAATGTAGTTAGTTCAAAAGAATCACCTAAGCCAAAAACCTTAGCAGAACAGACATTACTGGATAATGCCACTGATACAAAAACTACTACTTTAACAATGGTAGAATCAGTTAAAGCAGCATTACACCAAATGGCTAAAAATTAATGGATTATAAATATTCCATAATAGTGTATTAAAGAATTAAGGAGAATTAATTAACATGAGAGACGATATGACCACTGATAAATTGGTTACAAAGTGGGAAACGATTCTTGATGATCCAAGTTATGGCAAACTTGTTAATCGCCACAAACGGCGTGTAATTGCTACATTAATGGAAAATCAAAGTGAAGATTTTGAAAAACAAAGCCAAACTTTAAAAGAATCCGCACCTACATTAAGTACAGGAGCCGGAATTGCTAATTTCGATCCTATTTTGATTTCATTGGTAAGACGTGCTATGCCTAACTTGATTGCATACGATGTTTGTGGTGTGCAACCTATGGTTGGACCTACCGGTTTAATTTTTGCCATGAAGTCACGTTATACTAGCAAACAAGGAACAGAAGCATTATTCAATGAAGCCCAAACACAATTTTCTGGTCAAGATCCTAATGGACCTTCTGGACAAGATTGGTTAGGACAAACTGGATCGAATAGTTTTCCTGGTGCTTCATCTCAATCTGGAACAGATCCTGTATCAACTGGATTCCCACCAGTATCAAGTGTATCTGGTTATACAATCGGTCGTCCTATGACCACACCACAAGCTGAAGCTTTAGGTGATGGAGTTGGATCTGATTTTAATCAGATGGCTTTCAGTATTGATAAAATTACTGTGGAAGCTAAAACCCGTGCATTAAAAGCTGAATATTCAGTTGAAGTTGCACAAGACTTAAAAGCTATCCATGGTTTAGATGCTGAAACAGAATTGGCTAATATCCTTTCGGCTGAAATCTTAACTGAAATTAACCGTGAAGTTATTAGAACAATTTACTATGTATCTGTAACTGGTGCAGCACAAACAACTGTTCCTGGAACATTCGATCTTGACATTGATGCCAATGGTCGTTGGTCAGTTGAAAAATTTAAGGGTCTTATCTTCCAAGTTGAACGTGAAGCTAATGCTATTGCCAAGGCGACGCGTCGTGGAAGAGGTAATGTTATAATCTGTTCTTCAGACGTTGCTAGTGCGTTAGTAATGGCTGGAAAATTAGATTATACACCTGCATTACAAAGTGATTTAACAGTAGATGATACTGGAAATACTTTCACTGGTGTATTAAATGGACGTTATCGTGTATATATCGATCCTTATTTTGGTAATAGTGGAACAAATGAAGAATTCGTATTAGTAGGTTATAAGGGTGCAAATGCTTATGATGCAGGTCTTTTCTATTGTCCATATGTACCTCTACAATTGTTTAGAGCACAAGATCCTCATACCTTCCAACCGAAGATTGCCTTTAAGACTCGGTATGCTTTGGCGCCAAATCCATTCTGGTCAGACGCGAATGCTACCCTCCAGGGTAATTCAAGTGCATATTACCGTATGATTAAAGTGGTCAATCTTCTATAATCAATTGCCACTGGTTTTAAAATTCCGGGGAATTAGGGACCTTAAAATCCTTAATTCCCCATTTTTTTGTCTTGACAAATCCTTTAAAATATGATATAATAAATAATAGTGTTATGATAACTAAAACAGATCAATCTCAATTATATGGTGCATTAAATCGACAACCAAAAAATGTCAATCCATTATATCCCAATAAATTTATTTTTTTCTTAACTAAATTACCAGAATTATCTTTATCTAGTAATAGTTGTAATATTCCATCAATGAATGGAAGTAATTGGAAACAAGTAACAAGTGTAAATCCTATTCCAAGAAGTGGATTAAATATTGAATTTGAAGAATTAGAAGTAACATTTATTGTTGATGCAGATATGAATAATTGGAGCGAATTAGCAAATTGGATGTTATTGATGTATATGGTAAAAACCAGTGCTGATTATGAAACTGTGAAATTAGAACAATTACAACCACATGAAGAAGGTGGTTTAACTTCAGATGCTCAATTGATACTTTTAACTAACCAATCAGTTCCTAATATTGTTTTTTATTTTCGTGATGCTTTTCCAATTTATTTAAGTGGATTTCATTTAACAAATGATGTAAATGAACCTATAGCTATTGAAGCTACTGTAAGATTTGCTTATAGTTATTATGATTTTGAAAGTGTAACTCCAACTCAACCTGATACAACAGACGATTCTACAACATAAAATGACTTTATCTGAATTACAAGCGGAAATTTTACAAGATCTCCGAATTGAACATGACGAATTAAATTATGAGGCGGTCCGTACTCCTAAAATACATCATAAATATAATAAAATGCTTATGTTAGAACGTTTAGCATTAAAAAAACTTGAAAGAGATTGGGATAAATTATATTTAGAACGATGGGAATATTTTAGGAAAAAAGCTCCAGATGAAGTCTATATCAAAAAACCTTTATTAAAAAGAATTGCTGATACCGATGTTAAATTATATCTTGCAGCGGATGAAGATCTTCAAAAATTAAGAACCCAAATAGAATCTAAAGAAGAATTAATTGACCTTTTAAAACGCACAATGGATCAAATTGGTCAAAGAACTTGGCTTATGAAAAATGTTACAGATTATTTAAAGTATTTAGGAAATGAAAAATGAGTTATTCATTAAAATATAATAAAAAACTTTCCAATTCTCCCTGTCTTCCTCTAATGATGGAAGGATGGAATGAATTAATTAAAATTAAATATGTAGATCCTTTAATAATTTTAAATGAAGATACAATTGGAGATCATGAAGTCATTTGGATGGAATATAAAAATAAACCAGTAGCTTTAATAACATTTACGTGCCACCCAGATGAAAAATATGCTTGGATTCGAATGACTTTTGTCGAAAAATCGCACCGACACCAATATTTATATGAAAAGATGTATGCTAAATTGAAAAAAATAATAATTAAACAAGGTCTTCCAAGAATTTCTGGTGGTATATATTCACAAAATAAACCTATGCAAGAGGCCGCGAAAAAGGTAGGTCGCATAATTGAATATTCAGTTTGGACGGAGTTTTTAAAATGAAACTTACGGAAGAAAATGCACAAAAATTTTGTAATATGGATTCAGAAACGCTTCATGCATTCACCATCTCCGAATCACATTCGCGGCCACAATGACAAGTGGTTTCTTAAATGACATTAAATGATAATACACTCTATATCCGAAAGAAAGACGAAATTTTCCTAGAAGTTTTAGCTTCAGATAGTATAGTAAATTCTTTATCCGATTTCTTTTGTTTCTTTGTTCCTGGTTACAAGTTTATGAAGAAATATAAAATGAAACTTTGGGACGGACAAATACGACTCTATAATAAGCATACAGGAGAAATTTATCTTGGTCTTTTACAACATATTAAAGAATATGCTAGGTTACATGAATATGTAATAGAATATGAAAATGGACAAGATTTAGATGTAGAAGAAGAATTTTCTGTTAAAGAAGCTTTAGCATTTGCAAAATCTTTAAATATCCATGTAAAACGAGAAGATAAAAATGAAAAAGATATTTTTATTCCTATTGAACCACACGATTTTCAATTAGATGCTTTTCGTCATTCTGTCCAATCTTCAAGATCTATTTTATTATGCCCTACAGCATCAGGTAAATCTTTAATCATTTATCTTTTAATTCGATATTATCAACAATTTATAAAAGGAAAAATTCTTATTATAGTACCTACTGTAAATTTGGTTTCTCAAATGTTTACAGATTTTGGGGAATATTCTTATGCTGATAAATGGGATGTTAGAGATGAAACTCATATGATTTATCAAGGAAAAGAAAAAGGAACCAAAAAACAAATTGTTATATCAACTTGGGAATCCATTTATAAATTACCTGAAGAATATTTTGAACAATTTGAAGTGATAATTGGTGATGAAGCTCATTTATTTAAAGCTGCTTCTCTTATAAAAATTATGAACAAATCCATGAATGCGAAATATCGTTTTGGTACAACTGGAACATTAGATGGAACTAAAACACATAAATTAGTTTTAGAAGGTTTGTTTGGACGAGTATATAAAGTTACTACAACTAAACTTTTAATAGAGAGAGAAATTCTATCCAATATATTAGTTAATTGTTTAATGCTTTACTATCCAGAAGAAATTTGTGAAAAAATGAAAGGTGCCAAATATCAACAAGAAATTACATTTTTGGTTGAAAATGAGGCGCGGAATAAATTTATCCGAAATCTTGCAATATCATTAAAAGGAAATACTCTTGTCCTTTTTAATTTAGTTGATCGTCATGGGAAAATTCTTTATGAATCTATTAAAAATAATGTTATTGATGGAAGAAAAGTATTTTTTATTTCTGGTAAAGTAGATGCGGAAATTAGAGAAAAATTTAGACAAATTACTGAAAAAGAAAGAGATGCTATTATCGTAGCTTCTTATGGTACATTTTCTTTAGGTGTGAATATTAGGAATTTACATAATTTGATTATTGCTTCACCTATTAAAAGTTGTATTCGTTTACTTCAATCTATTGGAAGAGGTTTAAGAAAAGCATCTTCCAAAGATATATTAAATTTTTATGATATTTCTGATATTCTCCAATATAAAAGTCATAAAAACCATACCATGAAACATTTTGTAATTAGGATGAATATCTATAATAATGAAAAATTTGATTATAAGTTATATAAAGTTAGATTGAAAAGACCCACCCATGGATTGCAATCCAAATAGTTATGATAATTGCGGATCCAATAATAAAAGTTAAGAATGCTGCTACAATAATATATACCAATCTAAATGCTAAAATTGCTACCATTATGATAAATTTTCCTATAGCTAATAATGCTAAGATAGCCAATATCATTATAAATAATGTTGTCATAATATCCACTCTTTTGGCCTTAATGGTCCTCTTCTCCACATAATATCATCATGTCTATTAATGGCCACTAATACCATGGCCCCTCTTTTTAAACGACATGTATATTATAGCAAGTTTTTTTGTGGAAGTCAAGTGTTTTTTGAAAATAATTTGGATCTTGTTGGTATTAAAAGAAATATAGACCAAAGGCTTGACAATTATAGTAAAATTTGCTATAATGAAAGAACGTTAATGAAATAGAAAAAAATCTTCAGGAATAGGTTACTTAATTTGAAAAAACCCATCAAGGTTTGGCCAAAGGTTGTTTGGCCAGTAGACAATAAAACTTTCTTAAAAGCTTTCCAAGAATATCTCCCTAAGGTAAAACCTTTACGGAAAAAATATAAACAGAAATGTAAGGTCCTTTTAAAAAAAGGAATACCTAAGAGTAAATTACCTAAATTTGAAAGACCTCAAACTCCTGAATATAATTATATTGGAGAATGTTTAGTGCTTATAGCACAACATCTCACACGTAAGGGATTTTTTAGTACTACGCCATATAGAGAAGAAATGATTGGAGATGCATTAGAAAATGCGGTCCTTTGTTTAGAAAATTTTAATCCTAGAAAATATAAAAATCCTTTTTCATATTTTACTCAAATTATGACGTATGCTTTTTATCGAAGAATTTCTAAAGAGGAAAAGCATAAGTATATTAAACAAATGAGTATTCGTAGTATGGTAGATTTTTTTGCTACTCAAAAAGGTGATAATGGGGAATATGCTAATACTTTTATCAAATTTATGCGAGAATTGCAAAATGATACCATTGAAAAATTTGAAGCAAATAAAAATAAGAAAAAGAAACCTATTAAAAAACAACCCAAAAAAATTATTGGTATAGAGAAATTTATGGTATGCAGATAACAGATTTACTTAAAAACAGATTTGTATTTGATGTTGGTTGTAATGTTGGGAGAAAAGCAGAACAATATATGGCCGCGGGGGCTCAAGTTATAGGATTTGAACCGCAAGAAGATTTAGCAAAATTTACTGAAAAGCGATTAGGAATTACAGTTGAAAATGTAGCTTTATCTAATTCAGTAGGTACAGCGCCTATTTGGAGAGCAACTGAAAACCAAATTACTTCAATGTCACAAGAATTCATAGGACATACTGGCCATAGATTTCAAGGACACTCTTGGAATAAAGAACCAGAATATGTTAAAACCGATACATTAGATAATATGATTGCCAAATATGGTAAACCGTTTTATATCAAGATTGATGTAGAAGGATATGAATTATCGGTTTTACAAGGGCTTACCAAACAGATTGATATCATTTCTATAGAATTTATGGCAGAATTGATGAAAAATACATTTGCTTGTTTGGATTATGTAGGATATAAAGACAGAGAATATAATGTTGTAATTGGAGAAGGACCAAATTTTCATTTTAAAGATTGGGTAGATTATGGTAAAATTAGTTGGATGTTAAATACTTTTAATTGTAAAAATTTTGATTGGGGAGATGTATATATCAAGAAAAATGAAAAATCCCATTAAAGTAATTATTGCCGATCAACATTTTGGTGCTCGTTCTGATAGCCCCATTTTCTTAGATTATTTCCAAAAATTTTATGATGACATTTTTTTCCCATTTATTGATAAAAATAAAATTACTGAAATAATTGATTTGGGAGATACATTTGATCGTAGAAAATTTGTTAATTTTTTATCTTTTCAAAGATCTAGGGAAATGTATTTTGATCGATTATTGGAACGAAAGATTAAACTTTATAGTATGTTAGGAAATCATACTACTTATTTTAAAAATACATCTAAAGTAAATGCTGTTAAAGAATTGTGTGGAATGTATCCTAATATTGAAATTTTTGATACAGCTACAGAAGTGACATTTGATAAAACAAAAATATTATTTGTCCCATGGATTAATGAAGAAAATTATGAACATTCAATGAAAATGATTAAAACTACAACTGCTAAAATCCTTATGGGACATTTAGAAATTAAAGGATTTTTGGTAAATCGTAGTTTAAGATTGGCAGAAGGATTGGAAGCCAAAATTTTTAAAAAATTTAAAGGTGTTTGGTCCGGTCATTTACATCATAAATCTCAAGAAGGAAATATATCATATTTGGGGTCACCTTATGAAATTAAATTTGATGATATGAATGATCCACGAGGATTTCATACATGGAAATCAGGTACTATGAAATTAGAATTCCATGAAAATCCTTATAGAATGTTTTATAAGATATATTATGATGATAAAGAAAAAACTTTAGATTTTTTATTGAAAAAGATTAATGATAAGTACCAAGGTGCTTATATAAAAGTGATAGTTCAAAATAGGATAAATCCACTCTTTTTTGATAAATTTATTGAAAAGTTATTTAATATGAATCCAGCAGATGTAAAAATTGATGATGATTTACAATTATCTGAGGAAGATGCAAATATGAAAGTAGATTTGACTGAAGATACTTTAACAATTTTGAATAAATATGTTGATAATTTGGAAATAGATTCAAATAAAGACAAAATTAAAGAAGAAATTAAAATCCTTTATACTGAAGCTCAGGGAATGGATAGATAATGACAGTTCCAACTTTTACAGCAACAATTTATGTAGGTCTTCGTAGAGGATATACTAATGAAGTAATGCCATTTGAATCAGTTGAGAAATTTATCCAAGAATGGGTGGATAGAATCAGTATTTGTGTTACTGTTACGAGGACTCAATTTGTATATAAGAAAGGTAATGAACCTGGGTTGATTGTTGGGTTCATTAATTATCCAAGATTCCCTTCAGAGGAACAAGATATTAGAATGAAGGCACTTATGTTGGCGGGTGAATTGTTGCATTTTTGTAAACAGATGCGCATGAGTGTAGTTTTCCCAGATAAGACCATCATGTTATCTAATACTGAAGAAATTGAAAAATATTCTTAAATTATAGGATCAAATATGAAGATATGTTCTATTTGTAATAAAAAAAGACGATCTGATAAATTTAGGAAATGGTCTCGTATAACTATAGAGGAATATAATATTTTATTAAAAAAACAAAAAGGAAAATGTGCTATATGTAAAATTGATAAGGATCCAATAGGAAGAAAATTTGCTGTAGATCACCAACATAAATCTGGAAAAATTAGGGGATTATTATGTAGTAATTGTAATAGGGGAATAGGGTTATTACAAGATGATCCAAAAATAATTTTACAAGCTTTTAAATATGTGGAGAAAAATTATGGTAAATTTTAAAAAAGTAAGATGGAAAAACCTATTAAATACAGGAGATAATTTTACTGAAATAAATTTACGTGGAGCTCCTACGACATTAATTTATGGTGTTAATGGAACAGGGAAATCAACTGTATTAGATGCTTTAATTTTTGGTTTATTTGGAGTAGCTTTTCGAAATGTTAATATTCCAGATTTAATTAATGATACAAATGAAGAGGAAATGATTGTTGAAATTGAATTTTCAATTGGTCGAACTAATTATAAAATTCGTAGAGGTTTAAAACCAAGAATATTTGAAATTTATATTAATCAAGTAATGGTAGATCAAGAATCTAAATCTCGGGATTATCAAAAATATTTAGAACAATCTATTCTTAAATTAAATCGTAAAAGTTTTACGCAAGTGGTTGTATTGGGATCGGCTTCATTTGTACCATTTATGCAATTATCAGTTGCCGATCGGCGTTATTTAATTGAAGATTTATTAGATATTCAAATTTTTTCAGCTATGAATATTGTTCTTAAACAACGCATAGCAGAAATGAAAGAAGAATATATCCTTTTATGTAATTCGATTGAATTACAAAATGAAAAGATAACATTGGTAAAAAGTTATCTCAAAAAATTACAATCAGATAATATTAATGCGATTACTGAAAAAAAGAATTTGATATCTGAAAATTTAAAACAAAGAAAAGAAGTTGACGAAAAAATCCAATATATTCAACAAGCTATAACTGAATTGATTATGACAACTTCTGAACAAATAAATCTTCAGGAACGTATAAGAAAATTGGAAATAACTGAAGATAAACTTAGAACTAATAAAAATAAAACTGAAAAAGAACAAGAATTTTATAAAAAGACTGATAAATGCCCAACATGTAAGCAAACTATTGATGATATTTTTCGAAATAGTATGTTGAATGAAAAAGGTGATTTAATTAAAGAAATTGAATCTGCTTTAATTAAATTGGAGGGAGAATTATCAGAATCTGAATCTAGGTTAAATGGAATTAAAAAGATCCTTTTAGAAATTGAAGAAAATTCTAAAGAGGTAAATAAGTTACAAAGTTCAATTCGTGCAATTGATAACTTTATTGAAAAGGTACAAGAAGATATTAATGAATTACAGGAAAAAAGTGGAGATACTAAAGAACAAGAAGATAAATTGAAAGATTTATACAAAGAATTATCCAAATTGATGGAACAAAGAGATGAATTAACATCCAAAAAACATTATTTGGATATAATTTCTGTAATGTTGAAAGATACTGGTATTAAAACTAAAATTATTAGGCAATATCTTCCAATTATTAATAAATATGTCAATCGATATTTGGCAGCTATGGACTTCTTTGCTAATTTTACAATTGATGAGAATTTTAAAGAATTGATTCATATTCGTGGAAATAAAGAAAGAACATATTATCAATTATCAGAAGGACAAAAACTTCGTATTGATTTGGCAATTTTATTTACATGGCGAGAAATTGCTAGATTAAAAAATTCCGCAAATACGAATTTATTGATAATGGATGAAATTTTTGAAAAGAGTTTGGATGCATCAGGTGTGGATGATCTTTTAAAGATTATTCAGTTATTAAGTAAGGATGTAAATATTTTTGTTATTAGTCCTCAAGGTGATTTATTGATTGATAAGTTTAATAATACATTGAAATTTATTGAAGAAAAGGGATTTAGCATTTTGGAGTAATTATGATGGAAAAACATTATTGGGATAGAAATGATTATATTCTTGAAGATCAATCTATCAATGTAACATTTAAAGAATTGTTACTAATGGATAATGAAGAATTCGAAACGTGGGTTGATAAGATGCGCGCCCGTGTGCTTGAGGTATGGGATGAATATGGAGTTCCACCATTAGCTGGATCCAATGAATTTGAAATGGAAGAAGAATTCCGTAAGATGAGTGGAACTCCTGGAATCACTCTTTCACGATATAAACCTAAATCAGGATCTACAAAACCTTATGTTGATGAATTAGATGGAAAAGAAAATGTGATTATTAATGATGGATGTATGGGATCATGTGTGAATCAATTTTTTCCAACCATGATGCGTGCTAAAATAAATTATCAAACTAAAGTGACTGAAAAGGGATTTAATGGGTATGCAGTTTATGATTTATTCAAAGATAATAGATTCCGAAATAGGATGCAAAAAGGATGCCGTAGACATTTTCGTAAAGATTCATTTTACAAATATTCCATTTCAATTTTAGCTAATAGTGATATGGGTTTAGTTCCAGCGGCTACTGGTAAAGAATGGGTTCAATTATTCAAAAGAGATTTTGTAAAATTTGGTGAATATGGATTTTGGTTGAGTCGTGTTGAACCTTCCAAAGAAGGTGAAACAGGTAGTGGTTATACTCAAGTTGATGCTTCAAAATTTTTATGGCTTTCTAAAGCTGATATTATTGAATTATTTACATTAGGAATTATAGGTCCAGAACACCTAACTAATTTATTAGGAGAACTTCCTCCAGCTTTCATTAAACCTTTTGGTTCAAATAAAAAGATAAAAATATATCTAGATCCATATTTTCAAGCAATGGAACAGGATTTAAAAGAAGAAGAACAATACCATATCCGTTTCTTTAAGAATTCAACTCGAATTTTTCCACTTGGATTTACAGCATTTAAAATTGGTTATATTCAAGTAGCAGTAAATTTTCCACCAATGGTTGCCAAATATCTTTATGAAAAATATACAGACCATATTAAAGATCAACCAGTAATTAACATTTATGACCCATCTGCGGGTTGGGGTGGCCGAATTGCGGGTGCAATGACTGTATTAGATGATAGACATATTCATTATATTGGAACAGATCCAAATACAGATAATTTTATTGATGAACTTGGAAAAACTCGTTACGAGTATTTGGCAGGATTTATTAATAATTCATTGAAACATTGGGGTTATGAACCACATACATTTGAAGTATTTCAATTAGGGTCTGAAGTAATTGGAAAAGATAAGAAATTCAAAAAATATAAAGGAAAATTAGACCTTGTTTTTACATCACCTCCATATTTTTCAAAGGAACAATATAGTGAAGATGAAACACAATCATGTATTAAATTCCCTCAATATGATGCATGGCGAGAAGGATTTTTACGTCCAACTTTAGAAACTGCGGTTTCTTATCTTAAGAAAAATCGATATTTACTTTGGAATGTAGCAGATGTTTTTTATGGAAAAGAATGTATGCCAATTGAACAAGACAGTTCTGAGATTTTGAAATCACTTGGAATGAAATTTGTTGGTGTTGAAAAAATGGTATTAATGAATATGCCGGGTGCGAATCGCATTGGAGAAGATGGAACCCCTCTTTGTAAGAATTATATCAAAGTATTAGGACGATTCCGGAAATATGAGCCGGTTTATGTGTGGAAGAAAGAATAATGTGGAAATTAAAGTTAACCTAGATGAATTTAATAAACTATTAGATAGTATAATTGATTTAATTGAAAATTATGGGAAACATGAAGATCCAAATTCAATTTGTGTAATTCACTTGGACGAAATGCGAAGACGGCAACAAATTGTTATTGATGCGGTCAAGACATTCCGTCCAAGTTATATCCAGAAAACTAGCTTTTCTGGTGTTTCCTCTGAATAGCATCAATGAGGACAAAAACTGTAAATACAGTTAAAACGAGTATGACTGTCATACTATTATAGTTGCACGTTTAATGCAAATCTCAAGTTATTGATTCTAAAGATAAGGAAATTTTCGTATGTTGAGAAACTACGCAAATTTGGGAAAGGATAGTAGAGAAATACAACACTCATAAGGAAGAAACATGTTATATGCAAATAGTTTTGATGATGTTTTATTAGTTCCACAAAGAACATTTGGAGGTAGTCGTGATCAAGTTTCATTGGCTACTTCGGTTGCTGGTATTCCATTAAAATTTCCCATTTTATCTGCTAATATGTCTTCGATTACAGAAACCGATATGGCAATAGAAATGTATAAATTTGGTGGAGTTGGAGTATTACATAGAATGTGTTCTCCTAAAGAACAATTATATTTACTTCCAAAATATGAAAAACCACCTGTATTTGTTTCGGTTGAAGGGAAATATAAAGAAGCATTAGAAAGAATTAGATTGTGTGAAAAGTATCATCCCTATGGATATTGTATTGATGTGGCTCATGCTGATTCTCCTGAAGTTGAAAATACAATTTTAGAAATTTATAGTAAAATTATTCCAACACCTAGATTGATTATAGGTAATTATGCAACTCCTAAAGGTATTGATAATCTTTTAAAAAGGTTGGGAGGTAATTTTCCATTATATGATTTATCATTTAAAGTGGGGATTGGAAGTGGTAGTCAATGTACTACAAGAATTGTTACAGGATCTGGTCTTCCTACTTTAGAAAGTATTTTTAGAATTCGGAAATTTTTTCCTAAAATTAATTTAATTGCTGATGGAGGAATAAAGAATTCTGGTGATATTGTAAAAGCATTAGCCGCTGGAGCCAATTCAGTTATGTTAGGCCATTTGATTGCTGGGACAAAAGAAACTCCAGGTAATGTGATTAAAGATGATGGAAAATTATTCAAAATATATCGCGGTTCAGCATCGTTTGGACAAAAATTTGAAGTTCAAAAACAAGGATATATTGAAGGTGAAGAAACATTAGTTCCATATAAAGGACATGTATCTACAATTCTTACTCAATTAATGGAAGGTGTTCGTTCTGGTTTTTCATATAATGGTGCACGTAATATTGTAGAATTATGGAAGAATGCTGAATTTGTTCAAATTAGTGCCGCGGGTTATCATGAAAGTACTGCTCATGGCGCTTGACAAATTACATAAATCATGTTATAATTAAATTTATGAATGAATATAGTAGAATTTGTCCAAAATGTAAGAAGAAGTTGGTATATTCATCTAAAACATGACTACAGCGGGAGGTAGGGCCGAATGACAAAGTACGTTGCCGGTTTTCTTTTCAGTTCTGACGGCTCCAAGGTAGCCTTGATCCACAAGAACCACGGGCCTGCTTCGGTGGTAGGGCACTGGAATGCCATCGGCGGTAAGCGCACATCCGGAGAGCCTGGGTTGCCAGATGAAAGCGCCAGCGCGGCCATGTGGCGCGAGTTCAATGAAGAGGCTGGAGTTGCCGTGGGTTGGACGCTATTTCTCAGACTTTTTGGGAAGGATTGGTCTGTTGAGTTCTTTCATGCCTTTGACACAACAAAACTGGAGGCTTGCCGCACGCTGGAGTCCGAAGAGGTGCGCATATTCCCAGTTTCGGACCTCCCCAACGTGGTTCCAAACCTTCGATGGATCATCCCGATGGCGAGAGGCCACCAAGACGATCACGTTTGGCTGTACGAGGTGGAAGAGAAAGAGACTTTTGCGCCATGCGGGAATGATCCAAAATAAAATTTTGAAGTCTTTGGAGATTAAATGATAAACATTCAATCCAAAAAGATGTTGGCAAAATTATTAGCTAAAGAAGATTTAACAGTAGTACATGCGGGTATTTGTACTGCGTCCTTCGATCCAAAAAGAAGAATATTAACTCTTCCAATTTGGAAAGATATATCAAATGATATATATGATCTTTTTATCCTTCATGAAGTATCACATGCATTATTTTCTACACAAGGAGGAAATATATTTACTGAAGCATGTATGTATGTTAATCCTATTCATCCTCGGGCTGCAAAAAGACTTATCAATATTGTAGAAGATTGCCGTATTGAAAAACTTATAAAGATCAAATATCCTGGTGGCCGAAAAGCATTTTTAAATGGATATAAAGAATTAGTAGATAGAGATTTTTTTGCTACGAAATCTCGTAATATAAATGAATTCAATATTATAGACCGTATTAATGTTTATTTTAAAACGAGAGATTCTTCAATTATTTTTTCTCCAATTGAACATGAATTTGTTGATCGTATTGAAAAAGCATTAATATTTAATGATGTTATAGATATTTGTTTTGACTTATATAAGTATGCTAAAGAGGAACAAAAGAAAAAAAGAGAATCACAAAAGGAAGAAAATCAAGAAGAGAAACAAAAAGAACAGAATGTATCTCAAAAAGAAGATTCTGATGTAATTGATCCCGATTCAGATATTGATGAATCTGATAATGAGGAAGATACTGTAGAACCAGAAAAGGAAGAAAATGAAATTAAAAAAGATACTTCCAAAGAAACCAAAGAAACCAATGAAGACAAAAAATCCAAAGAAACCACTAAAACCGAAAAGGACAATGAATCGGAATTAGATATTCCTATAGAATCGGAAACTGATAAAACTTGGGAAAAATCTCAAGAAAATTTAATTGATTCTATGGCTAAAAATGTTAAATATTTAGGTATACCTATTCCAAAATTAGATCAAATTATTATTCCTTATTGGGTAGTTCATTCTGAAATTAGATTATTTTATGATCAAAAACCAAATATGGTTTCTCTTCATACTAATGAATTTGAAAAATTTAAAGAAGAAAATAAACCAGTGGTTGCATGGTTACAAAAAGAATTTGAAATACATAAAGCGGCCGATGCATACCGTAGAACCCAAATTTCAAATATGGGAATTATCGATCTTCATAAATTAAATAGGTATAAATTTGAAGATGATATTATGTTGAAAGTGGCCACTATACCAGAAGGTAAGAATCATATTTTACAAATTTTTGTTGATTGGAGTGGTTCCATGGAACCACATATGTTGGGAGCTATTCATCAATTATTGAATTTGGTTTTATTTGCTAAAAAAGAACAAATTCCATTTGATGTTTATACTTTTGGATCATATGCAACACATAGTAAGCAAAATATTTTTTCTTTGGGAATAGAAGCAAACGCGGATGAATTTATACATCATAAAGATGATTTTGCTTTTTTTGCAGGATTTAAGTTACGTCAAATTTTATCAAGTAATATGTCCGCCACAGATTTTAATGATGCTTGTATTAATTTATTAATGATGGCTTCTAGTAATCAACTTTCTTTACCACCCACAGATTTAATGGGAGGTACTCCTTTAAATGAAACCATTGTAACTGCGATAGAGATGGTTAAACCATTTTGTAAGAAATATCAAAAAGTAAATACAATTTTTATTACAGATGGTGAAGCAACAACAGATCATTATTATGTAGGTAATGAAGAAGGACATGTATTACCTATTGATTGTAATAAAAATGATATATTTTTGAAAGATCCAATAACTCATATAGATTATCCAATTTCGGTATCATCTATGGAAAATACTTCACAATTTTTACAAATTTTCCGTAATCGTACAGGAGTTAATGCTATTGGATTTTTTATTTCGGGAGATTCTGAAGAATTAAAAAATCATGCGTTTGAAATTTTATGTCCTAAAAGATGGATAGATGAAGATAGCCAAAATAAATTAAGAGGTGAATTTAATAAAAATGGTTTTATTTTGGCTGATGATATGGGATATAATGAATTTTATATTATTCCTGGAGGAAAAGAATTGAAAATTCATTTACCATCAAGTCCGTTTGCGCCAGCAATGCCAATGAGTAATCGTCAAATGGTAACAGCAATGACTGATCATGGATTGAAACAGAGGAAACAACGCGTAGTTCTCACTCGGTTTATACGGATGATTTCTTAATTTTATAATGTCCGCGTTTTTTAACAAGATTCATTAAATAGGGTACTTGACAATTCATTGAAAATATAGTATAATTAAAGATAGGGGTTAGAAATGTCCAAGAAAAAAGTGGATAATAATTCACCAAAAAGTTTAACAACAAGCCAAAGATTATTTTTAGATCAACTAATTGCAAAATTTGGAAAGAATGCAAATCTTGTAAAACGTTCTGATTTATTAAAAGCTACAAAAGAGATTAATGGTTTAAAATTTGCACCATCATGGATTAGTAAGAATTTAAAGGTTCGTATTCCAGATAAACGGGCCCGATATGATTTGACTGTTCTTTTAAAATTGCCAGTTGTGGCATTTAAAGATGTAGTAATTAAAACGAAACCATTGAAAGTTCCAAAGGAGCCAGTTGAACCTGAAGTATGGTAAGATGAAAATGATGTAAAAGCGAAACCTTTTGGAATAGAATAAAAAATTGGATAATATACATTATGAAGAAGAAAATTGAAAATTCAAATAATTTTATTCCTGAAAAAGACCCAACCTTTGTTCCTTTTGGTTGTTATAATGATGTAAAAACTATTATTGATAGTGGTATTTTTCTACCATTTTATATTACAGGTCCCACAAGATCTGGGAAGACATTAATTCCTTTACAGATTTGTGCAGAAAATAAGAAAAATTTGTATCGAGTAAATATTACGATTGAAACGGATGAAAGTGATTTATTAGGAAGTTATAAGTTAATTAATGGAGATACAATTTGGGAAGATGGACCAGCAGTTAAAGCAGCCGAAGATCCTAGTGGTGCACTTCTTTTATTAGATGAAATTGATTTAGGTTCTTCCAAATTTTTATGTATGCAACCTCTTTTAGAAGGTAGTGGAATTTATATTAAAAAAATTAATCGTTGGGTGCATCCTTGTAAGGGTTTCAATATTGTAGCTACAGCTAATACAAAAGGTCGAGGTAGTGAAGATGGTAAATATATTGGAACAAATGTAATGAATGAAGCATTATTGGAAAGATTTCCTTTAATGTATGAACAAGGATATCCAAATTCAAAAATAACTGCCAAAATTCTTAAAAAGAATTTATCAATATATGGTATTGAATCTCCTGATTTTATTGATTGTTTGTGTCAATGGGCAGAAAATATACGGCAAACATATAATCAAGGTGGTGTAGATGAAACAATTAGTACTGGTCGTTTAGTATATATTGTGAAAGCTTATGCCATTTTTAAACGTAATAGAATTAAGGCTATTCGAGATAGTATTGCTAGATTTGATTTAAATACTCAAACTAGTTTCCTTGATGTTTATACCAAAATAGATCCAAATGCACAAGATGGACCTGATGATATAGGAAATGAAGATAATTCACACCCTATTGCTCCGCCAATTAAGAAAACTTGGTAATTGACAACCAAATAGAAATATGTTATAATGAATAATGATAAAAAGAAAATTTAGTATTTTGGGATATATTTAAAATGAATGAAGAATTATGGAAAAAAGAACCGCCTCCAATAGTAAATAATAAACCTGCTATTTGGGATCTTGTATTAAGTGATTTATCAAGACAAAAATTTCCTCCAGGATCAATACAAGAAAAAACACAATTAAAATTGATGGATGATATTAAATTAAGGGACCGTACAGGATATCATAAGTATGGTACAAGACTTCAACCATTCAATGGGCGTGATGCATTAAAAGATGCTTATGAAGAACATTTGGATAGTTTAGTATATATGCGCCAAGCTTTATTTGAAGCAATGGATACCGTAATAGTTACTAAAGATTCTGAAGCATATAAATTAGTTTTAATGCAACATTATAAATCGGTATTGGAAAATACATTAAGATTGAAATTTATAATTGAAATGAAAAAGGAATTAGCTAATGTCTCTATTATTAACACCAATAACAACTGATATTTTAAAGAATTTTGCAACTATTAATCAAACATTATTGTTTCCAAAAGGAAATAATTTGGTAACACGTTCTGTAAAGAAACATACTTTTGCAGAAGTAGAAATAACAGAAAAATTTCCTAAAAGATTTACAATTTATGATTTAACTCAATTTTTATCAGTAACAACACAATTTGAAAAACCAACATTGATTTTTGATGAAGCTGATGAATATGTTAAAATTAGTGATGAATCTGGTGGTTTATCGGTTAAATATCATTATGGAGATGAAGCTTTAGCATATATTCCAGATCCTAAGAAAAAAATAGCTTTACCTAGTACTGAAGTTACCTTAAAATTAACAGAAGCTCAATTTCGATCAATTACAAATATGGCTAGAACTTTAGGAACGCCTGAATTGGCTCTTGAAAGTGATGGTAAAAAGTTAAGTCTAACTACATTAGATAGTAAAAATAGCAGTACAAATACAACCAGTCTTGAAATTGGTAAAGCACCTGCTAAAATTCCTCCATTTAAATTTGTTTGGAAAATTGATTATTTAACATTAATTCCAGGCACTTATGATGTTGCAGTATGTAAAGATGGTATTAGCCGCTTTAAACATGAGACTTTACCACTTACATATCATATTGTATTAGAAGCAAATGCTAGTCAATATGGTAATTAAAATGTGGAGTTATCTTCTAAATGGATAGGAAGGTGGCCCTTCACGCCACAAATCCGAGTTCAATCCTCGGTAACTCTACCAAAATATTATGGATAATAAATCAAATAATGTGAAAAGGAAAAATGGAAATTATGGCACAAATGAAAATTAATATTAAAACTAAAGAAGTTAAAAAAGAATCTAGACGTTTAGGATCTATTACATATGGAACAGTATTTTCTGGATATATTGATGGTTTGGGTAATGGAATTTTTCTTTTAGCTGGTGAAGGTGTTTTTAAATTAGATAAATCACTTCATCCTTTTAATTCTATATATGTAGGTCCTGAATGGGATATTATAGTTAAAGGATACAAGGAATTAAAATCAACCTTGACTATTGAAAATGGCTAAATCTACTAAAAGAAAAAATACAACTTTACATTGCCAATTTTGTGGTCAGAAACGTAAAATGGCTCAATTTTTGGCAATTGATACCAGTGAACCAGAAAATAAAGAAAAACGTAAAACATATCCCTTTAGTGTAAAGAAGTTCCTTGATTTAATTCAATCAGATCAAGTAGTTAAATTACCAAAATATTATGCAGGAGTTTGTAGTGCATGTTTACAACCTACATATTATCAAGGACAAAATCAAGGAACTAAATTGAAAGTGGTGGTTACATAATGGAAAAATGTAAAATTTGTGGAGAGAGTGACCAATTATTTCCTGATCGCGCGGGTTATTTTATGATGCTGTAATTCTTGAGGGTGAAATGAAAGGAGCACCATTACTTTGTAGATGGTGTAGAGATCCTAAATATCCTACAATAATTAAATTGAAAAAAGAAAAGGAAAAAGTATTACATGATTCGTAAAGAAATTATTTGGGCAGAGAAATATCGTCCACGTACGGTAAAAGATACAGTCCTTCCAGAAAACCTCAGAATAATATTCCAATCTTATGTAGATCAAAATATTATTCCTAATATAACTTTACATGGTGTTCCAGGAATTGGAAAAACAACTATTGCTCGTGCGCTATGTGATGAGTTGGATGCGGATAGTTTAATTATCAATTGTTCTGAAAATGGTAATATTGATACATTGAGAACAGATATTCGTGGTTTTTCATCAACAGTATCTATGACTGGTGGACGTAAAGTAGTTATTTTGGATGAAGCTGATGGGCTTACCAAGTTAACTCAAGAAGCATTACGGAATTTCATGGAAGAATTTTCTGGAAATTGTAGTTTTATTTTAACTATCAATTTTAAGAATCAAGTAATTGATGCTTTATTTTCTCGCTGTCCTATTGTTGATTTTAAACCAACAAAAGAAGAAAAAGTTTCTATGGCCAAACAAATGCATCAACGGATTGCCGAAATCTTAAAGATAGAAAAGATCCCATTTGAAAATGCAGTTTTAATGCAATTGATTTCGAAATTCTTTCCTGATTTTCGTATGACAATTGGTGTAATTCAAAGATATGCAATTACAGGAAAGATTGATTCAGGTATTTTAAGCCAGTTGGCCGATGTTCCGATTAAGGAACTTTTAGCAGCAATGAAAGATAAAGATTTTGGTAAAGTGAGAAAGTGGGTAGCTAATAACGCAGATAATGAACCCACGCGCATATATCGGCAGTTGTTTGATGTGATGTATGTTCATTTTAAGCCAGAATTCATTCCACAATTTGTTTTGATTTTGGGTGATTTTCTGGATCAAGCATCACGTAGTTTGGATCAAGAAATTTGTTTGCTTGCGTTTTTAACAACTGTAATGGCAGATGAAGGATTTGAAGTTATATGAAAATTAAAACTTGTATCCTTGTAGATCCTATGGGCACCTCTATGCATACAGCAGAAGAGGAAGTAGAAACTCATAAAAAAGTATTTGCTGCTTTAATTTTTCCATGTGAATTGGATGCATATCGGGCGCATTCCGTGGGTGGTATTCAAGAAGGTACAGATTTAGTTATTTACGATTTTGGTGGAATGCTGCCAGGAACCTCATTGATGGAAGATAATTCACGGTATTTGATTAAATGGGCTGAAAATAATCCTAATTCTTTGATACTTGTGGTTTCAGATTATACTTATCGTGTATATGTAAAATATGAAATAGATGAATTGTTTGAAAAGGGGGGTATAGAATTACATAATATAATTTTGGAAGACCATAACAAAGATCATTCATTTCCGCAATGGTGGTTAGATGACCATGGTATTGTTATTAGTGGTGATAATCTCGATAAAGCATTTGATGCTTCAATAGATTCACCGACAGAAGATTTGGTAGAGGAAAAATATGTACCAAAGAAAACTGTTAAGAAAAAGAAAATTGCAAAGAAAAAGAAAGAGCCAAAAGAAATCAAAAATGATCCGGATCCAGTTGTCAAAAAGCCAAGAGTTCCAGTGGCTACAATTTCTGTCCCAGTTCAAAGAGATTGGTATCCCGGACAAACTAAAGGGACAATGAGATTTAAATTGGCAGATTGTATGGTAGATGTAATTGAAAATGAAAATACACCAAAAGAAAAACAAGTAGCACATTTCGGTGGAACCTTTTTTGGGTTTTATGAAATTTCTTTTCCCGATGGGAATGGTGATTTATGGTCTTATTCAATTCATCCAGAAGATTTTTATGCAGCATTTAAAACAATGCATGAACAATTATTGAAAGAAGGATAATAATATGACAGAAAAGAAAGTAGTAAAAATGAAAAGACAATCGGGAGATATCCTATCAGATGCGGATGGTACTTGGGAATATATTCTGTAATGGCAGATTTTTTTAGGTTTTTAGATTCAATTAATAAAACGAAAAAAAATTTACTTGAGGATTCTGAATCAGATCCTCAAATAACTGAAAAAGAATATAAGCGGTATGCGTATGTGATAAATCGTATATTTGCTCGTTTTCCTGATTCACTTTATTATGCCCAAGAAATGAATAAAAGATCGAGTTTAGATGGTGCTCCTCAATATCTTTTTTATCTGTATGGTGTTTCTGCGCGTCCTCGTTTTGCAAAAGGAACAAAAGATGAAAAACCTGAAAATTTAGATTTAGTTAAAGAATATTATTCCTATTCTACTAAAAAAGCTAGAGAAGCATTGAAAATCCTTACTGAAAAGGATCTTGAATATATTAAATCTCGAATGTATCAGGGTGGTATAAATAAAAAGAAAAATGTTTTATAAAGATATTTCAGGTCCATCTAAAGACTATTGATCATATAAATAATAATGAAAATTATGAGCCTGGTAATGTTGGGTGGGCCACAAGATCTGAACAACAAAGAAATAAAAGGAAAAATTATGTTATTTGATGATATTGGAATTGAAGTCACTTTATCCTCACCGGATGATTTTTTAAAAACTAAGGAAACTTTAACTCGTATTGGAATAGCTTCACGTAAAGAACCAAAATTATATCAATCGGCACATATATTACATAAACAAGGTCACTATAAAATTCTCCATTTTAAAGAACTTTTTGCATTAGATGGAAAACAAACGAATTTTTCAGAAGAAGATAAAGGGCGCCGTAATACAATTGCAAATCTTTTGGCAGAATGGGGATTAGTAAAATTGGTGGATCCAGAAAAATCTAAATCACCTATTACACCAATTAATTTAATTAAAATTTTATCTTTCAAAGAAAAGGAAGGATGGACTTTAGTTCCAAAATATAATATTGGAAAACCGAAAAGAGTGATATAATGTTTGATAATCAAAAAATTTCTGAATTAAAGGAACAAGTAAAGAATAATCCTGATAATGTAGTAAGCCCCAAAGTAAATGAAATGATGCAGGATATAGTTGAAAAAAGATCTAAAACTCTTTCTACATCTCAATTACTCCGTCAGCGGGCTCAAGAATCATTAAATAATCAAATAGATCCTAATATTGTAGAAATGTCAGACCGGCGTTATTCTAAAATTTCTACTGGGTGGAAAAAGCAAAAATAAATCTTGACAAAAATATTGAGGTATGATATAATTTTGTATTATGTTGAATAAAAAGAAAGCTAAAGATTATTTTGATTATTCGGTTTTGCATAGTTTTTTAGAATCTAAAGTTGGACAACTTTGGGATAAAGTATATTCTGAAATTTGCCATTTTGCTGATGATAAAACTGAAATAGGACAGGAAATTCGTCATCGTATTTTATGGATGGTAGAAAAAAATGTTTATATATTAAATGGTGAAGCATATACTCAACATTCACATTTTCCTAAAATTTATCCTATTGAAGATCTTTATGTAGATCCAAATACTGGTTTTCTTTGTAAAGGAAAATATAAGAGTAGATCTTGGAAACAACCTCATACAAATGAATTAGAAATTGATTATATTCAAAGTAAATTTTTACCAATAAATTTGGGTTTTGGTGATGTATATGACTTTAAACAAATCAAAGGTTGTTGGTTTGTTTATTGGATAACAAAAAATGAAACTACTTATCCAATATATCATAATGGTGTTAAGGTTGATGATGGTATCTATATACAGGAGAATTACCATCAACGCCAATTATCCAAAGAAGAAATAAAGAAAAATGTAACACCAAATCTACAAAAAGGAACCAATAGTAAATTGTATGCTCGGATAAGAACTTACCTCCCAGCATCAGAGTGGAAATTAAATGGCTAGACAGATTAACGAAACGTTGGAATTAGAAAGAGAGAATGAGTTATATTCGGATACTCTTTACTTATTGAAAACAGAACTTGGAAAGATCCGGAGAGAATATACTTTGGAAAGTAATACACAATTGTCCTTGATTGATATAGGCCGCTTGGATGATGATTTGGAATCGCTTGTTCAAGCTATCGAAACCACACTTCTTGGCCTATAAAACACATTTTTATGATTTCCAATCGCTCTATCTTGTTGATTTAGAATGAGATAAAATTCATGGATTTTTGTTTTACTTGAATCTGCGTAATACCGCACCTTTTCTTAACCTTTAAAGAAACCATCAAATAAATATTTGCTATCCACATTGTTTTGTGTAATGTTGTCCTAATTTGGCTATTTGTATTTTCCTTTTGGTTTCTTGTGAGCGTTTTAATCCTGTTTGAGATTTAGACCTGTTAAATATATGTTCTTTGGAAAGTTTCCGATTAGTTAAAGATTTAGATATTTTATTTTTAGTTTTTTGTGATGGATGTTTATTTAATTTTATTTGTGACATTTTGTATATAGTTTCTTTAGAATGTTTTGGTAAATTAATTTTACCTTTACGCCAAGAAATTTTTCCTTTATTTTTCATACCTATTTTATTTTTAGTTTCTTTAGAATGTTTTCCATGTCCATCTCCACCAGGAGTCATATTATATCCATTAATATTTGTATCAAAATAAAATATACAAATGATTTCTAAATTCTTGGCTTCGTCTAAAGTTGGAATATTATATATTAGGATTTTATAAGTCCATTGATCCTCATTTGGATATTTTCTAATAGCAGTATCTAATTTGTGTCCATGTTTAAAATTTTTGGAATGTGAAATTTCTTGTTTCCATCTTTCTTTCATAGTTTGACAAGTATATCCAATATAAGATTTTCCTGATGGACTGGTGTGTTTATATATTAAATAAATAGGTTTAGACATTTGCGTTAGTTACCTCTAATGCTTTGTTCAGGGGCCAATGCGGTCTTAAACACCACTTGGTCCCGATAATAATATTTATATTCACTTGACATTTCATTTATTTTATGTTATGATAGATGTATCATAAAATAAAGGATAAATTATGAGTAATTTCATTGTTGAAGTGGTTAGAATTGAAAAAATTGAAAAACACCCCAACGCAGACCTACTCGGAATTTGTAAAGTATTTGATGGATATCAATGTGTTGTTCGTTTAGAAGATTGGAAGAAAGGAGATTTGGCTGCTTATCTTCCACCCGATTCAGTTGTTCCAAATACTGAACAATTTAAATTTTTGGAAGGGCATTTAAAAATCAGGGCTAGGAGATTCCGCGGGGAAGAATCTTATGGTATGCTCATACCTGCGCCTGAAGGATCGGTAGTTGGTGATGATGTTGCTGATATTCTTGGAATTAAACATTATGACCCAGAATTATCCGCAGAAATTAATTCGGCTCAAGGAGAATTTCAAGATCCTCCACCAATTGATGGTGTAATTTATGATATTGAACCATGGCAAAAATATCGGAATGAATTTGTGGAAGGTGAAGAAGTTGTAATTACAGAAAAAATCCATGGTGCAAATTCACGGTATACTTTCCAAAATGGAAAAATGTATTGTGGATCGCACTATCAATGGAAAAAAATACCAGAACAGGGAAAGAATCTTTATTGGAATGTATTAGAATATTGTCCTTGGGTAGAAGCATTTTGCCGTCTTAATCCGGATGTAATTTTATATGGAGAAATTTTTGGTGCAGTACAGAAGGGATTTAATTATGGTGTTACTCAGGAATGTCCTTATAAGTTTAGAGCGTTTGATGTATTCGCCGCAGGTCAATTTTTGGATTATGACGATGCCCTCGGTGGTGCCAAATCTGATTTTTTGGTACCAGTGTTATATCGCGGGCCATATTCTATAGAAGTGATGCAAAAATATGTAAATGGATTATCTACAATAGAAGGCGCGAAACATATCCGCGAGGGGTGTGTAGTTAAATGTATTAAAGAAAGATATTCTGAAAGGTTACATGGAAGATTAATATTAAAATATGTATCTATAGATTATTTGGAGGACAAAAGGAAGAAATAGCATGTTTTTTCTTTAATGTTTCACATGAAAAACCAAACAAAAAAGGCGGCACAAAAAATTGAGGCGAAACATCACCAATGGACTTTTGAAATTCAAGGTAAATATAATCCATCTGGTATTTCTAATTTTTTTGGTAAATTAAAAGATGAAGGTGGGAGAGTTATTGTAACTATTCGAGAAAATGAAGATTATAATCAAATATCTCGATTACTTATGACTTCAAAATATTTAACTTCTATTCGAGATATGAGAGGTTTAGCTCGTTGGGCATGGGATCGTGGTTTAGTTCAAATGAATAAAGAAGAAAAAGAAAAATGGAATAAAAAGAAAATAGTTCCATTAGATATTAAGGAAGTTTTAATATGAGAAATTGTGGTATAGTATTTGAAGAAGGTTTAGAATATTATGTGTATGAAGTAGGACCAATTTAGATGAAAAACGGTACGATACATATGTCAATGAAATTCCCTATTTTATAAGAAAATATTATGATAAATCAAAAGCGTGAAATATGTAAAGCATGTGCAACAGGTCTTGATAAATACCCGCATAATAATGATCCTAAAACTTGTATTATGGGAAGAAAAGATTATATAAGGAATCTTCCACCCGAGAAACAAATTAAACAATTGGTAATTTATGAACAATTATCACCAGAAATGGGTGAATATATTAATAAATTAGCCAAAGAAAGAAAAAGAACACCTTTAGAAATTTTAGAAGAAGAAGGTATGGAGGTTTGAAATGAAGGTACAAAAGAAAGCAAAGGATTTGAGGGTTGGTGATAGAATTATTGGTTTAACTAAAAGTTGGTTAGTTAAAGACATACAAACAAGCCATTTAACTGGAGTTATATTTCCATTACTTACTTTAGTAGATGATAATGGAGATGAAATGAAAATTGAATCAGGTTCAACTGATAGACTTCAGGATCATATTTATGATGTTGAAATTCCTGATAATGATCAATCAAAATTACCATTTAAAACAGTAAAGAAACCTATTAAAAAAGTTGCTAAGAAAAAGAAATAATTTAATGGGTTAATAAATTATGATACAAATAGAACAAACAATAGAAAAATGGGAACCAAAATATAGTGGTCCTAATTGTTCTGGTATTTGTATATGTGGATGTTCTTGGAGAGAACACCATTTGTGTATGGTAATGAATTTAGAATATTATGAGGTTACTCATGAAAGTTATATTCCTTGTGAATGTTGCGCTTTTGGATTTAATGAAGTAGGTGGAATGAAGTACAATGAGGCCACTGGCGAATGGGAAGATCATTGTCACGGATATATAGATGCTGGTATTAATTTATAGAGGGATGGCAGAGTCCGGTTTATTGCGGCGGTCTTGAAAACCGTAGGTGGGCTTAATAAGTTCATCCGTAGGTTCGAATCCTATTCCCTCTGCCAAAAATTATAAAAATATATGAAACATTTTGCCCGTATAACTCAGTTGGATAGAGTAACTGGCTTCTAACCAGTATGTCGGGCGTTCGAATCGCTCTACGGGTACCAAGTTTTGATGTTCCATACGGACGAGGCTGAGGCTGGTAGCCAACCCAGGTGGGAAGCGAGCGGTAATGGAATATCAAAATAAAATGCTTGACAATTTTTTAAAATATGCTATACTATAATAAAAGAAATACAAAAAGTTTTGGCTTGTTAGCTTAAATGGAAAAAGCTCCAGCCTTTTAAGCTGAGAGATTTGGGATCGTACCCCAAACAAGCCACCAAATTCAATTACAGTTTGGACTGTAAATTGATGTTGTTTAAATATAAAAAGGAAAATTATATGATTAAGTTTGAGACACAAAAATTGGGGAAGGTTGTAATTAAATTCCGGCATTTTCTTCCAGAAGTTAGGATCGCAGATACAAATGTAAATTCATTGGTTTCTTTAGCTGATAAATTGCAATTTTTACGAGGGGAAACTCATTGTACTTTACAGTTAAATGTTGGATATATGGAAGAACATCCTACACTTCCAGAAGTAGAATTTTTTGGAAAAGCATTTACGCATCCAGTTGATAATTATAAAAAAGAAACGGGACGTGTTCTTTCTTTAACTAGGGCACTTGAGGAAGCAGTATCAACCCACACTATTATAACAGAATCAGCCCGTGAAGTAATGTCTGGTTATTATTCTCGTGGTAAAAGTTTTTTGATTGAACCATTAGATGAACAAGCGGTTGCTAACTTGATAAATAAAAATGGTTGAAATAAAAGAAAGTTTAGTTTATAATTTATGGACGGTACATAAACTTGGGTATCCGATTATAATTACTGTAAATAATTGGTTAAATAAAAATGATAATGCTGTAATGGGGAAAGGGGTTGCTCTTAAAGCTAAAAATACTTTCCCCAATTTATCAAAAATGTTAGGCCAATTTATTCAAAATTATGGTAATAGAACCCATTACTGGAAAGAATTTAATATATTTACATTTCCAACTAAAGATAAATGGTGGGAAAAATCAATTTTATCATTAATTATTAAAAGTGGAGAAGAACTTTTAAATTTAGTAAATGAAATGAGAATTAATGAAATTTATTTACCTAAAGTCGGTTGTGGAAATGGTGGTTTAAAGTGGGAAGATGTAAAACCACATTTAAAATTTTTGGATGATAGATTTATAGTTATTATTTAAAACGGTTGATGCGGGTGAAGTGAACAGGTGTCACGATGGTCTCATAAGCCATAGAGTGGGGATCGATACCCCCACCCGCTACCAAAATATAAATACTAACATGAGATAAGTGTCTGTATCTCCAGAAAGGAGTAAGATATCTTATGCTTCTTCATTTAATTTTTGTGTCTTGTATAGTTCTTGCCTTTGTTGGTCTTGCGTGGTATTTATTGGGTACTTTGACGATGGACCAAAGAATTCGAGTAGTTATTAATTTTATTTTGGTTATTGGGTTATTAATTTGGTTATTCGCGTGGTTATTACCCAAATTGATTTTGTTGATTTAAATATAGGGGAATTAAAATTCCCCTTGACATTCTAAATAAATTGTGTTACAATGAATTGAGGTTGAAAATTTATGTGTTCAGGTTGCTCAAGTATCGGAAGAAACGATCAAAAATGTAGTGAATGCCAGGATGCTATCCGGCGTGCTACTAAAACCAAGAAAAAGGTTGGTAGTGTTCATAGATGTTTTGATTATCCGAAGTGTAAGAATATGGCATCTGGTAAGAATTTGTTTTGCTCAAAGTGTTGGGATAGAATCCCCAAACAACATAAGGCAACAATTAGAGAAGGTACTGAAAAGGGTACTCATACTTTGCGGGTTGTTCCAAGCCGTGAATGGACGGCTACAGCATATGGTTATTTGGATAGCGCGGCCCGCGTGGTAGTGGCGCCAGTTGATCCGGATGTAGTTTAGTGGATGGGCCGGCTGGTTGAGGCACTTGCTCTACAAGCAAGTTTAGTAGGGTTCGATTCCCTAATCCACTACCAATTTTAAAAGAAATGGCATTTAAAAATCCAGAAGATAGAAAACGATGGTTTAGAGTGATGTTCTTTGTGCTAATTGCCACAGAAAACAGTGGTATGAAGAAAGAAAATTGGGCTTGTAGTTTTAATGGGAAAATATGACCTTTGCAAGGTTGAGTTCCGAGTTCGAGTCTCGGCGGGTCCACCAAATTCACTAGATGCCGAGGTGGTCGAGGCGCTAGGTCTGCAAAACTGGTCTTAGAGGGTTCAAGTCCCTCCTGGTGGTCCAAATTAGAAATGAGGATAATTATGAAAACGGTTAAACAATTAAAAGAATTAGTAAAAGAATTAAAAGAAAATAATAAAGAGTTGTTAAGAGAAAATTTTGATTTAGATGAAGCCTATCGTGACTTAGAATATTCTTTGGACGAAGCTAATGAAATGGTTGAAAACTTAGAAGAAGAAAATGATGAGTTATTTGAACAAGTTGAATCCTTAGAAGAAGTTGAAAAGGATTTAATGGATAGAGTTAAGGAAACTGATTTAGCAGTAGACAATTTGATTGAGGATATTAATTTTCTTTATGATCGTAATTCGGAATTACTTAAAGAATTAAATTCTTTAACTTGTGAGGCTTGCCGTCCAAGAACAGAAGTGGAAAGTTTAAATAAAGTAGATAAAGCAGAATAATTTTGTAAGGTTGGCAGAGTTCGGTTGAATGCGAAGGGCTGTAGCTCCTTTGTCTCTTCGGAGGCCTCAGTGGTTCAAATCCATTACCTTACACCAGGGACGGAAGTGTTGCCGGTAAGCACGATGGTCTGTGGAACCATTAGATAGAGTTCAACTCTCTGACGTCCCTCCAAAGATTAAAGGAAATATCATGAAAATAAAAGATTTTGTTGAAAGATTAATAAGATATGATCAAGAACAAGATTATGGAAGAGAATGGTTATAAGTATGCAACATACATTATTAAATACACTTAAATTTGTAAAACAAATGAATCAATTATCTGATAAGGAAAAAGATCATTTATTAGTATCACACGGAATTAATAAACGGGCAGCCACTATAAAAGAAGAGGGTGGTATTGCTATTGAAATGGCTCTTTTTGAAGCAATGGATGAAAATGAATTAACTGTAAAATTAACAGAAATAGAAATTAAAAATGCTAGTAAAGAAGATCCAAGAAAAGGAGATTAAAATTTAAATTAAGGAAATTGGATGACGAAATTAATAGTTCTTTCGTTGATGTTTTCAACATTAATATTCGGACAGTTATCGAATGCCGATAAATTATATGTGAATAAAGTATTATGGCCAGCTACAACATTATTATATGCTCAAACAGCACAAGGTACAATGGAAATGAAATGCACCGCTACAGCTATTGATGAAGATAAAACTACATATACATTTGTTACAGCCGCTCATTGTGGTTGTATAGATGATTCGGAAAAAAAGACAGTTACACCAGAAAAAACATTTTTCTTTATATCTCCAGATATTCCTGGGGATAAAGTTTATTTAAAAGCAATTCCTAAAGGTTGCGGATATAGGACTAAAGGTGATGATTTTTTCTTATTAACAGTTGATAAAACTTTTAGTTTTCCTATTATTCCATTAGGTGAAGATCCTAATTTATTAGATGAAGTAATTAATGTTGGTGGTCCATTAGGAATTGGTAAACAAGTGTTTTTAGGGTCTGTTTCTAGTACAAGTGTTGATCGTCCTATTGTTGATGATGCCATTCAATGGACTGGAACTATATTATTACAAGAATTTGGTATAAATGGTGGATCAAGTGGTTCATCGGTTATTTGTTTGAATCAACATGCTATTTGTGCTTTTATAGTTGGTACTGTAGCACAAACAAGTATGATTGCTATGCCAGTATCGCGTTTAATTAAATTTCGAAAATTATTAAAAGATGGAAAATATAAATGGTATCAATCGGATCCAGATGCTCCATTACCTGCGGCTACACAGGGTGAAAAAGACCATTAGGATTTTTATGCCATATTACGATTACGTGTGTAGTGAATGCGGAAAGACTTTTGAAATCTTCCAAAAGATGGATGAAGAAGCCAGAGTTTTGACCCACGGTGATTTAGCAGAAAATTATGAATTGACAGAAAGTAGATGCCGCGGCCACTTGGAACGGAAAGTTTCTACTTCCGCATTGAAATTTGTGGGCCCTGGATTTTATGTGAATGATTATCCGAAAAAGAAAGTTTAGGGACCGTAGCTCAATGGTTAGAGTTCTTGCCTGTCGAGCAAGATGTTGACGGTTCGAATCCGTTCGGTCCCGCCATAATTTCGGATCTTTAAATACAAAAGGTAAGGGAAGGAGATTTATTTTTAAAATAAAAGGAAAAAGTTATTAGCCACGGTAGCTTAATCCGGGAAAGCGGTTGACCTGTAATCAACAGAGAGGGAGTTCGATTCTCCCCCGCGGCTCCAGTTTGGTATGGGTACGCCTAGCATACCACAAGAAGATGGTCCTTGAGCAAGATCATCTCGCCTCCTTACAGGGTTCTTTCGCGTGAGCAAAGAATCCACTAGGCGTCTTTAAAAATCACTTGACAAGCGGCCTTACATACGCTATAATTGTAATTGAGGTTGAATATGTCAGACTATAAATATGAAATTCAAATGGAAGCAGAACGTCTTGCTGAAGAACGTTTTGGTGTAGATTTTTACGATTTGCCTGAAAATGAACAGTATAATGTTTTCCTTGATGCTGAGGTTAATTGGTCGGAAAAAAAGGCCGCTCAAGCGGAAGCTGCATATGACCGTTCACAAGGATTTTAAAATGAAAACATTTCCAACATTATATCATAAAAGTAAAACGGGAGCTTTAGTTCAATGGGATATTTGGACAGAAGGTGATACTATTATTACCCGCCATGGACAAATTGGTGGTAAATTACAACTTTCACCCAAAAAAGCTACTCCAAAAAATTTTGGTAAAGCAAATGCCACAACTGCGGAAGAACAAGCAATTTTGGAAGCTCAAGCAATGTGGACTTTTAAACGGGAACGAAAATATTCTGAAACTAAAGAAGGTGCTAAAGAAGAAATCTTTTTACCTATGTTGGCACACGATTTTCATAAAAAGAAAGGCCGCGGAATCGTTTATCCATGTGACCTCCAACCAAAATTGGATGGTGTTCGTGCAATGGCATATTGGGAAGATGGCCGTGTAGTATTAGGGACTCGCGGTGGTAAAGAATGGACGGCTCCTAAACATATTATTGAAGAACTTGAAAAAGTAATGCCACAAGAAATGGTTCTGGATGGTGAATTATATGTTCATGGAGTTGATTTTGAATCTCTTACTTCATGGGCAAAGAAATATCATGAAGGTGAAACAGAACAATTAGAATATCATGTATTTGATATGCCAATTAATGAATTGGGGAAACGTGATATTTGGAAGAATCGCTTGAAAAATCTTGAAGCATTTTTTCATAAATTAAACCCTACTAGTCCAAAATATGAAAGTGCATATTTGGTTTTAGTACCAACTTATATTGTAAATCAAGTAGTTAAATTACCAAAATATTATGCAGGAGTTTGTAGTGCATGTTTACAACCTACATATGAATATGATGAAATTTTTGATTTTGAAAAAACATTTGTGGAACAAGGATATGAAGGATGTATTGTCCGTAATTGGGATGGTGAATATTTATTTGGCCACCGATCAAGCGATATTCAAAAAGTAAAATCTTTCCAAGATGCAGAATATAAGGTAGTTGATTTCGAACATGGTGTTGGTAAAATGGCTAATTCAGCCATTTGGATTTGTGAAACAAAAGATCATAAGAGATTTAAAGCTACACCTAAAGCATCGGCGGCAAAACGTGAAGAATATTACCGAGATGGAAAGAAATATATTGGTAAGTTGGTGAAAGTAGCATTTCAAAATTTAACAGCAGATGGTATTCCAAGGTTTCCAAGGGCACTTGGATTTCGGGATAAGAAGGATATGTAATGTTATTTCATGTATATTATTGGTGGAAATTATGAGTGAAGAAAAGGTTGCAATGTATAATGATGGAACGATAGAACCGAGTGTATTATTTAAACATGGAGTAGTAGTATGTGGATAGGAAAAACGAAATTCCCTGATGTTATAAAACGAACATTCAAACAACCCGCTTTCTTAAAAGATTATGATTCTTATGAAAAATATGATATAAAATGGGATCAGGATGTGTTAACAATACATAATGAAACTGAAAATCGATCGGAAGATGTTTTTATTAGTGATGTATTTTATAAATTAAAAACCAAATCAAAATGGGAATATAGTTATTCTTATAAAAGAGTAAGTGGATCTACTAAATTTCCTTGTATTGGTGGTCCTTTAAATGGAAAGAAAGCAATTTTTAATACTGAGAAATATATACCATATAATTGTAGTTCTCGGTATGGAAGGTGTGAAACAAGACCACCAAAAGGTATATTAATCCATGAAAGTTTTTTGAAATTTTGATAAATATTAAATATGAAATCTTATAAAGAAATTTTTAAACAAGCAACGCAAACCATTTTATTAAATATGCATGGTTATGTAGGTCCTGTTAAAGGGGCTGATGAACATTGGTCTTACCGATTTGATGAAGGGCAAGAAATATTACTTGATCTTCCAGCAAATGAATGGCATTTTGTCCTTGATGGTGTAGTTATCCAAGTAGGCCGTATGGATGATATGTCTCTTGAAAATTTTTTGAAAGATACACCAATAACTGAAGATAGAGATAAAACAGAACGAGAAGAAAAAAATAAGGAATTTCGTCGGTCAAAAATAGAAGAACCTTATAATGCTAATGTAAATACTATGGGTACTTCACCAAGTTCTATGGGTTAATACCTGGTTCGTCTAATGGTAGGACAGTGGCCTTTGGAGCCATTAATTGGGGTTCGAGTCCCTGACCGGGTGCCAAATTTTGAATTGAGGAATAGTATGGATCAAGAACGAATTAAATTATTTTTATTTTTTCTATTGAGAGATTATCTAACAATAGGAGAAATATATGAAATACTAAAAAATGTAGAAATACGTAAGGATAGTGGGTTAAGATTTGTTTGTACCGAAAATGCCGAAGATATTATGATTTTGGCAGAAAAGTTACAATATCAATTGCGTATTCGATAAGCGAGGAATCCTGTGGCTTCAAGACCATGAGACCATTATAGATTCGGGATTCGCGATTCGCGAATCGCGAATGGGCGCCTCGGATGAGCGTGGCGAGGTTGGTATAATGGTTGTGCGCTAGCCTTCCAAGCTAGTTTATGCGAGTTCGATCCTCGCACCTCGCTCCAAAGGATAATATTATGAATGTGTATATTTTGCGGCGTAATGATGGATGGATTAAGCCATTTTATTGTGGTCGTGATACGTGGATAAAAAATAAGTAAAGCTAAATTATACAAACGTCCTGATTATGTTACACAAGCTATTATTTATATTTAAAAAGACCACCAATGTTATATTGAAAATTATAAATTTTACTTGCTCAAATATGAATTGGTTTTAGATTCTGAAAGTAATTACATTCCCGGGTAGCTAAAGGATCTTCTGGTCTAGCTTAATGGTAAAGCGAAATGCTGTTAACATTTAGGATCTTGGTTCGAATCCAAGGGCCAGAGCCAAATTTCTTACTTGACAACCAGAATTATTTGTGATATATTTAGATTATGTTATTTTGAAGAATTACATCCACATGTGGAACCAATCATTTAAAAGGTAATATATGTTTAGAATATGGAAACAAACCGAGGAGAAAATAACTGGTGAAGTCGATTTGAATTTACCAGAAAATTGGCAAAAATATCATGCGGATAAAGTGGCTTTATTAAGACCGGATTTACGTAATGAATGTGTTCAATTTTTAAAAGTTCATTTAAAACGGGAATCAATAGATAAAATTCGTCAAGCGATTGATAATGACCCACAAGAATGGTGGACAGAATATCATTTTGGTTATGGGATGTATATTAGAAATTTTTTGAGGGATAATGGTTTTGGTGAAAAAGATTTTAATATTGATAATTTGGATGATTATTGGGTTGGATTAGTAGAAGAAGCAGTTAAATTACCAAGTTTATATTTATAGAAAAGAGAGAAAAAAAATGTCACATAATTTACTAAAAACGATTGTTGTTGTTGAAGGAAAGGATTCTTTTGATCTGGATACTAAGGAATCTGATGTAAAACAAAAGGAGTATGTTGAAGATGTCCTTAGTAATTTTAATGAAGGACAAGAAATTTTAGTTGGAGTTTATGAATTGGTTAGAACTTATAAATTATCTGCTAATCCTTCAGCAGTTTTGGTTACTACACCAAAGAAAGGGAAATAAAACGGAAAATACGTTAATATATAGTGATATTGATGAAAATATAGTATCTTCAAATGAAAAAGATTTACAAGATACTGAATTTCTAAATGAACAATTACGCAATAATAGTGGTGATGGAGAAGTGATTTTTGGTATTTATAAATTGGTAAAAGAAGTTAAAATAATTTCTAAACCAGTTTTGGAAGTATTATAGAAAAGTAAAATTGGCCCGGTGGCGAAATTGGCAGACGCGGTAGCCTTAGGAGCTATTTTTTGTGGGTTCGAATCCCTCTCGGGCTACCAAATTTTTGAAGGGAGGGGAAATTTTATGGAAGTAAAAGAATATTTTAAAAAAGAAAAAGAAGTAGCAAGAAAAATAGAAGATAATACAAGAAAATTTAATGATATTGCTTATATGTTGAAAGATATTTCTGATAAATTAGAATCAATAAGCTGTAGTAATTGGAAAGATATACTTGATAATTTGAAAAAATATGGTATAGATTGTTCTATATTAGTGGTTTTGGCAGATGAAAGAAAAGAACTTTTAGAACAAAGATCTTATTTGGAAAATCTTAAAAATGAATAAAACTAAACGTTTTATTATTTATGAATCTAAAAAGAAATTGGTTTCTACTGATACTTATGAGGAAGCTTGTGATTTTATTGAAAGACTTCTTCCAGTAGAAAGAATCTCAAATTGTTCTATTAAAGATACGGAATTTAAACCATGAGTTATGCATTAATCCAATGTGATAGCGATGATGAATCACCATTAGCATTTCATATATTGAATTATGTATTGATGCTCCGAAATGCTGAATTGTGTGGAATTAAAGCGGCCGTTGATTGGCGCCGAGGATCTACAATTGGTTTATATAAAGATTCAAATGCTCCTATATTATTAGGACCAAATGTTTGGGATTGGTTTTTTGAACAACCGTTAGTAGAATTAGATGAAGTCTTAGATAATCCACATGATATTTGGCCGCAAGTATATCCATACCCTATTGGTATGGGTGAATATATGCGAAAGTTGAATGATCTTTTAACATTAGGTCGTATTGATGTTTATAATGTATCTGAAATGGAATTATTAAGGGAAATTGTACCACGACTTGTAAAATGGAGTCCAAGTGTACAACAGTATGCAAATATACTTTTTAAAAGGTATAATTTAATTCCAGAAGAAACAATAGCGGTTTCTCACAGAGGAACAAATAAATTTAATGATTTACGAATTAATCCTGGTTTGAAATTGGTTTCAATTGAAGATTATTTTGGTATTTTAGAGAATTTATTAATAGAACATCCAACATATAAAATTTGGTTTCAACCAGAAGAACAGATAATTGCTGAAAAAATGCAGAAACAATTTCCGCAAATAATAATTATGGATGAATTTTATAGAGTACCACCTCATGCACCGATTGATATGCATATTATATCCGATTGTGTTAATCCACAATCCGGATATGAAAAGGCACTAAAGGTAATAACAATGATGGTTATGTTTTCTATGGCCAGTATTTTGGTTAAGAATGCTGGTAATTTATCGGATTTAGCTGCTATTTTCTCAAAAGGAAAAATTATAAAAGTATGAAAGATATTTTTGAACGTGAAATTAAAATTGGAGATTATATCGCTGCTCCCACTTCTAGTAAATATAAAGGAACACATTTAAGAGTTGGAAGAGTTGTCAACATTACAGAAAATGGTAATATTTCTATTCGGGCTCGTATAGAAGATAAATGGGATTATAGAATTGGAAGAGCAAAAACTTGGAAAGTAAAAACAGTAACTCTTTTTGTGGCACCATTTATGATTTTGTCTAAAGATAATATCCCTAATGATATTTTATTAGAATTAGAAAGCGATAAATAATTGTATAACGCCACTAATAGGGGTGTCGTTTAATGGGAAGGATGGCAGTCTCCAAAACTGTAAGACGGGAGTTCGAGTCTCCCCACCCCTGCCAAAAGGAATAAAATGGCCACAGTAATAGAAGCACCACACGAATTTGGAATAGCTAATAATAGATTTAGTATTTTTCTGGCTGGATCTATTGCTAATGGGACTGCTATCGATTGGCAAGATAAATTAGCCAAAGAATTAGATCGTTTCGATTATATTGTGGTTCTTAATCCTCGCCGGAAGAATTGGAATCCTAATCTTGGCGGATCTCAATTACGTAAACAAATTACTTGGGAACAAGAGGCAATTAAATTAGCGACTATTGTAGTTTTCTATTTTGATCCATCTAAACAAAGTCCAATTTCACTTTTAGAATTAGGACAGTGTTTAGGTAGTCATAAAGAAGTGATAGTATATTGTCCTCCATCATATTTTCGATTTGATAATATTGATGTAACTTGCCAAAGATACGGTATTAAACCACATGCCGATTATCAACATTTCTTAACAGATATTGTTAATGAAATATCGAGGTTATAATGATAGAAAATCTTACATTTAAAGATTTCCAATCTAAAGTTATTGAAGCTTTATGCCCAGTTATTGTATATTTTACAGCTACTTGGGATACTATAGGAATTCAAACACGTAATTATTTAGAAACGGTGAATGAATCCAATTTACATATTGTTAAAGTTTATTCAGTTGATTATGATACTGAAAGAGAATTGGTTGAAAAATTCTCTGTTAGGAATTTGCCAGATATCTATGCTTTTAAAAATGGAAGATTGGTGGGTGCGGCAATTCATTGCACTAATGATAATGAATTATCTCTCCTATTTGGAGGAAATTTTTCATGTTAGTAGAAAAAAGGCTTTTAATATATTCTAAAATTCTAATGTATTGTGCCATAGCAGGTGCATTTTTTACTCTCCCATTTATTATCAATTCTCAGTTGACTTCCTTACAAAATAATGCTACAATACAAATGAATGTATTAAGAACAGATACAATTGCATTGGTAAATAAACGTGCTGATAGTTTTCAGGAATTGACTACGCAATTATTTGATAAAACGGATAAGAGAGTTGGGAATATCCAGGACGCTTTATTAGGACCTAAACAGAGTTTTAAAACCGATGTATTCGCCCGTGTGGATAAATTTACGGAAACGGTAGATATTTTATCAGCAAATGTTAATACGCAATTAGGTACTTTTAATGCAAATTTGAATGAACAGGAAACGGAATTAAATAAAAATATAGATCAAGTGACAACAGTATATGCTGCTCTTCCGGCACAAGTTGGGGAAAGATTTAATCAACAAACAGATTGTACTACAAATGGTTTATGTTGGCAAAACATGACAACAGATGTATTAGCTAATTTCCGTTATACAGGGCGTGATATTAGTGATATGACAAAAACTTTTAATGCAGGTTTTCCAAGTTTGATGAAAGATGCTGGAAGTATTACAAATAATGTAGATGCGATTACAGGGAATTTTAGAAGATTGACTAATCCTAAATGGTATGACCGGCTTATCGGTTATGGGTTAAATGCGGCAGTAATTTATCGAAATTTAAATCCAGTAACAAGTATTGCTTTAACAGGAGCATCATTTCTTTCATCCCGACCATAATATTTTGAGGATAATTGAATGACAGAATTAGATTATGGAATCCGAAATAAAAAAGGATTTCCTATGTTAGAAACTACTCAGTGGATCCGAGTTAATAAACAATGCCATTCGCTTGTTGATGAAAATAACAAAGTATTGGCTATAGTCTTCACTAGTTATGATGATGAAGATGGAGATGAAAATTTTATTTGGGAAGTAGAAGTAAATGATGAAGAATTTGGATCATATATTAGTCTATATTCTGCTAAATTAGCAGTTCAAGAAGCTATTGCAGATTGTGATGCTAGAATGGAAGCTTCCCGTAAAAAAGCTAAAGTTAAAAAAGATAAAAAGGAAGTTGAAAAAAAGGTGAATGCTAGAAAATGTAAATAATATTTTGAAATTTTATAGATTATCCAAAGAAGTTCAAATACCTACATATGCCACTGATGGGGCGGCCGCTTTTGATTTGCGGGTATTTTTAGATGGATCTTCAATTGAATGTTATAGAGATAATAATGAAGTTGCATTTCAATATGTACCACTTATAAATCCTGAATTGATTTTATGGCCAAACTGGCGTTATAAAATTCCTACTGGTTTAATTCTTGATATACCTGAAGGATATAGAGTTGATGTAAATCTGCGTGGTGGGACTGCTTTTAAAACGGGATTAATCCTTTGTAATTCAACTGGGATCATTGATTGGGATTATGTAAATGAACTTTTTATTTGTGTAATGAATACTACAGAAAATTCTATTACCATTCAAAATGGAGAACGTATAGCACAAGCGAAATTAGAACGTAAAATCCATAGTGTTTTGGAAGAACTTTACCAACCACCTGGTAAGAAAACTCAAAGAACAGGTGGATTTAATTCAACTGGAATATTTTAATGATCCATCTTGTATATGTTAATTCTAATTTTCAAGAAGTTCCTGAAGGTATAATGCATTTCTTTGGAATTTCTCCAGAATCTATTATGGAAGAGATTGATAAGGAAATTGTTGCTAAAGTTTTAGAACAGGTTAAGTAAGAAACAAAGTTCTTTCCTCTTGTCTGCGGTAAGTTAGTCCAGTACTCACTTTACCTTGAGAATATACCCAACGCAATAATTGATCCGCAGCACCTTGGTAATTTTTCTGATTTAGAAGTTTCAATAAAGTAGATGTTTCAAAAGATGCTATACCCATATTATAAGTAAAACTGGCTAAAGCATCATATTGGTTCTGTGTGAGTGGAACAATAATACTCGCAGCGAATGCGGCCTCAATAGCCGCAATTTTAACCATCATTAGTTCCACAGCTTCCGCTTGAGTGATGGTCACTCCGGGTACATTATATTTGGCAAGTAATTCTGGTGTATTAAGATTTGTGCCATATCCAATAGATAATCCACCTGCATCGGGATAAGCATGATCGACAAATCCTTCAGAATGTTCGATTCGGTTTAATCCATTTTGTGATACGTTCATGTTAATATTTATATTGACAAACAATAGCAAATTATGATATAATATGTAAATAGAGCTATGTATCTAATTTATAAACATACTTGTAAAATTTCCAAGAAAGCATATATTGGATATACTTATAAACCAATGATGGTCCGTTGGAAAGAAGAAATTAAACACTCTAAAAATGAAAACCATAAATTGAAAATAGATTACGCTATAAGAAAATATACAAAAGAAAATCAATGGATTCACCAAATTTTAATTGATAATATTCCTACTTTAAAAGAAGCCTTAAATTTGGAAATACTTTGTATATTTTATTTTGATACCTATAAACACGGTTATAATTATACTGTTGGTGGAGGTGGTCATGGAAAAAATTCCAAAAAGACAAATATAAAAATATCAAAATCTCTTTCTGGAAAAAAGAAATCAGAAGAACATAAGATACATTTATCGGAATCTAAAATTGGTAAGCCAAATAATCAATTAGGACTTAAGCGTTCCAAAAGATTTCTAAAACAAAATTCTGAATTACATTCCAAAAATTGGAAAATAGTTTATCCGGATTTTAAAATGCGAATTGTTAATAATTTATATAAATTTTGTAAGATTCATAAACTCAATTATGATTGTATGTATAAAGTTTCGGAAGGAAAACACAAATAACATAAAGGATATAAATGTTTTAGGAATTCATTATGAAATTTTACACCAATGTATGTTGTTATGGTTCAAATGTACTATTAAAGGAATTTGATAACGGGAAAAGAAAACGGTACCGGATAAAATATCACCCGACCTTATATGTCCCAGGAAAATCTAATTCAGAATGGCATACATTAGTCGGAGATCCGGTTGAACCCATACATTTCAATGAAATCAAAGAAGCGCGGGAATTTATCAAAGATCATGCCGAAAATGATCAGTATCCCATCTATGGGAATTCACAATTTCAATATAGTTTTATTGCTGAAGAATATCCAGAACATGACCTTGAATATTCATTGAATGCTCTTTGTATTGTTTCTCTCGATTTAGAGCATGAGAACGAACAAGGATTTACACAGGATGATGCGAAGATAGCGCGTGAACGAATCAATGTTCTGACTGTTAAAGAATTCAATGTTGATATCTTCCATGTTTTCACATTCGTAGATGGAAAGAAATATAATAAGAAGAATCATTTTGTTCCAAAATCAAAGAACATTAAGCATTATGAATTTGAAAGTGAAAAAGAAATGCTTTTGGGGTTCCTTGAATTCTGGAATAAATTAGACCCTGATATTATCACAGGATGGAATTCAAGATTCTTTGATATCCCATATTTGTATAATCGTTTAATGAATTTGTTTGATGAAAAGACCGCAAAGAAATTATCAACATGGGGAATTGTCCAAGCGGTTTCAGTAGATTTCAATCATAGAGAATGGCAATGTTATGAGATTTATGGGATATCTCAAATCGATTATTATCAGATCTATGTTAAAAATATCAAAGATCCAAGAGAAAATTATAAATTGGATTATATTGCCAAAACAGAATTGAAAGGTGAAGGAAAAGTTGATTGGCGAGAAAAATATGAAACTATGAAAGAATTTTATGAAAAAGATTTTCAATGGTTTACTGAATATAATATCCAAGATGTGAATTTGATTGAACAATTGGAAAAGAAAGTAAATCTGATTGCGTTAACTGTTGATGTAGCTTATTTGGCTAAAGTGAATTTTATGGATGTTCTCGCGCAAGTAAGAACATGGGATGTATTGATCTTTAATTGGCTTCATCAAGAGAAGATTGTAATCCCACAAAAAGAATATCAAGAGAAAAAGGATCAATATGTAGGTGCATATGTTAAACCACCTAATCCGGGAGTTTATGAAAGTGTAGTATCGTTTGACGTAGCTTCACTGTATCCTAATATTATTCGCGTACTGAATATTGGTCCTGAAGTTAAATTAACCGACCTGAAAATGAATTTAAATTCTGATGATGTGTTGGCGGAAAATGATAAATGGGAAGAGGCTTTTGGTAGAGCGACAAGTAATAATTGTACTAGTGCTTCTAATGGAGTTTTCTATAGTAAGGAGAAACAAAGTTTCTATAGTCGCATGGTTGAAACTATTTTTACTAAACGGAAGAAATATCAAGCGGATCTGAAAGCAGCTAAAAAAGAATTAGAAAGATGTACCGATCCAAAGAGAAAAATAGAATTAGAGAATTTGGTTTCCAAATTAGATGTAAAACAAAAAGCAACTAAAATTTTGCTCAATTCACTTTACGGTGCTTATGGAAATCCTTATTTTCGTTGGTATGATTTGGACAATGCTGAAGCGGTCACAATGACTGGGCAATTCATCATCCAATATATTGCGCGTGAATTGAATCGGTATTTTAATGACCTATATAAGACTGAAAATTTAGATTTTGTGATTTATTCAGATACAGATTCAGTTTATGTAAGTTTGGATAAATTGATTCAGCATGTGTTTAAAGGAAAGAAACCAGATATTGAGACATTGATTAGTTTCTTGGATAAAGTTTGTAAGACTAAATTAGAACCATTGATTGATCAATTGTTTTCTCAAATTACAAATGACCTTATCAATGGGATGAAACTTGAAAAGCCGATCTTAAGTATGAAACGGGAAGTATTAGCAGACCGCGGCATTTGGGCATCCAAGAAGCACTACGCTTTACAAGTATGGAATTCAGAAGGTGATAATTATTTTGAATGTAATGCTTGCCATAATGAGTTTTCTGGTCCTTCTGAAAAAGCACCACCTTGTAATGATTGTAAAAGTAAAAATACTAAACGAGTTTCTAAATTGAAAATTATGGGATTTGATCTTGTTAAATCAAGTACCCCACAATATTGCCGAGATGCAATGAGAAAAGCTGTCCAAATTATGATGACAGGAACACAATTTGAAATGGCAGATTTCATAGAAACATTTCGACAAAAGTTTATGAAATTACCAGTTGAAGATATTGCCCGCCCTCGAGGAGTGAATAATTTAAAAAAATGGGAAGATGAAGCAGACACTTATAAAAAAGGAACAGATATTGGAGTTAAAGCCGTTTTAATTTATAATAAATGTTTAGAGGATAAAAAGTTGCAGAAAAAATATCCTCCAATTACATCATCTGAAAGAATCAAGTATGTATATTTGAAACAACCTAATCCAATTGATGATCAAGTAATTGCTTTTAATGGTAAATTACCACCAGAATTTGGATTGCATAAGTATGTTGATTATGAAAAAATGTATGAAAAGACTTTTATAAATCCAATTGAGAAAATTTTAGACCCAATTGGGTGGAGTACAGAAAAAATAGAAGATATGGATAAATTTTTCGTATGAATACAGAAGAAATGATAGAAGAAAATAATGAATATCCGAAATATAAAACATTAGAAGGTGATAATAAATCTCATACAGTAATGGGTACTATGACTAGAGGACTTTCATTGGTTAGAGAATTTGAAACTGGAGCAACCAGAGATTTAGATATATCAAAGATTGATTATGAAGCTTGTTTATCTCCAATTGTATTAGAAGCATTTGGAGAATATATGTTAAGTTGTAGTGTACAAGCGGATGGATCCAAAAGACCTGGAGATAATTGGCAGTTAGGTATAACTTTTAATTCATATATTAAATCTTTGTTACGACATGTTTGGGATTTATGGAAATTACATAGAGGATATCCTACAATTGATAAAAAAACTGGTAAACCAGTAAATAAAGAAACTGCATTATGTGCTATTATATTTAATGCACAAGGATATTTGCATGAGTTATTGAAGGAAAAATTAAAAAATGGCGTATGTTGAATATTCCTGCAGAAAATTTGGATATTTAATTGTTAAAGAATTTTGTTATTATAAACCATATAATGATAAAGTTTGTTCTTGGTGGAAATGTTTTTGTAATGGTTGTCAGAAAGAAATAATTTTACCACTGGTTTTGTTTAGAAGAAAGAGAAAAACTATTTCTTGTGGATGTAAAAATATTGAAAATTATAGAAAAGCACATTTAAAACATGGATATTTTTCAAGATATAACCATAGAGAAATACCAACACAAAGAAATAATATAACATATGGTTCATATATTAATATGTTGAAAAGATGCTATGAACCAAATGCCAAAGGTTATAAAAATTATGGTGGAAGAGGTATTTCTGTTTGTAGTAGATGGAGAAAATCTTTTGAAAATTTTATTAAAGATGTTGGTAAAAGACCTGGACCTGAATATTCAATTGATCGTATAGATAATGATGGTAATTATAAACCAGGAAATGTTAAATGGTCTACAAGAAGTGAACAAAATAAGAATCGTAGGAAGTAAATGGAACAAATTAAAGAATTAACTGGTCAAGAAATTTATGATCGTGAAGTGTCGGATAGTAAAGCAAGTAATCGCCAAGGTAATTATGAAAAAGGATCTTGGATAGGTACTTATAGAGGACATAAAATTTTCCCAATTAATCCAGATCCTAATGAAATTGATATTCAAGATATTGCCCATGCATTGGGAAATAACTGCCGATATACTGGTCATGTGAATCAATTTTATTCCGTGGCACAACATTGTGTAATAGTAAGCGAATTAGTTCAACCAGAAAATGCTTTAGCTGGATTGCTCCATGATGCTTCAGAAGCATATTTAAGTGATATTGCCCGACCTGTTAAATATAGTAAAGCACTTGAAGGTTATCGTGAAGTCGAAGCTAAATTAGAACGAGTAATCAATGAGAAATTTGGGTTACCATATCCAATGGTACAAGATGTTAAATGGGCAGATGATATGGCCTTGATGGCTGAAGGATATTATCTATTTAAACCTATTCCAGATTGGGTAACGGAAAGATTGTCACAAGAGGGATTAGATAAACCTATGATTCCAAGATTTTTTTGTTGGCCTCCTGTAACTGCCAAAGCGATGTATATTAAACGGTTTTTAGAATTAAATGGTGTGAAACTATCAATAGCCACTGATGAAGATTTCTTACAAATGGAGAGAATGAATGGCGCGTCCAAAGAAAATTAAAGCAGCAAACAAAATTCAACGGGTAAAGAAACCAAGAGCACCTAAACCTGTAAGAGAAAAGAAGGTACGGGAAAAGAAAGTAAAGCAAACGGCCAATATCGCCTTTTTTGAAAAGATAGCCAAAGCAACAGGAAATGACCTTGCTCAAGCGGCTTCAAATGGAATTATATCAGGCGATGTAACGGGTTGGATTGATACGGGTGTATATCTATTGAACGCTCAATGGAGTGGTTCATTATTTGGTGGAGCACCTAACAACAAGATTGTTGTTTTCGCAGGACCATCTGCTACAGGTAAGACCTATTTCATTTTAGCATTGGTTAAACATTTCTTGGATACGCACCCGGGATCGGGGATCATGTTCTTTGAAACTGAAGGTGCGATTACAAAAGATATGATGGTGTCAAGAGGAATTGATGTATCTCGTGTATATGTGATTCCTATCGAAACGGTTCAAGAATTCCGGACTCAATCACTTAAGATGTTGCGCGTAGTGAAAGAAACAAAACCTTCAGAGCGGCAAGAATTGATGTTTGTATGCGACTCTTTGGGAAATCTTTCTACACAGAAAGAAATGGAAGATGCTGAATCGGGTAGTGAGAAACAAGATATGACCAGAACCCGGTTGATTAAATCAGCATTCAGAACTATTACATTGAAAATGGGTTTATTAAATATTCCATTCTTTATTACGAATCATGTATATAAGACTCAAGATCTATTTTCTCACACAGTCCAATCGGGTGGCAGTGGGCCACAATATGCCAATTCGCTTTCAGTATTCTTGAGTAAGAGTAAAGATAAAGAAGGAACTGAAGTAGTTGGAGTTATTTTACACTGTAAGTTAGAAAAGGGCCGCTTGACGAAAGAGAATACATTGATTGATGTATCTCTGGATTATGCGGGCGGATTAGATAAGTATTATGGATTACTGGAACTTGGATTGAAGTATGAACTATTCAAGAGAGTAAAAGAGAAGAAAGAGAAAACAGCAACAGAAGGATTTGCGAAACTGAAAGAAGGTAAAGAGAAAGCAAAGAAGGGTGGTAAAATTAGAATTGGTGATAAGGTAGCAACTGAAAAACAGATCGAAGCAAACCCAGAGGTATATTTTACCGATGAAGTGCTGAAGGCGCTTGATGTATTTGCCGGTAAAGAATTCAATTATGGTATGACGGTTGAAATGCCGGAGGAAGTAGCGAGTGAGGTTGAGGAAGATTAAGAATTGTTTGACTTTTTGAATTGAAATGAAAGGTGGTTTAAGTATATAATGGATTGATGTGACGAAAAATATTTTATGACTATAGATGATTTTGTTAATGGATTATTTGATTTAAAATATGATAAACATCCTGGAGTAGCAACAAAGAAATATTTAATAAAATGTGATGCTGACTTTATAGAACAACCAAAAGGTAGTCAAAATTTTCCAGATTTTGATCCTGTTGAAAATATTTTTAAAGAAGGAAAATGCTGTTTTCGGATAGAAGAAAAATCAAATAAAAAACATGGGATCCATGTAAAACCAATGTATAACGGTCATTTTGTAAAAAAAGAAGATGACGCATTATATACTTATATAACTCCAGATTTTTCTGTTGCTTTTTTGGGAGAACATATTAGTAAAATTGATGATTATATTATTTGGTTGGAATATATAAAGAAATCTAAAAAACTTGTTAATGAATTTATTCCAAAATTTGGAGGTTTATTAGTACCTTATTTTCGAGCGACAGTGACACATAAAAAGGGAATTGAATTTTGTTATGGAGAGTTGAACAATGAGGTTATTAAAAAAGATTTGCATAAATATTTGTATGGGCACATTATATAACGAAGATTGTTTTAAAAGTTTTACCAAAATAGAAAAACATTCTGTGGATTTGGTTTTGATTGATCTTCCATATGGTACAACTGCATGTCCTTGGGATTCTATTTTACCTTTGGATAAATTGTGGAAAGAATTGAAATTAGTAGCCAAGTCAAATGCGGCATATGTTTTTACAGCACAACAACCTTTTACAACTACGCTTATCAATAGTAATTTGAAATGGTTTAAATATTGTTTAGTTTGGCAAAAACCTAATGGTACAAGTCCATATCAAGCCAAATATATGCCAATGAAGTGCCACGAAGATGTTGTGGTATTTTATGATAAACAACCGACATATAATCCTCAAATGAGAGAAGGAAAACCATATAAATGGAATAGTAAGCGTTCTGGTGGGGAAGCGGGATCAATAAAACAAACTAAAGAAACTCCTATTGATAATGAAGGAACCAGATATCCCATATCAGTTTTAGAATTTTCACAAGATCGTGGATTACACCCAACTCAAAAACCCGTGGCCTTAATGGAATATTTAATTAACACATATTCAAATCCTGGTGATATGGTATTAGATTGTTGTATGGGATCTGGTACTACTGGCGTCGCGTGTGTGAATACCAATAGAAAATTTACAGGTATAGAGAAGGATAAGAAAATTTATATTGGTGCCGATAAACGCATAAAACAAGCCATTAAGGATAAACCTATAGATATAGACAAATTCTTCAAGTAGGTTGCTATCCACGCGCCCTTTGTGTTATAATGGTGTTATGAGAAAAGAATTGAAGAAGTTTAAACTTGAGAAAGCCTTCCATGAATGCGGAGTATCTAAACTAAAACCATTTAATGGTGCTGGTGTAGATTTCTATTATGAGCCATTTGAACAAGTGGAACAAAATATGCGCAGAGAAGATATGATGAAGAAATTAACTTCTCCACAACAAAATTTTGTAAAATCTTTAATGGGAGGTGTTTCTATAAAAGAATTGGGTTTGGATAAAGATAAATTAGGATTTATGGTGAAACAAATTCAAAACGAATTACATACAACGGAGTAAATATGAAAAAGAAACCAGTAAAAGAAAATTGGAAGTTAGTGGGCCATATTGGTGTAGATTCAGGAATGTGTTGGATAGGTGATCCATGTTATATTGGTGATGGATTACCAGAATTGGATGTTAGTAATGAAAAAGGCCCATATATGAAAAGTTTCAACTATGAAGCGGGCCATGAAGGATTAGGAGTTTGTGTTTCTACAGGATATGGTGATGGATTTTATCCGGTTCATGCTTTACTTGAAAAAGATGTTTCAGGTAAAGGAAATAGAATTGCTATGATTGTAATTGATTTTCATTTAAATGCTGAATAAATTGTGAAAGGTGCCTATATAATGTCTAATGTGACCTATGATATGACATGGTGGAAAATTATATTGAGAAGGGTGTAAATTGGCAGATGTATGTGAATAACAATTATACATTAGATCCATTGATCTATAATACCAATAAAGGTCATTTCCTGAAAGCAGATGAATTAGAACATAGTATTGCTGATTTTAGTAACGGAAAGATCCAGTTTAAAGATGAACAAGGACGAGATCTTTATGTTCCTAAATTTGATTTATATGTTGAAGTGAAATACAGTTCTCATGCTTTATATGGTAAGACTGGTTGGAGAGAATGTATTAAGGGAATCCAGTTAATGAAGTTCCGTGGGAATAATCATTACAATGTTTTGCCTGAAGACTATTCCCAATTTATTATGGTACTTGAGGAACAGTGTGGTATTCTGGTAAATAAAGATGCTGCTAAAAAATATATTGTAGATGCTGACGATGGTTTATATCTCAAAAAGTTTCCTATTGAGAAGTCCTATAAATTATTCGGCCCGTTGGCTCCATCAATATCAGAACACCAAAAAGATAAAATAATCCAAGAAAACCGCCACGATATGGAGAAATGCCGTATTAATTGGCGTGCAAGACTTGCGAGGTGTAGTAAATGAAAAGAATATTACCAGAAGGATATTATACCAATAATGAATCAAATCCTTATCTCGTAACATTAAATATGGGGCCTTATAAAGGACTTAAAATCCAGGTCGCAGAGAAAATTAAAATTATACCTGTAAAAGAAATGGATTATAGACCAGGACAACCACAGTTTTGTTATGATTATAGAATTCTACATTATGCAGGGCATAATCCTAGAGAATGTGAAAAATCGAAAGCACTTTCTCGGATAGTAGCAGCTATAGCACTTGAATTGGTTTGCGAACAAGAAGAAGGTTGGAAATTAACTCCTCAGGAGAACAATGTCAGACACTAGAATAGAAACAATTATCCTCCGCCAACTATTTCATAATGAGGAATATACTCGTAAAATTATTCCTTATTTAAAAGAGGAATATTTTAAACAGACTCACGAGAAATTAATTTTTACTCATACCGTAAATTATATTGCCGAATACAATAAACTTCCAACAATTTCAGTTATTGCTGTATCGATTGAAAAGGAAAATGTAGTTGAAGAAACATATAAAGAAGTATTGGAAACTTTAACAGAATTGGAAGATGATAGTGAAAAATTTGAATTAGATTGGTTAATAGATGAGACCGAGAAATTCTGTAAAGATAAGGCACTTGTTTGCGCTGCTTATAGATCTGTTGCGATTTTGGAAGGGAAAGATAAAAAACTAGATTCAGGTGCGATTCCACATATTTTTGAAAACGCTTTAGCAGTTTCATTTGATCCTTCCATTGGTCATGATTATTTTAATGATGCAGAATTCCGATATGATACATTACATGCGGATGAATATAAATTACCTTTTGATGTTTCATATTGTAATAAGGTAACAAAAGGTGGAGTACCTTCCAAAACTCTCAATCTTTTGGTTGGTGGAATTTATGTTGGTAAAACATTAGGTCTTTGTCATCTTGCAAAATCCTATATGTGCGCGGGAAAGAATGTTCTTTATATTACTTTAGAAGTTTCAGAAGTAAATATCAATTTGAGAATTGATTGTAATTTATTGGATACTTCAATTGATACTATTGAAGATCTTCCGAAGGAAATTTTCTTAAAGAAGATACAAAAGGCACGTGAAAGTACTCCAGGTAAATTAGAAACTAAAGAATATCCAGCAGGTTCAATCCATGTAAATAATATTCGAGCATTATTAGGAGAATTGAAATTAAAAAAACAATTTATTCCAGATGTTATTATCATTGATTCAATGAACTTGATGGCATCTTGCCGTATTAAAGCAAGCGATAAAACACACATTACAATTTTGGCAATTGCTGAAGAAGTAAGGGCATTAGCCCAAGAATATAATGTTCCTATTTGGAGCGCAACGCAACTTGATGCCGCTGGAATTGAATCTACAGATCCTACAATTACTCAAGTAGCTGGTAGTAAAGTTGGTTTATTAGCAACTGTTGATCTTGCATGGTTTTTAATTTGTACCGATAAATTGCGTGAATTAGGACAAATGAAGATTATTCAGCACAAGAATAGATATAAAGATGCAAGTGAAAACAAAAGATTTTTTATTGGATTAGATCGTAAGAAATTCCGTTGGTATGATGTAGAACAACGTGGCCAAACAAGAGAAGATGATCCCCCTGAACAAGATGAACAACAAATGAAGCGTGATGTATCCAAGAGACATGGAAGCCAACCATATGAACCTGGTTATAAAAATCTACAAACCAGGAAATTTGGGTTGCGTGGAAAGAAAACATTCTCCGATTTTAAAGTCTAAATATTAAAGAATGCTAGATATTGATACTAAACTCGCAGAAATAAAAACTAAAAGTTATAATGGGTTGTTTGAAAATTTTATTAAACAACCCAGTAATGCTGGTTCCATCCTTGAAGATATAACAGAAATCCTCCAAAGAAATTTTCCTACTCCTACTAAAGAATTCGAAGATATTGGATTCGAATTTGCGAAACCTACCCAAATCAATTTTAGTAACTTATTATCTTTACAAGATGTATTATCCTATAGTAATTTTGAACGATTGGTAAGAATCATTCAAAAAGGACAATTACGAACATCAACAAGTGGAGAAGATGCCGTTTATGTAATCCAATATCATAATCAAAAATATATTATTGATGGAAATCATAGAATAGCTGCAATGATTTTATTTGGTAAAACAAATGTTTCTGGGAAACTTTTAGATTTAGATCATTTACCAGATAATTCTCCTGATAGATTAATTGCTGAATTTAAAAAATTAGGTGTTGTTATATCTTTTTCAGATCATCCAAGAAATGGAGAATTTTTAAAAAATGATTGTTCTATTAAAATTCTGGATATAATTTTAGGTGTTTTTAAAAAAGCTAAACAAAAAAATTTGAAATTACCTCCTGAAATTAAAGTTGATAATTCAATGGAATTATATGCTTATTATGATCATATTGATCATTTTATGGGAATTAATACAGGATTATTTTTAAATCCTACAATTACCCATTCTTATGTAATTGATAATGATAAAGAAGCTTTAATATGGCATGAATTAGGACATATTTATCATGAAAAAACACAAAGTAAAACATTTTCAAAAGAGACTTCATTTTCTCTTAAATTGAAACGAGATATAGAAGATAAAGTTAGTGAATATGCTGCGGTAAATTCTACAGAATTTGTGGCTGAAGTTTTTTGTGGGAAAATTTTTCATAAATCATTTGAAAAATGGATATTAGATTTATATAATTATATATTAGATCCAAAAACAGAAGTATTGGGTAGCCAATTTGAATTTAATAAAAAAACTCATCTTATTTCTCTTAGACTCCCAGTTTCACCTACTGCCAAATTATCTTCAGCTACCATAAAACAAATTATAACTAAATTAGGATATAAAGATGTTTTAAATGAACCTCTTATAGGTATTCCTAAAGCATTTTATATTATGGTTAAAAATAAAAAAGAAATTATTAATTTTGTTAAACCTATTTTTGATGCTTTAAGAATTTATAATCCTAAAATGAAAGAATTAGAACATGAAGGTCCTTACTTACCAGAATATCGGTATATTGAAGTAGGAGATTTTAAAATTTTTGCAAGAATTAAAGATACAATTAAATTACCTACAATGTCTGCAGGAAGAAAAAATGAATTAGATTTTTATAATGCAATTCATGAATATTTGGAAGTATATAAAAATATTAATATTGAATTCCAAGTTAATGGACGAACAGATTTTTTTGTTAAAAATATTACTGATATTATTGATGTAAGTACCAAAAAAACTAAAGAACGTTTAAAAAGTAATATGAATTTGGTTACGTATCGAGGTATAGTTCCAATTTCAATCAAACAAGCTGATGCGCCTGGATGGGAATCACCAGAAACATATTGGGGAGAAATTACTCAACATGTATTTGAATATGTATTAGATACTTATCCAAAATTGGTGAAATTAAAAAATAAGAATGGTATATATAATTTGGATCCAGAAATAGATATTCAAACTTCTTCCCAAGAAGCTCAAGATGTAATTTTTGGTGATGATATTTATAAACATGGTGCGGTTATTAAACAAACTTGGGAAACAAGATATTTTGATTGGGATTATAGGTTTAATACATTAATTTTAGAATGTAAAACCATTATTCAAAATTTAAATGATGTTCCTTTTGAAGATTATCCATTTTTTCAAATTAGAAATTTTGAAAATAAAAATCCAAAATACCTATTAAAAGGATTAGGTGTATTGGCTGTAACAAAGAAAACTATAGCTAAACGCCATATTCTTTTAGAAAATCAAGAAGCACAAACTGCAAAACAATATGTTTCTCCAAATTATACATTAGAAAATATTCGTAAAGCCACTTGACATTAATGAAAAAATCTGATAATATGTAAGTATGAAGAATATTCATTTGCAGCATGTAGAAGATTTATGTTTTACAAAAGCTGATCCATTTATTCCATTGAATATTTTGGAACAAGTATATCACTTTTTATGTGGTATAAACACTTCTAATACCAGAATATCAGTTAAATGGGATGGTGCTCCGGCTTTTATTTGTGGGAAAAATCCTGAAAATCAAAGATTTTTTGTAGGAACAAAAAGTGTATTTTCAGGGAAAATAAATTATTGTCATGCTGATATTTTAGAAAACCATGAATCAAAAGGACTTCAAATTACTTTAATGGAACTTTATGATAGATTATGGTATTGTGATATTCCACAAATTATTCAAGGAGATGTTCTTTGGACAAAGTACCGCACAGGTGGTGAAATTTCATTTCAACCAAATACTTTAAATTATAAAATTCCTCATCATTTCATAATTTCGAAATATATACGGTCTTGTCAAATTGGTTGTGTATTTCATACCACATATACTGGAAATAAAATAAAAGATATGGAAGCTAATTTTGGAGCAAATGCTCCAGAAAATGCATTTCAAGAACAAATTTATTGTTTTGAACCAGAACTTCCAGAAGAAGAAATGATAGCTCCCGGAGATTGGGGAAAAATTGAAACTGCAATTTCTTCATTACGTCATAGAGCAATTGATATTTCTAAAACTGCATTAGCTACTTTAGGATCTAATGATTTATTCCAATTGTATATTAATGATTGTATCCGAAATGATAAACTTCCATATAGTAATGAATTTCTGTCTTTTGTAATTAGGGATTATACAAAACATCAAGAAACTTTAAAAACAGAAAAAGGAAAAAATGTTGTTTTTGAAAAAATGACCAAATATATGGCCGGATTACTAGTATATTGTGGTGATATTTTCAATTATTATTTGGATTTAATGAGGTTGAAAGTAATATTGGTTCGAGAATTAGATAAATTAAATATATCTGTTAATATTTATTTACCTGATGGAACACCATGTGGCCATGAAGGGTATGTAGTAAAGTCATTGGGATATACAATTAAATTGGTAGATCGTTATACGTTTTCCAAAGCAAATTTTAATTATGATATGGAATGGAAAAGAAAATGAAAATTGAAAAGCTCCGAAGTATGTTACGTAGTATTGAAATATTAAGGCGCCCGTTGACAGATAATGAATATCAATTGGCTATTTGGTTGAAAAAGGTAATTGATGAGCGGGAATTTAAATTAAATGAAAAGTGGACTACATACGAGAATTAATCATGAAAACTATTGTAGTCACTTATGGAAGATTCCAACCACCTACACGTGCTCATGGTGAATTATTTTGGGCAATGCAAACTGAAGCTGATAAAATATGGAATTGTCCTGTTAGTATTTTCATTTCTCCTAAGCAAGATCATAAAAATAATCCTCTTTCTTTTCAAGCTCGTCAAGATTATTTGTGGAAATGTGGTCTTACAATTTCGAGAGGAGTAAATCCTGTAAATAATCCATTTCTTGCAGTTTGCCAATTAGGAGATGCTGGTTATGAAAGAGTAATTTTTTATTGTGGTTCAGATCAATTGAAGAAATATGAAACATGGAAACAATATATCAATCATAAAGATCCAAAGAAAAGGATTCCCGGTGTTCAAGAATTAATTTTCCGTCAATTTGGATTACCTCGTGGTCCTGTGAATGATATGAATGCCACTCAAGCACGAGAGGCCGCTAAAGCCGGTGACTTTGAGACTTTCAATTCCATTGTATTGGGGACCAATTTGGAACAAAATAGGTCACTTTACTTGGATACCGTTTCTGGTCTCCTGGATAAGTAAATATAATGTGATTGAGACATTTTTTGTTTGGTTTCTTTTGAATGTTTAAATCCTAAATGACTTTTATTCCCCATAGCGGCCAAAGACATATTCTTTCTACTTTCTTGAGAATGTTTTCGTCCAACATTTCTTTTATTTCCAATTAAAGATTTTGAAATTTTTTTTCTTGTTTCTTTAGAACATTTTATTCCTTTATTCCAAGCCATTTGTAATCCTTTCTTTCCTTTATTCCAGGGAATTTTACCTTTATGTATTTCTGACATTTTTTGTTTTGTTTTTTCGGATATATGTCCCGAACCATCTCCACCAGGAGTCATATTATATCCGTTATGATAAGTATCATACTTCGCAATCATTTCAATTTCTAATTTCTTGGCTTCTTGTAGGGTCAGAATATTATTAATTAGGACTTTATGAAGCCATTGATTTTCATTGGGGTATTTTAGGATTGCTTTATGAAATTTTCTTAATCCCCGCTTTGAATCATTTAGATGTATTTTCCATCTTTCTTCAATTGTTTTATACGTATATCCGATATAAGATTTTCCTGAAGGACTTGTATGTTTGTAAATGAGATAAATATTTTTAGACATATGCGATAGAACCTTTCTATTGCTTTGTTTAGGGACCATGTGGTGCTAATGACACTACTTGGTCCTATTACTATTTATTGAATATTGAGAATTGATAAATAGTAGTGTAATCATAGAAGTAGGAGAACTCTCATGAAATTGGCACGAGATACAAATTTCGGGGATAGATTGGCAAATGAACATGTAATGGAGAACATTCATACCGCTCCATCTTATTCATTTTCCCATTATTGCGAAATGAAGGAAAAAGAAAAACAGCACAAATATTTTCAAGATGAATTTAATTTATCTGAAGATCGGGAAGTGGTTTTCGGAACTCATAATGGTTGTGATTATTGCGAAGGAACAGGTTGGTGCCCCGTATCTAAAGCTTGTATGGTTGAACCACTGCATTCACTTTGGGTACAAGCTGAAGTAGATACTCCTTCTGAAGATGGATACCATCTGGTTCAATGCCCAGTGTGTTGTCCATACAATGATGGAAGTAAAGATGTAAAAGATTCTCTTGATGAACATATTGTTAAAAAAGGTTCTTCATTTGAATTAAAATCCAAAAAATCTGGAAAAAATCTTGGTACTTATCATTCTAAAGCTGGAGCCAAAAAGAGAGAGGCGCAGGTTGAATACTTTAAACACCTCAAAGAAGATGGTGGTGGGAATCCTTGGAAAACACATTGGGAACAAGCAATCCTTCCTGGTGCGCCTGATCGTGAAGGTGAAACTGATAAAGAAAAAAGGATTGAAGAAGCAAACCAACCATCTGATTATAACCGACAACAATCATCAGAAACAAAAGACCAAAAATCTCAAGAACAAAAAGCTTCTGGTCAAAAACAAAATGATAATCGGTTACAATATGAAAAGAAGAAAAAAGCTGCCGATAAAAAGAAAGCGGAAGAAAAAGAAAGAGAAACTAAAAAGCTTCTTCCTTATGAATTTACAAACCAAAAAGATGCTGAAAGAACCGCTGGACATTTAGGCCTTAATGGATCTCATACGACTGGTAATGGAATTTATAAACCAGGTTCTTCAGATATGTCATTACGTGATGCTGTAGCTCGTAAAAAAGCCAAACAACATATGCGAAGTGGATATCATGAAGAAAATAATAATAACCCTCCACCTGCATATCCTTTAGATAAATTAGGTCTTCATGAAACTGTCCAATTAATTAAGGAATGTGTAAGACATTAAATGAAAACTTTATCAAGGATTCGGGAAATAATCCTTGAATCTAAAGACCTTATTATTCCGCGTGGGCATTTAAATATTCCACGATTTCAAATGCCCCAAATCAAGAAAGAAAATTATCCAGAATTTTTGCGTTTATTAGATCTTCGTAATATTTCTATTCAAAGAGTAAAAATTCCTGCAAATCAACTTCTTGCCGCTCAAAATGAAATCAACCATGATAAAGTAAAAGAATGGATGGTTTCTATGCCTATTGAAGCCCGTGAAAAACCTCTATTAGTTTCATCTGATTTATATGTATTGGATGGAAATCATACTTGGTTAGCTATTTTAAATCGTGATGAAAATGCTTCAATTGATTCTTGGATTTTAGGATTAGAAATGGAAGATTTATTAAAGGAAATTAAATTATTTGATAAAATCACTTATAAAACAATTGATGAACATTGTGGAATCATAAATACTTTAAAGGGGAAGATGTTATGTATGTAACAGATATTACTGGTAATTATGATGATTTTTCATTATCAGAATCATTAGTTAAAAAAGTTCAAAATATTTTAGAAGGAAAAAATCCTTTAAATGAAGTTTCACCTCCTAATCCAAAAATTGAAAAATGGATTAAAGCTAATAAAGGAAGATTTGAAAAAGAATATGGGGCTGAAAAGGGAAAAGAAGTCCTTTATGCTAAAGCCTGGACAATGCATAATGAGGAATTAGAAAAAGAGAAAAAAATCCAAGAATCTATCATGAATGAAGTTTCTCCCCCCGATCCTAAAATAGAACATTGGATTAAGTCTAATAAAGGAAGATTTGAAAAGGAATATGGAGCCGAAAAAGGAAAAGAAGTTCTCTATAGTAAGGCTTGGAAAATGCATAATGAAGCTTTAGAGGAAGAATTGGAAGAAGAAAAAAAGACTTTAAAAGATTTTAATGAATTTGATCCTAATGATAGAGAAAAAGAAAAAGAAGAAAAAGGTGGTAAAAAAAGAGAAAAAATCACCTTTAATCCGGTTGTTGAACCTGAAAAAATAGCTGAGCCGGATAAAATTACAAAAATTTAAGGAGAATTAGAATGTCACTTTGGACAAAAACTAGCGCACCAAAATTTGCGCCACATGCAGTTCCAGGGATTGATGGTTGGGTACATCCCGTAACAAATGAAATATTAGAAACATTTGGATCATCAAATAAACCTTCACCAATAGCATCACCTGTTATAGAATCCTGTGTTCTTTATAGAGCATTTATTGCGGCTTCTGGTGATGTATTACCAGATTTACGAACAAGTTTTCATACAGGAGATTATTTAACTTTTGCAGTAAGATTTGATGCACAAGTAACAGTAGTTCCGGATGTTGGTTCACCATATCTTGAAGTAACAATTAATGGTGTTGTAAGAAATGCTGTATATGTTCAAACGAGTTTTGGACTTAATACTGCTACATTATTATTTGTATATCAATTACAATCTTCCGATGCAGCTACACCAGGAAATATTAGTGTAGATAGTCAAATACATTTAAGTGGTCATATTTATAAGCTTGGGACAACAACTCCAGTTACAATAACTGGAATTCCAAGAACACTTTTATTATCATTATCGGGTGTTCAAGGACATTTTGCTGTAAATAATGCTATGTCATGTGGTATTGGTTCTGCACAAGGATATGTTGTAGGTTATACACCATCTTCTTCAACTTCAGGTACACTTATTGTAGTTGAAACGGCAGGAACATTTTCAACTAGTGGAACTGCTGGTATTCAGGATATTACAACAAGTGCTAGTGGTATATTAAATGCAACAAATACACAATTATCTGATATCACAATTTCATCAACAGTTCCAGGTAATTGTTCAGTGGCATTTGGGGCCTCTGCATATGATTTAGGTGCTCAAGTTGTTCTTACAGCCACATTTGATCGTCCAATTACAGTAACAGGCACTCCTAATATTGTAATTAATGTTAATGGTTCTGCTCGGACTGCTGGTTATGCTTCTGGTTCTACAACCGATGCATTAGTATTTAATTATACTGTTGTATCTGGTGACCATGGATCTCCAGGAACAGTTTCATTAGTATCTCCAATTAATTTAAATGGTGGAACATTATTGGATGCTAGTAGTTTAGCACCTTCATTAACATTTACACAACCGGCAGGTATCGCTTCTCAAATTATTGATGGTTCTGTACCAACATTTGCAATAACACTTGAAGATGGTATCCATTTTACAAATGGTGGAACATCTGGAACAGCCGGTATGGCTGCGGCTTCAGTTATTGCCACATTTAATAAACCAGTTACATTAATACTTGGTAGTGCAGGAACCACAGGTATTGAATTACAATTCCATTCTTCAAGTGGAACCGGTGCTGAAACCATACAAACTAGATTTGCAAGTGCTGGAACATCTGGTATCAGTAATACAACCATATTAACATTCAATTATACAATTACTGGTAGTGATAAAGCAACGGCTGGTGGAGTTGATGTTGTTTCACCAGTATTGTTACATGGTGGAGCATCAATTCTTGATGATGCTGGAAATGCTCCAACTTCATTAATATTTACTCCTCCTGCAACTACTAATGATTACGTAAATTAAGGGTGAAATATGAATTTAAATAAAAAATTCCAATCTTTTTTAAAAGAAGATAATACAAATCCTTCAATCCCGTCACCTGGCAATGTGGTGACGGGATTGAATACTTCTGAACAAGAAGCTTTATTACGGCATATTAATAGTGTATTGGTTGGCATTGCTGAAGCACCATCAATTAATCCATATTATCAATTAGATCGGGTAAGAGAACGTTTGAAATTGGCATTAGGATTAACATTTGACGATGTTTGGTTTTTAAAAGAAGTTGGGTCATTTGAAAAAGTATTAGTTCCTCATAATAATTTAAATGCTGCTACTCCTGCATTTAGAACCACTAATGATCAAACAACAAGTCCAGGAGTTCATACACATGCGCCTGCTCCCGGTGGAGATGTAATTGATAATGGGTATTTAAATAAATTTCCTCATGGGTTGGTACTTAAAGTCCAATATTTAAAAAGTAAAACATTATGGTATATAAATGTTGAAATTGTTCCGGCCCCCGATCTTCCTAAAGGAACAATTGCTTAATGTACTAAATAATTATGAATGATTGATAAAGAGAATTTAACTAATAATAACTTTCTTGAATATGCCATGTCTTCATATATCCATTTTTGTTGGCGTGGCATATCAGAATTTTATTATGATTTATTAAAAATCAAATATTTGAAACGCCTGTTTCGAAAATATAACGAAATTGGGGAAATTGATGATGCAAGGCTTAGATTGGCATTAAATCATTTGATTGTTTTTTATAATTTGTTTCCCATTCAAGTGGCCACAAGAATTTTATTTTTTAAATTAGAACCTGCTCTTTATCCTATACTAAAAACTTTTTTAATTTTCTTAAATTATCAACCTGCAATAGTTCATGGAATTAATGGGAAAGATATTGTATCCAAAAAAATTATTATTCATGATGATATCTTAGAAAGATTAAAAACTTTGGGGAAATTATGTTAGAATATTATTTGATGCTCCAAATGATTAATTTACTTGTTAAACCCTGGACAGAAATGCCAGCGTATAAGCTTGGTATAATTGATGCTCGTGGAAAAGTATTAAAGAAAACTCATCAATTAAAAACCGCTACTGAAAAAGTTGCATACGGAACATTTCAAAAATTTTGTTTTAATTTACGACGTTTTATAGAATCTCTTCCTGGTGGGAAAACAAAATTAGCCAAATATTTAACAATTTATGCTTTATTCAAAGAATCTGAAGATACGATGGATTCAATGTTTATAGAAGAATTTGGTAATATGAATATTAATGAAGCTTTTGAGGAAGATTTATTAATATCTAAAACAATTTTATATAAAGGAATATATCGATTAATAAATGATATGTTGGATAATAAAGGTAAGATAGTTAAAAAAGGAAATTTTATAACTGTACCAATAGATCAAAAACCACAAATGGTTTTATTTAATAAACCAATTTTTGAAGTAGAATATAAAAATCAAAAATTGTTAGTATCAACAGATGATATTTCGGATGATGTATGAAAAAATTTAAACAACTCAAAGAAGATATAGGACTTTCAACTGGGGCTGGAATGGCTATGTATGATCCAATGTTAGGTGGAACAAGACGCCAAGTAAAACCATGGAATGTTTATAAATCTTTAGGTGTTTGTGAAGAATGTATGCTTCCTATGCGTTTAAAGGAAGGTGAAATGACTTGCCCTGGATGTAATAAAATTTTAAAATAATACTTGACATTCCATACAACATTTGATATAATAGAAGAATAAGGGCAGTTTAAAAAACAAGAGCTACGCTGCCTGCGTAGATTTCTGGTGAAATCAGACTTGGTCGTCAAGTTAAGCATTCTTTGGACCGTGTTGTTCGTATGGCTTTTATGCGGTTGATTTCTTAATTTTTGAACTGCCCCGCGAATTCTAAATGTCTCTTTATATTGACCATAAATACGTTGCATTTATTTCTCCTCAATTAGAACGATTCAAACGTAAAAATCAAAAAACCTATAATTTTCGTTGTCCTATTTGTGGTGATTCAGCTAAAAGTAAAATTAAAGCCCGTGGTTACTTTTATGTAAAAAATAATGATATATTTTTTTGTTGCCATAATTGTCATAAAAATTGGACATTAGGTCACTTCTTAAAAGAAATTGACCAAAATTTGTATGAACAATATACATTTGAAAAGTATAAGGATGTAAAAAAAGACCATGAAGATTTTTCAGAATTTAAAACCACTACAGAATTTCATCAAATACCACATGACGAATCTGATTCTATTCTGGATAGTTACGATTGTATTGATAAGTTACCTTCCAATCATTTTGCTAAAGAATATCTCATTAAAAGGAAAATACCAGAATTTTTTTGGCGAAGCATATTCTTTATTCCAAATTTTAAGCAATTAGTAAACAAAATAGAACCAGAAAATGAATATGGATTAAAAGAACAAGATCCAAGACTTGTTATTCCATTTTATAATAAAGAAAATAAACTTATTGCTTTCCAAGGTCGCTCATTTAATAAAACTGGAATGCGATATATAACTATTAAAGTTGATAAAGAAGCTCCAAAAATTTATGGATTAGATAGGGTGAATTTAGATAAATGTGTTTACGTTGTTGAAGGACCTTTTGATTCTATGTTCCTTTCAAATGCAATAGCAACCGCAGGATCTAATTTGGCATCCAAAGAATTGGAATTTAAAGATAGTGTTTTTATTTTTGATAATGAAAAGAGATCAAAGGAAATAGTTAAACAAATGGAAAAAGTTATTAATGAAGGCAGAAAAATTTGTATCTGGCCAGATACAATTCAAGAAAAAGATATTAACAATATGGTATTAGCTGGTAGGAATCCAGAACAAATTATAGAAAATAATACCTATCAGGGATTAAATGCGAATATTACATTAGCAGATTGGAAACGATGTTGAAACCCAAAATTTTCAAAAGAGAAAATCGATGGAATCTCCTAATATCTGGGAGTCTTCATATTTTTTGGAGTTGGACAGAAGCAATAGATTTTTTAATAACAAGAAAAATTAGAAATTTAGAATAGAAGGAATAATGCAGAATTATCTACCTACAGATTACCAGGAATATATTCATCTTTCAAGATATGCCCGTTGGCGCGATGATTTACAAAGGAGAGAAAATTGGTTAGAAACAGTAGAACGATATTTTGATTTTTTTGGAAAGAGATTAGAAGATAAATTTGTAGATAGCAGCCGAGAAAATGAACAAAGCCCTTTTGAAATCCAATTCCAAGAGGCCCATAAGGCCGTATTGAACCTTGAAGTGATGCCGTCCATGCGGGCCCTAATGACCGCAGGTGAAGCATTAGAAAAAGATAACAGCGCAGGATATAATTGTGCTTTTATAGGTATAGATCATCCACATACATTTGATGAAATGATGTTCATTTTAATGTGCGGAACCGGTTGTGGGCTTTCAGTAGAAAAACAATATGTAAGTCAACTGCCCACAATAGCACCTAAAATGTATCCGACAAATACAACTATTGTGGTTGATGATTCTAAAATTGGATGGGCAACTGCTTATCGTGAATTGCTTGCTTTATTATGGACGGGTAAAGTTCCTAAATGGGATACAAGTCTTTTACGACCTATGGGCGCGCGCCTCAAAATATTTGGAGGTAGAGCAAGTGGACCTGGGCCATTAGAAGAACTTTTCCGATTTACTGTGGCCACATTTAAGAATGCTGCTGGTAGAAAATTAACTACTCTTGAATGTCACGATATTGTATGTAAAATTGCCGAAATTGTTGTGAGTGGCGGTGTTCGTAGATCTGCATTAATTTCATTATCAGATTTAGAAGATATGCGTATGCGCGATTGTAAATCAGGTGATTGGTGGAAAACAAATCCACATAGACGCTTGGCAAATAATAGCGCAATTTATACAGAAAAACCTCCAATGGGAGTGTTTATGGAGGAATGGTCCTCATTATTCAAAAGTAATTCTGGTGAGCGCGGTATTTTAAATAGAGCGGCTTTAACAAAACATGCTGGTAAAAATGGAAGAAGAAAAGTTTTAAATGATGATAAAACACCTATTTTATTTAGCACGAATCCGTGTGGTGAAATTATTCTCCGTAATAAACAGTTTTGTAATTTATCGGAGGTTGTTATCCGATCTAATGACACGGTAGAATCCATTAAACAAAAAATAAAATATGCCACAATATTAGGAACTTTACAATCTACACTTACAAAGTTCCGTTATTTGTCAGATAAATGGAAAGAGAATACAGAAGAAGAAAGATTACTTGGTGTTTCTCTTACTGGTATTTTAGATAATGCTATTCTTTCTGGACAAAATAAAGATTATAAGTTAAGTGAAGTATTACAGGAATTTCGACAAGTGGCTGTTGATACTAATAAAATATGGGCTGAATTTTTAGGTATTAATCAATCAGTAGCGGTCACGTGTGTTAAACCTTCTGGATGTACTACATTAGATACAATTATTAAAACTAAATATGGTGAATTATCTTTATTAGAAATTTTTATGAAAAATGGTTATTCATTATCATATATAAAAACTTGTCAAGAAAAATGGATTATACCAAAAGTAAAAATAAATGTATTTGATGATAATAATAATGAACAAGAAATAACTAAATTATATATTAATGGTATTGATGATTTATATGAAATTGAATGTATAGATGGTAAAAAATATAAATTTACTCCAAACCATAAATTATTAACTAAAACTGGTTGGAAAAGAGTAGATGAATTAACTGTGGATGATGAATTGATAGAATTATGACCGCAAGAAAAATATATGAAAATTATTATAATATAATTCTTCCGAATAAAATGGAAGTTCATCATATTAAACCATCGTTTGATGGTGGCACCAATGATATTGAAAATTTGGTAGCATTTACTAAAGAAGAACATAAATTGGAACACCTATTTCGTTATATACGATATGGAAATTTTAAAGATTTATGTTCTTTTTATATGATAGGTTATAATTTTACTGAAGCACATAAAATATCATCTGGTGAAGGTGGTAAAATAGGTGGTGCCAAAGTTAAAAAATTAAAAATTGGAATATGTACCACAAATAAAAATAAAAGAAAATTATGGGCATCAATGGGTGGTAAAGTTGGTGGTAAAATTCAATCTGAATTGGGTTTAGGATTTCATAAATATTATCATTTTGATAAAGAAAAACATTTAGAAATATGTTCAATGGGAGGAAAGTCTTCACCAGTATTTAAAGATTCTAAAAATCAAAGTAAATTTGGAAAAATTGGTGGTCCAAAAAATAAAGGATTTAAATGGTATAGTAATGGAATTAATAATTTTAAATACACTAAAAAAGAACAAGAATCATTATCATTTGATAAATTTTTAAAATTAAATCCTCAATTTAGAAAAGGTAGAAAATGAAAATAGTTTCAATACATAAAGTGGAAAAAGATTTTACAGTAGATATTGAAGTTGAAAATTCTCACTGTTATCAATTATCTAATGGAATTATATCACATAATACGGTTTCACAATTAGTAGATTCAGCAAGTGGTATTCATCCAAGATATTCTCAATTTTATATTAGACGCGCGCGCGCAGATAAAAAAGATCCAGTTTCTAAATTAATGAGAAATGCTGGAGTGCCAGTTGAAGATGATGTAACACATCCCGATCAAACGGATGTATTTTCATTCCCTATGAAATCTCCTGATACTGCTATTTTACGGAATGATTTAAGTGCTTTAGACCAATTGCGTTTGGCTATGATTTATCAAAAAAATTGGTGCGAACATAAAACATCTATAACGGTATATGTTCGTGAATCGGAATGGTTAGAAGTTGGCGCCTATGTCTATAAAAATTTTGATGAATTAAGTGGAGTAGCATTTTTACCATTTGATAATGGATCATATCGTCAAGCGCCCTATGAAGAAATAACGGAACAACAATATAATGAAGCATTAGATAAAATGCCTAAAAATATTGATTGGTCACAAATAACCAAATATGAATTAGATGATCAAACTGTTCATTCTAAAGACTTTGCCTGCGTAGGAAATTCATGCGAATTATAGATTTGACAATTTAACATTTTTATGCTATTATAATTGCGGGAGTATATAAAAATGAAGATTCGAAAATATATTGAAAAGTTGGATGATATTTCAACTGATTTGTCTGATTTTAATAATAAAGTACCTATTGATGGATTGGATGAAGAAAATTCAGCTTATGTAACAGGTGTTTTGGATTCGGTAGTATTAACTTTAGATAATATTGCAAATGCACTTGATAGTATTGCTGATGTTATGGATGAAGATGAAAATGCGGAGTATGATGAGTTTGTGGGATCTTCTAAAAAATAATTATGTGGAGCCGGTGGATCCGGCTCCACCAACAGAGGCCGATCTGGATGAGGTTATATTTTGGTATGAAGAAAACTTTAAAGAAATTAACGAATAAAGATATTCGGAAATTAATTCAAGATACACGGGATAAAATTAATGAATTTAACCGTAACTTGAAACACGCGCCTTCTGGATCTCAGAAAAATGAATATAAACATTGGATTCATAAAAGCCGAATTAAATTGAATAAATTGGAAGAAATCGCTAAAGAGGGCACTTGGCATTTGGAGAAAGAATATTGATTCTTATCCACCAGATAAGTAATTTAATATGGACTTATAAATATTTTATGTGATTCCTTGGATCTATAATGGCGAACCGATAACAATTCCTCCAGAAGGAATATTTGGTTTTGTTTATAATATCAAATGTAATTTAAATGGGCGTCAATATATTGGCAAAAAACAGTTTTGGTCTAATCGTTCTAAAAAGGTTCCTGGGAAGAAAAATAGAAAACATATAGTATCTGAATCGGATTGGAAAGAATATTGGTCAAGTTCTGAAGATGTAAAAGCCGATATTGAAAAATTTGGGCAAGAAAATTTTACTCGGGAAATTATCCGAATGTGTCCAATGAAAAGAGATTTGACTTTTGGTGAAGTAGAAATTCAAATAAAATTGGATGTATTAACGGCCTTGCTTCCAGATGGAACTAGGAAATTTTATAATAAAAATATACTTTCTCGCTGGTTTGTTCAACCGAATTTTAAATCAGAAGAAACTAGACAAAAAATGTCTGAAGCCGCTATTAAATTGTGGAAGAATCCAGCACACAAAGAAAAACAGCACCAAAAATCTCAATCCAAAGAAACTAAAAAGAAACATAGTTTGGCAATACATAAACTTTATAAAGATCCGGAATATTGTAAGAAAATGAGTAAAGCCCTGAAGGGTCATGTTGGTGTAATTCATACAGAAGAAACTAAAAAAAATATTGGTAAGAAAAATTCGGATCATTGGAAAGATCCTGTTGCTAAAGAAAAACGAATAGAAACATTTATAAAAATTAGAAATACACCAGAATATAAAGAAAAACAAAGTAAGATCCAAAAAGTTGTTCAGGCTGAAGATTGGAAAATAATTTATCCTAATGGTGAAGAAAAACAAATTAAAAATCTTAACCAATTTTGTAGAGATAATGATTTACAATCTAGTAATATGATCCGTGTTTCTCAAGGAAAACAAGATTATCATAAAGGATTTAGATGCTTTAAAGTTTTATTAAAATAATTTTATTTGGTGCACATCAGGAATTGTAAGTATGCTCATAATGGTAACATTCTTGGCAAATATTTCCATAAAGATATTGTTAATGGCCGCTTGACATTTTAATATCTTTGTGATATACTTTAAGTATGTCGATACTTATAATTCCAGATATTCATGAAGAAACAGAACAATTACAAAAAATTTTAACCAAATACAACTATATTTCCAAAAAAATCTCTTTAGGAGATTGGTATGATAGTTATGTAAAAGGTGAATATAATGTTGATTCTGTAGTTGAAACATCCAAAATGCATTCAGATTTTGTTGAAAATCCAGACCATATTTGTCTTTTTGGGAATCATGATATGCCTTATGCTTTTCCGGGTATTTATGAATTATCATGTTCTGGGCATCGTGGTTGGAAAAGAATGTATATAAAAGTTAATTGGAAGAAAATAAAACTTTTTCAATGGGAAACTCTCAATAAAAAAGAATGGCTTTTAAGTCATGCTGGATTTCATCCTTGTTTTGCTCCGATAACAAAAGGAAATTTGACAAATCTTTGTAATGCGGCTTTGGAAAACTTATATGGAGCCAAAGTAGATGATATTCTCCAGGCGGGAGAATATCGTGGTGGTCTTCATCGTTGGGGTGGTTGCACTTGGCATGATTTTAGAGAATTTGTTCCTACGCCTGGTGTAAATCAAATTGTGGGGCATACTCATAATCCAGGAATTTGGCAAAAACATATTGATGATTCTCAGAATTTTTGTATTGATTTTAAGAATGAAAATGGACAATATTTGGTACATATAGCTATTTTGGAAGATGATGGCACAGTCCATATTGAATGTGTATGAGTTATACGAAAACCTTTTTTGAAATTTTAGAAGTCCTTGAAGCTACTTTGAAAGTTATGGAGGATAGAGGTGAATATATTTCTCAAAAATCTAGTAAAAATAATGGAGAAACACCCACTTCTCATTTTGTAATTCAATATTTAAAAAATGGTTTAGATAAAACGGTTGAAATGGCTAAATTTTCAGAAAAAGCTGAAGAAATGCAGGCCTATTTTTCGGTAGTTCCTAAAGATCCAAATGATGATTTTTTGAAAAAAGTTTATGAATTGATGCAAATAAGAACTGTCTCTGAAAAGATGATAGGGTTTATTGTAGCTCTTCCTAATATGTATGAACATACTTTAGGAAGAGCTAACAAATTAATGAATATAGCCCAAAAATATTCCCAAAGTTCTTATATAGGAACAATTGGTATTCGGGATATTTTTATAGTTAAAGTGGTTGATATTGTTGAAATGACTAAAATCAGTAATACAACCGGAGAAAAAGAAACATTTTTCTTATATCGAGTATCGGATCGATTGGGTAATATGGGATTATTTTTTAAAAATGAAAAGAGTGATATGGAACTTTGGGATTGTTTTGAAATGAGAGCCACACCCAAAAAACAAGAACCTAATACAAAAACAGGAATTAAAGAAACACAATTTATACAAGTTCAAATAACTGAATATATCGGAAGAGGGACAGAAGAATGATGGAAAATCCATTAATTTCGGTTAAAAAGAAGGGGCCGCAACGGAGACAATTAAGTCCGGTAGATATAAAATGTCCTCAAAATATTTCTTTATATAAAAGAGTAGATTCGGAAAGTCTTGTTCGAGGAATTCCTCAAAATATTAGAGATAAAATTTGGACTTTTTATAGTTCTATTCGTCCAAATGATGAAATTTGGTATTATAATTCACAAGATTCTTCTGGTTATGCGATTGTACGTCATGAATTTACTGGTCCTGAAGTAGTATCAACTTATGAAGTTTGGAGAAGACATTAATGGAAAAAGAAATTTATTCAGAAAGAGTTAAAAGTTATAGATTATGAATCTCCAAAAACAGATAGAGAAAATACTTAAACTAGATTTTGAAATGTTCCCAGAGAATAAAGAAAAATCTAAAGCTAATATGTCCAAAATTGTGGCTCATTTGGTAAAAGAGATTGGTGAATTTCATGGTACTTCCCGTTCTTTCTTTGGAAGACAATATTCTCCAGAGAAAGTGGCCACATTGGACCATATTTGTGAAGAACTTGGTGATATTTTATTTCTTATAATTGTGTTATGTAAAATGATGGATATTTCCATTAAAGACGCTTTAGATACGGCTATAAATAAACTCCAACAACGGTTGAATGATTATAATAAGGCAACTATAAATTGTCCGTATATTCCAAAAAATATAGATAAATTAAAATTCCCTAAAGATCACCAACCATTTAAATATGATACAGAAGATAAAATTAATCAATGAAATTTAACCATTTAAATATTATTGTTCCACAACATGCTAAACAAATTTCTCCAGATGGTACTGGTAAAAGATTATATCAAACACCAGAGGGAAAGATATATCCATCAATTACTACAATTTTGGCTCCTTTAAAAGAAGAAATTTTAACTCAATGGAGAGAAAGAGTTGGTGATAAAGTTGCAGATGCTGAATCAAATTGGGGAAAAGGAAGAGGAACCGCTTTACATTTAGCATGTGAAGAATTGGTACAAAATAAAAGTCTTAAAGGACATCCATTATTGATCCGAATGCTCATTGAAGATTTGATGCCTTATATCCGAAAAATAGATAATATCCATTGTCAAGAAACAGTATTATATTCGGATAAATTTAGAACTGCTGGAAGAGTTGATTTAATTGCTGAATATGATGGAAAATTATCTATTATAGATTTTAAAGGATCTAAAAGATCTAAAAAGCGAGAATGGATTACAGATTATTTTATCCAAACTGCATTTTATGCAGCCGCATATTATGAACGGACTCGATATAAAATAAAACAAAATGTTATTTTAATGGCAAATGAAATTGGTCTTGCGGAAGAATATATTGAATATCCTTGGAATTGGTGGCAACAATTAAAAGATATACGTGAAGATTATTATAAAAAGTTTGGTATTTAATGACTCGAAAAGAAGCGAAGAAATGAATTAGGAAATACACCAAAAGAAGGAAATAAAGAGGTAAATGGATTATGAAAGTTTGGGTATACGTAATAGAATCGTTAAGTCCAAAAGGATATAATTGTTTTGAAAAAGAATTTCCAAATCATTATAAATTTCAAGATTGTATTGATGATTTAAAATGGGATGGAGTATATACAGAAAATGCGAACGGTTCTTTAAAAGATTATTTTCCTCCAACATCAATTCTTAAAATTAGTATTAATTATACTGAGGAAGGAAATGTAACATGAAAATACTCCCATTAAAGAAAAGAGAAATTAAAATTTCGGATTGTGGTGCTTGTCCATTTTTTGATTATGGAAATGATTTATATGACCATAGGTGTAGAATTGAAACTTTAGCTTTTGTTTCAATTCATGGTATTCCTCCTGAGTGTCCTTTATATGATGCAATTAGATTACCTAATATAGGATAGAAAATGATAGTTAATAATAAAAAAATTACATATAACGATATTATTGAAAAAGTCAATGAAGGGTATGATCGTGGTGGTGCAGATGTTCTTAAAATCATTTTAACCACTTTAGATACTCTTTCAGAAAAAAAGGAATTGGAAAAAGAAATTCTTTTTTGTCGATATATTGTTGAAGCTGTTCGCCAACAATTAGAAGAAATGGTTAAAATCAAAAGCGTAAAGCCTTAAAGATGGTAATGATGTGATCTTGGATAACACATATATGAATCCAAGAACTTTGGAAAAATGAAAGAATTTCTGAAACAAGAATTTCCAGAAGTTTTGGTTATTTAGACCACGAGTAATACGATTATGGAAATCTATGGGGCTTCCAGTATTTAATGTAGGTAATGGAGAGGAATTTTAAAATGACATTAACAGAAAAACAAAATTATAAAAATGAAATCTTAGATATTCTCCGTCTTGGTGAATGTTTTTTGGTTTATTATAAACTTAATGGTGATGTAAGAGTAGCTTCAGGAACTTTAAAAAGAGATTTAATTCCACCAGAGTTTCTTCCAAAATCTGAAATATCTAGTCCATTAGATCAAACAGAAAAAAATATAGAATATTCTGGTTTAGTTCATTATTTTGATTTAGGTTCTAAAGGATGGCGGAATTTTTATATGGAAAATTTAAAAAGTATTTCTTTAAGAGAGATTTTATATGCATAATGCAATACCTATTGTTGGTTGTGCAGGATGTAGTGGAAGTGGTGGAACAATGGGTTGTCCTATTCATGGTAATAATATTTATCTTCCTTCAACTTATTATTATCCCTCAATTATACCATATAAATGTCCAGTTTGTAATGGTAATGGAAAAATGACACATGGGATATACGGAGAAATGTGGGCTCAATGCCATGCATGTAATGGTACTGGAATCATTTGGGGATTAAATTAATCTACCAGGACTATATCGTTTATTATTAAAATTTACATATTTTCTTTTAGGTTTTCCAGTAGAATCTAATTTGATGTGACCATCTGGTCCTTTTTCAACTCCACCATCTGGTACTGAATTTTGCATTCTTCCAAGAATACCATGGAGAAACGCATCTGGTGGGCGAGTGATTCCTAATTTAATGGGATCACCAATCGCTGGAGCAGAACTTAACCACCAATGGAGACTTTTTTCAGCACCACATTCTGGGCAAGTTTGAGTTTCAGGATAATCAACATCAGCTATTTTTAAATTGGTTTCAAAAATCATTTCGCATTTATTGCACTTATATTCATAATTCGGCATTGTTTTAAAAATTACCTCAAAAATATTTATATAATTCTTCTTGACATTTATTTTGATTTGTGTCATACTATAATCATGGGAAGACATAAAAAAGAACGAACAATTTTCGCAGGGCTTGATGTTACCGAAAAGAAAATTAGGAAAACTAATAAACTATCCAAAACCATTATGGGTGGTTCAGAACCTGAATGGATTATGCCTAGTAAATTGTTGTCCGAAAAAGAATCTCAATTAGAATTCCAACTCCAATTGGGAAAACATTGTAATTGGTATAATGTTTATTCTTCGGAAGCAAAAAAGAAAAAATATTTAATTGAATATACTGAGAAATTTTTCCCCGAAATTGTCTATGTTATTGAAAAAATGCCAGAAAAATCATTTGTATGTGGGAAACCTCATGTAATGGCTATGGTTGCTCGTTGTATTTTAAGAGGTGCACCATTACAATATGATGCCTTTGATAATCAAGGACGTTTAAACCAATTCATTCAAGATATAGTTAAATTGGATGAAAAGGAAAAAAATCAACCTGAACGTAAACGGGCCCGTGATACCAAAGTTGTTGAATATATCTCCATCGTGGAAAATATTATCGATTATTATTTAAAGCAAAAAGGAAAGATAAAATTTTCTGATCCTTGTATGGTAGATACAATTTTAAAACGTGGTGCTTCTAAGGCTCAATTAACTCAAATTAATTACCATTTTTCAAATTTTGTTTCTAATTTGGTTGCATTAAATTCAGGTAAAAAAGATGAATATTTGGAAGAAGCATATAGTAATCAACCATTAGAAACTTGGTTAAAATTGTGTGATTGGTTAACAGGTGAACCAAATAAGGAACTCTTGGCATCAATTAAAAAACAAAGAAAACCAAGAAGGAAAAAAGTTAAAACTGCGGCACAATTATTGAAATTATTTGTTTATCAAAAATCTGATGAGGAATTAAAATTTAATTCAATTGAACCAGAACATATTATTGATTCTACCCAACTTTGGGTTTTTAATACCAAAACAAGAAAACTTGGTGTTTATTATTCTCAAGAAGGTAAAACTTTAAGTGTATCTCGGAAATCAATTATTAATTATGATGAAAAAATTAGTATTCAAAAGAAAATTCGGAAACCAAAAGAAATTGTTCCACAAATTTTAACTGCTGGTAAAGTAGCTTTAAAACATGTAATGGAAAAAATTCGAGCAGTTGAATCTCCAATAAAGAGTAGAATTAATGAAACTGTATTATTGTTAAGAGCATTAAAATGAAAATTTATTATAATGATAGTTTAAGATATCCTCTTGATGAAGGTATTGGAACCTGCCATTCAGAATTATGCCAATTTAAAAAACCTAGAAGTACTTGGATTCAATATATGATGGAATATTATGAAAAAATATTTCCTAAGGCAACAAAAGTTCAATATCATAAATGGGCTGAACATGCAGTAGATCAGGCTCTTTCAGAATTAGGAGATTATTTTAGTTTTAGTTATTGGAGGCATCAATGACCAAAAGTGGAGATGTTAAATTCTATAAAGGGGTGTTTATCAACCAATTAATTTTAATAAACCTTTAGTTCATAAATTATGCGATGATAAATACCGATTATATTTTGAATTTGGTTATGAATTCCCAAAATGTCATGATTCTTGGGAGATGGATACTCTTGGGTTTGAAGGTGTAATAAAATTTTTTATGAGGTAATATTATGGATTTAGATGATGAATATGATTTGATTTATTGTTCTATGTGTGGATCTAGATTAGATGAAGATGGTTTTTGCCCAAATGAAAATCATGATTATGTGGATAATTTTTGGGATGATGATATTTTTGATGATTATTTTGATTTAAGACCAGGATATGATTATATAGATCCAAAGGATAATGATGAAGAAGAATTTAAAAGCTGAATCTTTAGAGATTATACAAGATGCAAAAGATAATGGAGTTATTTCTGGTCGTGGTATATTAATAGATAAACATACAAGATTTTTATATTTGGTTATCGATCCTGAAAAAGTTAATCATGAATATCTCCAAAAAGAAGCCAAAAATTTTTGGTTGCTTTATATAAATAAAAATGTAGAAGATAAAACACCTAGTGATAATGCAAATGATACAATTCCTGAAAAATCTATTTCATAAATCTAAAAAATATAAATTACTCCGCCTTACTTTAGTTGCTCCTACCTGGGATCGTCAATTAAATACTATAGTAGAACCAGAAATAAATTATGATGTTTATGAAAGTTTGGTTCGAGAACATAAAGAAGTTATTGAACCACAACCTGGAGATACTCCTGAAATTCTTGCTTCTTTAATGTCCCAGGCCGCTTGTGATAGAGAATTTCCTAGGGTAATTGTTTATCCAATTGATTATGAAATGCGGAAAAAGGTTGAAGACTTATTAAAAATTACAAAAAAAGTTTCTACAAAAGATGCAAGTGGTAAAACTATAACAAGTATAAACCAAATATATCCAATGTATGAATATTATCCTGCATCTATTATTTCTAATGAAGAATTAAATTCCAAAACTTTAATTTATAAGTATAGGAGATCTAGTAATGCTAAAATTATTTAAACAACTGAAAGCTATTATAGAAGTATTATTTATACCTATTCCAAATGGATTATGGTGTGGTGAACCTGAATGTATTCTTACCACATTCCGTAAAATTCAAATAGATGGAACTTCAGTGATGAAATATTGGCATGAGCCATTTGTATGTAATGGAAAATGTAAATATGGATGGACGCGTGGTTATGTAAATTTTCGTTTTAATGAAGAAAAATCGATTATTTCATTTGATTGAGCATATATTATCAATTGAACTCGGCTGATGCAACCTAGCGTCTGCCTACGCGAAATAGAGCTATTGTAGATATATAAGCTTATTGTGCTGTACGCTTATTAGCTTTTTATGTTTAGACTCGTGTTTATATAAGCTTGACATTTGAAATTTTTTATGATACAATAATTATTGAGTAAAATTTATGATTTTAATTGATTTTTCGCAGGTGGTTATTTCTAACCTAATTGTTAATATCAGTCAACTCCAAAAAGATGATAAAAAAGAACCAGAACATGAAATTCCTGGTCTTCCTGGAACGAAAACGGTTATAAATGAAGATTTAATTCGCCATATGGTTTTAAATACCATTCGTTCATATAAAATGAAATTTGGTGAAATTTATGGGAAAATAATTATTTGTTGTGATAGTAAACAATATTGGCGTAAAGATGTTTTCCCATATTATAAAGGATTACGAAAAGAAAAAAGAGAAACTTCTGTTTTAAATTGGCATTTAATTTTTGAAACATTGAATAAACTTAAAGATGAATTAATTCAATATTTTCCTTATAGAGTTATAGAAGTTGATGGTGCAGAAGCCGATGATATTATTGCAGTAATTGCCAAACGAGAACATACGGCTGAAAAAATTTTAATTCTTTCGGGTGATAAAGATTTTACACAATTACAAAAATACCCAAATATAGTACAATATGCACCAATTCAAAAACAATTTTTGGTAAGTAAAAATCCAATAGAAGATCTTCGAGAACATATAATGATAGCTGGAGATGATGATATTCCAAATTTTTGTTCAAGTAATGATTCCAAAGTTAAACATATAAGACAAAAATCCATTCGCAAGGATAATTTGGAACGTTGGATAAAAGAATCTAAACCTGAAAATTTTTGTGATATTAAAATGCTTCATGGGTATAAAAGAAATCAACAATTAATTGATTTTGAATTTATCCCTAAAGAAATTCAAAAGAAAATTATAGAAGTGTGGGAGCAACCATTTAAAGAAAGTAGAAAAAATTTATTTAATTATTTCCTGAAATACAAATTAGTTAATTTGATGGATCATATTCAGGAATTTTAATCATATCCGAAAAATGAACTGAAATATTATGATCCAGATAATAAATTATATACTTATAAATGTATGAAAATTCAATGAAAACTATGGAGCAACTAACAATGACTAAAATATTGCCAGAAATTCTGGTTGAAGTGCGGAAATGTAAGACTGAAGATGAAGTAAAAACAGTTTTATGGAAAAATCAATCACCTGCAATGAGAATGATGTTTCAATATATTTGGCATCCTAAAGCTATTTTTTCTTTCAAGGAACTTCCAGAATATAAACCTGATTTAGGGCCAATTGGAATGAGTCCAAATAATTTATATAATGAAATGCGTAAGTTATATATTTTTTTGGATTGGAAAAAGATTCCATTAAAGAAGAAAACAGAATTACTTATCCAGCTTTTAGAATCGATTCATCCTTCTGAAGCTGTTTTAGTAGGACAAATTTTTAAACATAATCTTGAAATTCCATTATTAACTAAAGAATTGGTATTATCTCTGTGGCCAAAAATAAATATGTGGGCCGAATGGATGAAGTAAATATACCAATAAACTAATATAGATAAATAGTTATTGATCCTCTTTTAAGGAGAATACTATTTTGCTTCCGATTTTACAAAAAATACATGAACCAGGTGAATATAATCCAACATTGAAAGATATTCGTACTTGGGCAGGGATTTTAAATGAATCTTGTTTTAACGGTGTTATTCCGAAATTTCGTCATATAAAAATTCAGAAAATATCTGGACAATTAGCCGCATGTGATCCAATGGGATGGAAAAATGATGATGATATAAGAGAGGCAAATTTACAAATAGATAGTAGTTTTCCAGATTTTAAAAGTTTTATTGTTATATTAGCACATGAAATGATTCATGCTTGGCAATGGGTAATTAAAGGGAAAATGACCCACGGAAAGACATTCTTTCAATGGAAAGAAAAATTATTAGAACAAGGTATTCCATTACATAAAGAATATCACCGAAAGAAAATACTTGACACCGAAGTTGTAGTGTGATAATATTAAAGAGTGATGAATTATAAATATTTATTTCCAACCATTTTGATTATAGAAATGTTGAGTGCTTCAATCGTGTATGGATTTGTGAAGGATTGGAGACATTGTATTTATTGGTTTGCAGGTGCAGTGATAACAGGATCAGTTACATTTTAAATTCGGAAATTGGCTCAGTCTGGTAGAGCATCGGTTTTGGGAACCGAGGGTCGGTGGTTCGAATCCACCATTTCCGACCAAATTTAGGTATAGGCAAAAGTTTAAGCCGCCACTATCTATCGGCCGATAGAGAAGGTGTATGTGATAATACACCAACATAGGAGTGGTGATTCCTGGTGGGTTTTCGGACAGCAACGACCAGGTACCTGAAACATTTTAAATAGGAGGTGTCATTATGACGTATTAAGTTAGGAGCGTCAAATGGCAAAAAGAAAAAGTATTCTCAATGGTTGCAGTTGTTCTCAATGTCGTAGAGGATTACATTCTGTTTTTGGACATATCAAAGTTGGTCAATTGAAACGTTCATTACGGAGAATAACAAAAGAACTATTGAAAAAAGAAAAATATGATGAAGCCATGGAAGTTATTTTAACCACTGGCTATTTGGATTAAGGGTTTTAGATACTTTCGTCTAGTAAGTGAGGATACTTCAATACTTATTTTATAAAGGCCTTTATGAAATAGGTATTGGGATTTAAGAGAGGGCGTAGCATAGTACGTCAAGTATCTAAAAATATTGCTGTATAAAGACTTGTATTGGGATTGCAAACAAGACGGGGTTTCGATTACCCCCGCCTCCACCAACTTCTCCATAGTTTTATATTATGGGGGCGTCAAGGTATCGATTGGTGTATATCAGGATATAGGACAGCACGAGCAGAAACTCTCGTAAATCGGAATAAAACAATAACAGCCGATGAAACATTCGACTATTTGCCAATGGCCGCCTAAAACGGTTACGCAGCGGGCATCCTGGGAGCCTTGGAACAGAATCCCAGGAATAAAATTAAATGAATTATATTGTTTATAAACATACTAGTCCTTCATGAAAATCATATATTGGTCTACTAAAAAGAAATGAATTCCCTAAATATATCCATGAAACTTATATTCCTATTAGTGTTTTTATTCTTACCCCTCCGTAGTCAACCGCTCATAGAAAAACAGATAACTTGTATTACTCAAGCTATCTATTATGAAGCTGGAAATCAAAAGACATTAGGAAAAGAAGCGGTTGCGTTTGTAATATTTAATCGAGTACAAAAATATAATTTAACTCCTTGTGAAGTAATTAACCAAAAAATTGGTAATTTAAAACAATTCACTTGGAAATCTGGTCCAATTAAATGTTGGAAACAATATATAACATCTTACCAAATAGCTCAAGATATGTATTGGAATTTAAATAATTATAAAGATCCTACTAAATGTGCTTTATATTTCCATGCATATTATGTTAATCCAAAATGGGCCTATCATAGGACAATCCGTATTCAAGATCATATCTTCTTTAAATAACTTGCTATCCTATTTGAATTGTGTTATAATATAATTGAAAGGTAAAATTTATTATGCATGATTTTAATTATATGATTGGAATCAAGTTTTAGTAATTAGATTATGAAGCATGAGTTATATAGATGATTGGGAAGAACGAATAGAAAAATGTGATGTATGCTCCAATCCATTATATGAACATTGGAGAAGAAAACCATGTATGAAGAAAAAGAAAATAGATGAATCGGTAGACATTTTATTTATAGATCATCCATTATATCAAATAACCCCAACAGCATTTTCATTAGAAATTGAAGATGTAGTTCGTAGAGAACGATTAGATTATTTTGATGCATTAATGAAATTATGTGAGAAATATGAAATTGAATATGAATCTGTTCCTAAATTGTTAACCAAAACAATGAAAGAAAAATTAGAAATGGTTGCAATAGAAAGGAGATTATTAAAAGTATAATTATGCTTTTATTTTTATCAAATAAAGAGAAGATGAGTAAATCTCGTAAAGGGATTACTAAATCGGAGGAACATAAAATAAAAATACGAGAATCTCATTTAAGGAGATTCAATGTCTCCCTATGATGCTTTTGAATTATATATTGCCGTAAAAACACATTTTAATAGTCCAAGTTTTGATTTCCATAAATTCAATGGTAAAACCAGATTAACACCCAATTCATTTGATAAGCGGGAAGATAAAGCATTTTTCTACCGTATTTGTAAAAAATATTCCAAAGCCAAATTAATTGATTTATTTGTAGCCAATTTTGTAGATAATCCAAATTTATGGATTGGTGATTTATTAGATGAAACTTCGGAAGCAATTTACATTGAATGGTTAAAAAAGATTGAAAGTCTTACATATCATTTTTCAGAAGAATGCACCGGTTTATTGGAATGGGCTGAAATAAATGGATATACATTTAATGATTTATTTCGGATTAAAGAAGGAAATCATCCAATTATTGTTAGAATGGTATTACAGAGAATTATTAGTTTAGAAACATTTATTATTTTAGATCGTATATTAGGATGTGGTTTTAATTTTAATAAACGATTAACAGATATAATTTGGAAAGATTTTTGGATGAAAATTTGTAAATATTCCCCCTTTATAAATATCAATTTGGAGAAATGTAAAAAACTACTCCGTGAAAAAATAAAACGGGAATACAAATATGCAATATGCGGAACTTCAAAATAGTTATAACATCATTTGTAAAAAATTTAATCAAGCGGTAGAAAAAGCTAATGATGAAATTGCTAAACGAGGTTGTTTAGAAATAGAAATTGCCACATTGAAAGAAGAATTAATCCGCACTTATCGAGAAATTTCGGAGTTAAAACATGCGAACATATGAATTGAAAATTGAAACCAATGATATAGATTTAGTAAAAGAAATTAATGAAATTTTATTAAAATCTCATGATTATAAATTAACCACAACTGAAACTGTTATGGATAAACTTTATCCTATTAACCTCAATGAACAAACCTAGCACTTGACATTCTCGGTAATTTATGTTATAATATAAATAATAGTAGGTAATCGGGGCTGCCGGAAAGAGTTGTTACCCGGACGGATTACCTATATAACTACTTTCATTATGACTCATGTGGACAAGAAAATAAAAGGAAAAATAATATAAGCATATGAGTTTTGCCACATATAAAAAAAATAGAACAGATTTAACTAAAATAAATAAAAGAGTAGAAGAGATTTCAGAAGGAAATAAAAATAAATTTAAAGATTCTCGATTTTGGAAACCTACCGTAGATAAAGCTGGTACGGGTTCTGCTAAAATTCGTTTTCTACCTGCTCCTGAAGGGGAAGATCTTCCCTGGATCCAATATTACGAACATAATTTTGATGTAGATGGAAATTATTATATTGAATTGTGTCCTACTACACTTGGTCGTGAATGCCCCGTTTGTAAAGCGAATGGAGTTTTATGGAAGACCGAATTGGATGAAAATAGAAATATTGTAAAAAAGCGTAAACGCCAATTGCGGTATGTTTCTAATATTTTGGTATTAAAAGATAAAGAAACACCCGAAAACGAAGATAAAGTATTTTTATATCAATATGGTCAGAAAATTTTCGAAAAAATTAAAGGTGCTTTAAAACCCAAGGATGAAGAAGATCCCGCAATTAATGTATTTGATTTTTGGGAAGGTGCAGATTTTAATCTCGATATCAAAAAGGTTGCAGGATATCGTAATTATGATGACAGTAAATTCCGTACCTCTTCACTTGCCTGTAGTGGAGATGAAACCAAAATGGAAAAGATTTATAAACAACTTTATAAATTACAACCATTTGTTGAAGAATCTAAATTTAAATCTTATGAGGAATTAGAAAAGAAATTTAATGATACAGTTAATGGAGTTAAAGGAAAGATTCAAAAGAAAGCTGATGAATTATTTGGTGAAACTAAACTTGCGGAAGATGTAGCCAAAAAATCACCATCTAAAAATGCTAAAGAAGAAAAAGAAACTAAAGCCCCTTGGGAAGAAGCTGTAAGAAAACCTTCCAAGAAAAAGAAAGAAATAACTACTGATTCAGAAGTAGTAGTTGAAAATGAAGATTCTTTAAATGATTATGAGAAATTATTAGATTAGTCTTATCTACCAAGCGTAGAAAAAGATCTTATTCCGTTTACCTCGAGGTAAACGGAATATGCAGAGGGCATTTGTCCAGCAAATGCCCTCAAATTACACACAGAAAGAGGACACATATGGATGATAAACAAAAAACCATACAAAATACTATCCAAGAGGGCAATCTTCGAGGTTGGGATGGAAATCACACACCATTTAAAATTAGATTAGATTTATTACAATTAGCCCATGATATTTTGACCAACAATTTAAATAAAGAATGGGCGGCAAGAATACAAAATAAAGAGATAGTTGAATATCACAAATATTCTGTAGAAGATGTTCTTGATATTGCTCAAAAACTCCGTAAATTTGTTGATAATCGGTAATTTAGAGGGCACTATAGTTGCCCTTATCCACCACCAAAAGCATTTAATCTTCTTGTATCTCTATAAGTATTATCTAAATTATTTGGATCTTGTTGTTGAGATAAAACCGCAGTTGTATTTAAATTTGTATTAGAAGGAATTATAACTGTAGAATTTGTTCCAGAAGTAGATTGCGTAGCTTTCAGATCTTCATTTTGTTTAGTCATAGCCATTATAGCTACACCAGATTGAGGTGGTGGCGGTGTTAATTGTCTAATATTATTTGAATCTGGTATTAAATCAGATGTTAATAAATCTGCATCTTCCTTACGTCTTGCAACTAATCCAGGTAATTCAGAATATCTTTCACCTGTTTTCTTATTTACAAATTTTCCTTGAGGGTCTTTGGCTTTTGTATATAATTTCATCCTTTTAGCAGCCCCTCTAAAATCACCTACATTCATATTTTCGGCAATATTAGGAATACCAGAAGGCACATTATATGCAAAATCAACCAAAGAATCGAACATTTTTTGAGTAACAGGAGTATGCACATATTTTTTAACTAAGTTTTCTGCTTTTTGGGCATCATGCACTAATAAATTTTCTGCATCAGATTTGGTGATTTTTGTAAAATGTTCATTAGGTAAAATTTTATGGCCAAAACCAATTGAATACCCATCTACATCCCAATAAGGTGTTGGATGGAATTTATTACTAGCTTCACTTCCTTTAATTTTTTTATATCCATTATCATCTAGGTGCATATCTTGGATATCAACCACATTTTCATTAACTCCAGGTATGCCAAGAGATATCATTGTTGGGATTCCTTCAGATGGAACCAATTGTTGATTAATTGGAGACTGTTGTAGTTCAAGGGGTTGTTTTGGTCCAGTTGTTACAGAAATATTATTTGTTTCTTTTTTATTTGTTTCAGTTCCTGCATTTTCTCCAAGATTAGTATTTTCTCCAGGAACAGCAATATGAATATTTCCTGTATCAATACCAGTTTCAATTTTTTCTGGTGGTAAAGGTTCTGCGGGAATTTCAGATTCTTTTTCCTTTTCTCTAGCCTTTTTTCTAAATTCACTTGCTTTATGAGAAGCCCAAGCACCTGGAACCCAATCTAATAAAGAAGCGGCAAAATTATAAAAAGCAATTTCTAATGATGCTGTAATTGATTTAAATAATTTGCCTATTTTTTCTCCAGAACTTTGGAAAAATTTAGCTATATTTTCTCCACCAATCCATCCTAATATTCCACCAATTGCTGCTCCTAAAAGCCCACCAGCTAATGTTCCTATTACAGGAACAAAAGAACCTATAGTAGCTCCAATTAAAGCCCATTTACCCATTTGAGTAAAGGTATTTAACATTTTATTTTTGATAGAACCACCTAACATTCCACCTAAAGTACCAGCTACTTTAGAAACTCCCCATTCACTTGATTTAAAATATCCTAATATAGAATCAACCGCTAAAAGTAAAATAGAACCACCAACCATTGCAATAGGTCCAGCACTAGCTAATAAAGATCCTATTCCACCAAATTTAGATAATAAACCACCAAATAAACCACCTAATAACCCACCAAATATACCATGTCCACCTGCTGCTTGTGTCTTATCAGATTTTTTACCTTTAAGTGATTCAATGGAATCAATTAATTCTTTTTGTCTTTTTTCTTCATCTTCTTTTTTCTTTTCTTCAGCATCAAGTTGTTCATCGGTTTGTTCTTTATTTTCTCGATGATAAAGAGCTATTTCTTTACTAATACCAATTGCAGAAACTTTAATATCCTCTAAAGGTTTTTCAATCTTATCAAGGATCATTGGTTGCCCTTGTAAATCTTTAACCGAAGGAGTTATACCATATCCAGATACAAATCTTCCTCCTTCACGATTTCTATAATTCTGCATATTTGGTGCTTCTAGTCTTTTAGGTTCAGAAGGTGGCATTTGATAAGCTCCACGTTCTAATTGTCGAGGACCTAAATCCATATATTCAGCATCAATAATAGGAGATTCTTCTTCTTGATATGGTGCTTTTAATAATCTTGGAAGAGGTGGTAATATTTCAGGAGTTAATATTTCTGGAACTTCTTCATTTACAAATTCTTCAGATGTTTGTGGTGTTTCTTTTGTTTTTCGATTTTTAGTTTCTTTAGTTGATAGTTTTTGACCAAATTTCTTTGGTTTTATATTTCTTTGTTTTTGACGATTTAATAAATCACGATATGCTAATGAATCTATAAGTGGTTGGTGTTCTTGTTTTTTAGCCGCTTCTTTTGATTCTTTTCTTTTTTCAAGGATATATTTAATACCAAGACCAATAATAGGATTTCTTGAAGTTAATGCTGCGGTAATACTAATAGCATCAATTTCATTACGTTTTAAAAAATCGCCAATTTTATGCCCTAATTTAGACCGAGATTTAATTTCTTCATTTAATTTATTGGCCATAAGGCCATATTGTTCATAAACACTTTGACCTTGTTTAGAAAGTCCTAATGTTTCTTTGGCCATTCCTTCAAGGTTTTCTAATCTTTTTTTATTGGTTTTTAATTCAAAAATTGAAGATTCTTTAATACTATTGGCAATTTGTTCAAATCTTTTATCAAAAAAACTACCTAGTTCATTTCTTCCTGGTTGACCAGGTACTTTTCCAGATATTTGGGAAAGTTTCATATTATTTTGAAGATCTAACATTGATACTTCAAAATGACCCAAAGTTTTTTCAAGGTTACCTAAAGATTTTTGGATTCTGGCAGTTATGGCAGATATACTGGCATCTATTTGTCTTGTATTTAATGTAGGATCTTGTGATAATGCCATAACTTTTCCTTTAAATTATTTTCCTTCTATTTTTCCTAATTGTTTTCCAGTTACAAAGGTACAAAAAGCAGTACCAAAACTTTGATATACTTCTTTTTGGTGAGAAGCAATACCATAAACAGTTAATGAGAATAACATTACAATAATTGCACCACTTAAACTCAATGCTTCAAAAAACTTATAAATCCAATTAACATTGTCTTTAGATGGTATTAAAGTTTCATTATCTGGGACCATATTTTTTCTCCAATCTTTCGTTTTCTTCTTTAATCCATTTAATTACTAATTCTGTATATATTTTACGTTCCCAAGGAATCATATTTTCTAACTCAGTCAACGAATATTTTTGATGCATCATTAATTCGTGATTCCATAATATTAAGTTTGGAAGGGTTTCGTGGCTGAGGCCGAGGCTAAAAAACTTTTAGTCCCTTCAATAACAATATTAGCTTCATGTTTACATCTAGGACAATGGAATTTAACTTCTACTTTAATTTTAGGTAAAGTTTCAAAAAATTTCATAATTTTAACAAATTCTAATTGTGGAAGAGATTCTAAAAATTCAATCACTTCGGTTTTTTCTAAATGTTGTTTTTCATAAGTTTTATTATCTGTAGAATCATAAATTAAAGTAATACATTCAGCCACAACAGATAAATTTCCTTCAATATCATTTTCATTTTTTACTTTTAATAAATGTTGAAGAGTTTCGATTGTAGGATAACATAATACAACTGTAATTCCTTCTAATAAAGAAATTTTTGGATCATTTGTAGGATCTTTTGTAACTTCTACTTTATCTAAATTAATAGGGACATTTACTATTTGTCCACAATAATTTCTTTTATTTCCTTCAGAATCGGTTAATATTTGCCCTTCTGGTAAAGGTTGCCGGCATTCAAAAGGTACAGTTACAATTTCTTCAACTGACCACCGACGAATTTTTAACCAAAGATAATCAAGGTCAAATAATGGTAATTTTTCAACATTTATTTTTTTACCAGCTTCATTTGGTAAAATACAATTATTTAAAATTTGGCGTAAAGTTCTAATTTGAACTTCTTCATCATCATCCGCCGCTAGTAATAATAATTTTTCTTCCTTTACAGTAAAAGGAGTAAAAAGAACTTTTTCTCCTGTTGAAGGAAGAATTAATGAATGTATTGGTAATTTAATTTTTGGTAGACTCATATTTCCTTATTTGGATACCGAAATAGTATTTCTAAAAGGTGTTGGAGGGGCCCCTCTTGGTTGGATACTAGTTGGTGTTCCTGTATTCACTTTCAAATTTATCCATTTACGATATGTAAATGTGACAGGTAAAACATGGTAAGAATTCATATCGGCATATTCTAATTTCAATTCTCCAATATTGATAGGCCATGCCTGAAATAATCTTACCCCATAATTGCTATTATTATATTCATCCATTTGAAGAATATCAACCGTAGTGGCATATTCATTCACATAATTAAAATCAGAAGATGATGGATCTTGAATTGTATAAGACCATGCATCAAAAAAATCTCGCTCAAACATATCTCTTCCAACAATAAAATATAATGTAATATTAGAATAAACATCTACATTAGGCATTTGGAAAATAGCACCATATGTTTTAGCATCTGTAGCAGAAAATTGTTTTCCAGGTAATTCAACACGGCAACACATTATATCTAATCTATCAGGAGAATTAGAAGCAGATAATCCCATTATTGTAAAATAATCTTGTACAATTCCTAATGATTGCGGACTTTGCCCTTGTAATTGAGCATATCCTTGTATATTTTGTTGTGCTTGTGGTGATAAACTATTTGAAGCCACATTAGAAACTATTCTTGGTGGAACAATTTGAACTGAAAATCTATTTGTTCTTGAAACTCCACCAGCATCCATTATTTGAGAAATTATTTCTTGAATACCCGATGTAGGACTACCAGATCTTAGTAATGAAGTTACGTAAGATGATACCTGGGAAATTGTGGAAGCGATTGGCATATAATATATTTATATCTTATGTGGTAATCCATTTGTATTAACTGTTTTTTGAACCGGAGAGGTTGTCACTGTTGGAGTATGTGGTATATTTGTTGTTTTAGGTAATCCTGTCGGCCCTTTCTGTTCTCCAGAAATAATTCTTTCTGAATCAGCCCAAACAAATGTTTTGCTCCGTTTAACAAATTGTTCAACTGGAAGAAATAATGCAGTTTCCCAATCAGGTGAATTAATCCTTACATAATGTGATCTTACATGTTGAAATAAATATTTTTTCAAACAAGGTTTAAAAGCTTTAAATCTAGAAAAACCTTTTAACATTCTATATGCTATTTGAATACGGGCCCGTGGATCATTTTGATTTCTATTTGACATTAATTCTAATTGTCGGAAAAGTTCTAATCGAGTATTATATCCAAGATAATGTAAATTTAATCCTATAAAACCTTCTCGATTATAATCAATGGGGAAAACTAAAGGAAATCTATCATAATATGGAAGAACCTTTTTATATTTTGGATCATAATAAAACAAATACATTAAACCAGGTAAAATATTTTCCGTACTTCTATTAGGATCGGCTAATAAATGAGGACGTAAAGTATCTCCTCGATAAAAATGTCCTGTAGGACTTTCACTTAATTTTCTAATTTGATTTCTATACCATTTTATAGAACCAGCTTGAGTATTTGAAAATGGTTCTTTCTGAAGTTTTTCACGAACACGATCTAAAATAGAAATATATGCCATATAGATATTTATCTCATGCATTCCGTTTCAGTCATGAGTTTAAAAATATAATCATGAGCAATACACCAATTTTTGGCGGCTTCCCATTTAGATAAATTTATAGCATATCTTTCTACCGCATTATAATATGATTTGGTTTTTCTTTTAGGAATTTTAGGTGGTTGAGTAAATTTATATGGTTTAACTTCAATCATATATTTCTTTTCTTGTTTATTTTTATCCAAAACTTTTACAAGAAAATCAGGAAAATATTTATGAACTTTTTGATCAACTGGAGATACATAAGGAATAAATGATTCTTCTGAAGCCCAAGCTAAAACATTTGAACTAGAATCAAAAGTTCTCATACAATTTCGTTCCCAAATAGAACGATAAATAATATTATGTGGGTTTCCTTTATATTTTTCAGGATGTATAAGTGTGAATTTTCCTTTATAAGGCATAGTATAAATAATATTTAGACAATATGATGCCATCTATTCCAACTTCAACGGGGTCAGTTTTACCACCTAATACATCTAATCCTTTAGCTAAATTAGAATCAAATGGATATAATGTATCCAGTTTTACTTATCCAATAGATTTAACAAGCGATCCTGGAGAACAACATATGGTTTTATTTTATATTAATACTATAAAATCAACTTTAGGTGTTAGTGGTTCACAATATGCAACAAATGGTGGTACACCTGTAGATTCAAATGGAAATCCTGCAACACCACAGGTAAATTCAAATAGTAATACAACTACATATAATAAAAATAATATTAATAGAGTTTCGACATTAATTGCTTTATATATACCTTCTTTTCAAACCACATATGCAACAGATTGGGGACAACAAGAATTTGGACAATTTGGTGCTATAGGTAAAGCTCTTGCAGGAGGAAATTCTTCCATACAAAGAGCAATTGAAGAATTTGGTCTTCAAATAGGTGTAGGTGCTGTAAAGGATCTTGAAGATGTAATATCTAAACATATAGGATTAAATGCTCCACTTTTAGAAGCTGGAACTTTTATAACTAAAACTGCTATTAATCCTCATTTAGAAATGTTATTCCGAGGAATTGGATTTAGAACTTTTCAATTCCAATTTAAATTTACTCCTAGATCTGAACAAGAAGCTCTTACAGTTGCAAATATTATTAGTGCATTTAAATTTTATTCTGCTCCAGAGGTTAGATCGGATAAAAATACAGCTAAATTTTTAATTTATCCTTCTGAATTTGATATTGAATTTTGGAGTAATGGAAAACAAAATAATTTCTTAAATAAAATATCTACCTGTGCTCTTACATCAATGACAGTTGATCCTATGGCATCGGGTGCATGGTCAGCATTTAGACCAGGAACTAATATTAATGGTATGGCAGTTGAAACAAATCTTTCATTAACATTCCAAGAACTTGAAGTTATTACCAAAAATCGTATATATGAGGGTTACTAACTTCTTTATTTTCAATAAGTTATGATATGATGTATAAATACTTTTATGTATATCATTTACAAACACACTAATATAATTAATGATTTGGCTTATATTGGTTATACTTGCCAAACCATTGAAAATCGTTGGAAAGCACATATAAAATCGTCTTTAAAACAAGAATGGAAATTTAGTCAAGCAATCAAACAAATTCCCTATCAATTTTGGGACCACGAAATCCTTATAGATAATATCTTAACTTTGGAAGAAGCCAAGAAATTAGAAATTGAAATGATTGCCAAGTATAACACTTATTATAATGGTTATAATATGAATTTAGGTGGATCTGGCAGGCAAAAATATACTATGTCTGAAAAAATAAAAAAGAAAATAAGTCAAGCAACTAAATTGGCTATGTCTCGACCTGAAATTAAAAAGAAAATGTCAGAATTCCAGAAGAAATATTTTAAAGAACATCCAGAAAAACATCCTATGAAAGGGAAAAAACATTCTCAAGCATCTATTGAAAAAATGTCAAATTCTCATTTACAAATGACAGAAGAAACGAAAAAGAAAATTGGTCAAGGATCTAAAAAGACTTGGAAAAATCCTGAAACTCGTAAAAAAAGAATACATCACCTTCAAAATATGTCTCCGGAAACTCGGCAAAAGATGTCTTTTGCCAAAAAAGGAAAACCATCTTGGAATAAAGGTAAAAAATGGCCAAAAGAAACAATTGAAAAAATGCGCCAAACAAAATTAGGTAAAAGAAAATTAGAGGTATGTATTTAATGCCAACATCCTATTTTTCAAAATTTCCAACTACCATATATGATATAGATAATACTGGAACAAATGTCCGTTTTATTACAGATATTATTCATAGAGCCAAATTTCTTGAGATTGTTCGAAAAAATATAATCGTTTTTTATCCTTATCATATTAAAGAAGGAGAAACACCAGATATTATTGCTGAAAAATTATATGGATCTTCCATGTATTATTGGGTAGTAATGTTTGCAAATAATATTTTTGATATTTGGAATGATTGGCCACTTTCTTATGACCAATTTATTGCATATTTAAATAAAAAATATGGATCGGTCCAAGTGGCTCAATCAACGATAGATCATTATGAAGACAATTTAGGTGCTTGGATTGATTTAGCCACATATAATGCCACATTTGCACAAGGTAGTATAAAAGTTTATTCTTATGATTATGAAACTACCTTGAATGAAGAAAAGAAAAATATACAATTAGTGGATCCTCAATATATAACAATAATCGAAAATGAATTGGATGCATTGATGGTTCCTCCATCACAATAATATGGACAGACATGCTACAGATTTTGAATTAAAAGAAGTTGTATTGGAAAGTATTACTGGAGATAATATTGATTTAGTATTATTGGTTACTGAAATTAATGTTTATGAAAACCTTTTTAATTCTTCCATAACAGCAGATTTTGTAATTAACGATGCATTAAATACAATTAAAAATTTACCTATTACAGGACATGAATGGATTAGATTTTCATTTAAAACACCAGGAAACCCAAATTTTATCCAATTACATTTAAGAGTTTATAAAATTGATGCAAGAGAATTAGAAAAAGAAAGAAGACAATTTTATATTTTACGGTGTATCGATAATATAGAATTTATCAATGCTCAAACCAGAATAAGTAAATCTTATAAAGGGATGTTAATTTCTGATATTGCTAATGATATTCAAACCAATTTTCTTTCTTCTTCTTTTATTTCGATTGAACCAACAAAGAATCTTTTCCATATTATTCCTCCATATTGGACTCCTATTAAAACTTTAAATTTTTTGGCATCACGAGCAAATAGTCAAAAATATGTTGGATCAAATTATGTTTATTATCAAACTGTAGATGGTTTTAATTTTGAATCAATCGAAAGTCTTTGTGATACTTATCCTCCAGTTCAAAATTATATTTTTCAAACAGCTAATGTCCGTAAAGATATTCCTGAAGGATATAAACCACGAACAGTTGATTTAGATCAAATAGCTTTAGAATCCTATAAATTTGCAAATAATTTAGATACATTGGAAAATATTACAAATGGGATGTATACCAACCGCCTTATATGGCATGATATACAAAGAAAACAATTTGGAATTAATGATTTTGATTATCCTAATTCTTATCCAAATTTTCAACATATTGAACCTAATAATGTAAAAGGTGGATTATCTTATCTATGGACTTCAAAATCAGATTTTAATACTAATGTATATGGTGAATGTAAATTATATCCCATTGGTTTACCAGGACAAGAAAATCATGTGGCAGATTGGATGCAGCCAAGATTATCTCAAATGCAACAGCTTCAAAATATCCGTTTATATGTCACTATTCCTGGAGATAGCCTTCGGCGTGTAGGAGATTTGGTTTCTGTTACTTTACCTTCACCTGAAGCTTTAGTTGAAGATCAATTACAATTAGAAGATTATTTAACCGATCGATATTTGGTTGTAGGGGTACGTCATACAATTAACAAAGCTAAATATGTAACACATTTAGAATTGGTAAAAGATTCAATTTTTAAAGCTTATCCATAAATAGAACTTGACAATCTATTCTTTTTATGATATAATAAAATCGTGGATGAATATAAAAATCAAACTCCTAGGCCAATTCCAGGAGATATAATTATAAAAGAAATAAAATATCCCATTTGTAAAGAATGTGGATTTTTAGTCGGAGAAACTGGTGGTTGTGCTTATGGGTGTCCAAAAGATTATGACCACTATCCTAAAAAAGATATATTCTATGCTGTTTATAAACAAAGTATGGAATTTTTGAGAGATGAAAATGTGGAATAAATTAAAACATTTATGGCATGAATTTGATTTTTGGTTTTGTAAAGATCTTATTGAAGATGAATTAACACAAGCTTTACATCCAGATTTTGGATATGTATGGATGGAAGGTGGGGATGGAGATAGATTTATAAAAGAAGCTAGGCTTCAAGGATTTAAAGCGGGACAAAAAGATATTTTAGGTGAATTTAAAGATTTGGAAGAACTGGAAAATCATTTCTTTTTGGAAGGTTATGATTTAGCTCATAATGATTGGCCACTTTCTTATTACAATCATTAAAATTTGATAAGATCCATATTCAAATAGAAGTTTGTAAACTTGTAGGACGGGCAGCTAAATTTCGTGGTAAAAAAAGAAATAAAGCTTGGCAAAAACAACAAATTCTTTGGTGGAACGGCAAAACTTATAAGCGTGATGGACCAGAATATCAGAAATTATTGCATAAAGCCTATCGTGAAATGTTTAATCAATCAGAATCCTTTCGGCGTGCTTTGGTTGCTTCCAAAAATGCTGTTTATTCTCATTCTCTTGGATCCAATCGAGAAGAAGAAACCGTTTTAACAGAAAGAGAA